TGCTCCCGCTGCTCCGGCTGCTCCGGCTGCTCCCGCTGCTCCCGCTGCTCCGGCTGCTCCGGCTGCTCCCGCTGCTCCGACTGCTCCCGCTGCTCCCGCTGCTCCGGCTGCTCCGGCTGCTCCCGCTGCTCCGACTGCTCCGGCTTAAAGAACGCCGCACCAATCACAGGAAATTTCAAAGCGCCAGAAATTCCTGTGATTCTCGATATCCACAAGCGAGTTTACGAAGCGGTGATAGCACCAGACCATCATTTGAACATGAAAGATTGGCATACTTGCCAAATGACACACTGCCGGGGTGGATGGGTTGTGACTATCGCAGGTGAAGCTGGAAAGAAACTTGAGTCTTTCCATGGAACATTGCTCGCTGCACAGTTGATTTACGACGCGAGTGATCCTACGCAGAGGTTTAATCCCTGCCGATTCTTCGACAGCGACGAGGTAGCGATGGAGGATATGAAGAGACTGGCAGAAAGGGCTTGACAAAGATAGCGATTATAGAGATCGAGAAAAGCAAAGAAAGGAAATATGAAAAAAGATAATGCCAATTTAGACATGCTCCGGTCTTTCGCAGTGCTGGTTGTGCTTACGGTTCATTTGTTGATCTCTGGGTTTCATATCGATGCTATCGGTCCAGTAGATTTGAGAAGATTTGGTCAGTGGGGTGTGCTGATGTTTTTCGTCCACACCTGTTTGGTGTTGCTTTATTCTCTGGAACGAAAGCCAGAATTCTGGCCATTTCTCTTACGGAGGGTTTTCAGGATTTATCCTCTTAGCATGATCACGGTGCTTATCGTTGTCGGGTTTTCTTTACCGATGGGTTACGCTGGAGATCATTTCGTTCTCGTATCTAGATCAGTCAAGAATGTGTTTCTCAATCTAGCCTTACTCCAGAATCTTCATGGTGGGGAGTCTGTTATAGCTCCGCTGTGGAGCTTGCCTTACGAGATGCAGATGTATTTGTTGCTACCGGCCGTGTTCTATCTTCTCAAGTGGAAAGAAAGATTTGTAGAGTATTTGCTTTGGATGGTAGGACTTTTCCTGGCTACGCATTCTCTATGGGCGGAAGCTCATGGGTTGCCGGGTCTGACGTTCTTTCCCTGCTTTCTAGCTGGAGCGGTAGCTTACCGGGGATCACAGAAGTATACAGTCCCGTCCTGGCTCTGGCCGGTTGCCGTAGTTGGTATCACTTTGTTGTTCGCAGCTCGACCATCGGGGCGTACCGGTTGGTTTTGTTGTTTGCTGCTTGGGATGGCCATTCCGAGATTCAAAGAGTTGTCGAGTCCGTTTGTGAAACAGTGTGTGGCTACGATTGCAAAGTACTCGTATGGAATCTATTTGCTCCATCTTATTTGTATTTGGATTGCATTCGAAGAGCTCAATATATTTCCGGTCGTCGTAAAGTGTCTTGCGTTCTTAGCTATGTTGGTCGGTTCAGTATATTTTGCCTACCACGTTATCGAGGCTCCTATGATTCAGTTGGGATCGAGACTTGTGGGTTGGAAGAAAAAAGAACGCTTGACTTCATTAGTGGGAATAAACTATACTTCCGGCGTGGGGGACTTCGGTCGCTCCACAAAATTTAGCATGAGGAGATGAAATGAAAACAACAGCAAGATTGTACATTACGAATCTATCCGACGAGAATGCAATGGAGTTGATGGCTGCATTGAAGCGGGAGCCTTCGTCACGTGGTGCAAAGTTCCAATTAGATCATCCAGATCCACCGGAGCTGTGCGAAAAGGAGTACGACCTTGTTGAGCATGCCAACGCTGAGTTAGAAGAGTCTGTAGACGACGTCGATGGGTATGGCGGTTCAGACACGAAGGGAGAAGTTTTTGCCGATATCAAGCGGCTCAGAAAGCACCAAGCCAGAATCGAACAGAAGTTGGGCGCGTTTGGGCTTGCGATTACCAAGTTGGAAGTGGCTGCGAAGAAACTCCAGTAAATCCTCTCAACGACAGGGGCCCCGGCCGGGGCCCCTCAAACTCCCCTCAAAACAGTTCAGTAAGTCCTTTAGAATGACCACTTGCATTCGTTGAAACGGGTCTGAAATAACTCCTTTAGAATGAACAGATAGCGATACCCTATGAGAACACCTATTCACCCTCGAACCCCTTGCATATCCAATCCCTAGCTCGTTTTTCGTGTATCCTGCCACTCGTTTAGACTCCCCTCATTCAGCTCCAGCCCGGGTATGGGTGTGTCTGGGTCACGGTAAGACGTAAACGTTTTCCAGTCGGACAGTTATACTCGGACAATGGGAAGCTTGTGGACGGGTCTCAAAGGACTGCACGACACGCTAGTTGCGCGTGTCGTTCGTTATTTCCGGGCAAAAGAAATCATCAAGACGTTGGCACCACTCCACGCTCACGAGCTGGCTAATACGCCGGTTAATCAGTGGGTTCAGAAGAAAGCCGAGCAGTCGAGGGAGATCGCAGCAGTCAAGTCGGGAGCATTCGCCAACACGATTGTAGACAGGCGGTCGTGGCAGTATCCTTACATTCCGGAAGCCCTTCATCGTTTGAACCAGCCCATCCTAAAAAACACGCCATACAATCTCCGCCGTTTTTCCGAGACTCCCATTCCAAGGCGAGCCGTTAATCTGATCAAGAACGCTCTGCTCGCTTTGCGTTGGCGGGTTTCGATCGACGAAGAGAACTACGACGAAGAAGATCCGGATCTGCTGAAGAATGTAAAGATCGCTGAGTACTGCCTACAGCATCCGAATCTACAAGACAGCTATCGTACACTTTTCGAAGCCGTCATTGAAGATTTCTTGATGGGTGGTTACGGGTGCATCGAGCCACAATTGACACCAGACTACCGAAGGCCGATAAAGATGTGGGCTGTCGACGGCTCGACGATTAGAATTTATGCGGATTGGACAGAAGCGACACCAGATCGACCACACTACGCGCAGTTGACTGGATTGAAAGGTGAGCGTGGAATTATTTCCTTCCTAGATGATGAGCTGGTTTACATTCGAGACAACGTTCGCTCGTCGACTCCATTTGGTATCGGAAAGATGGAGACCTGTTTTCTGACGATCAATGCACTGCTCGGGGCACAAGACATGTCAGCGAGAGCAGCAGCAGATCAGATTCACAAGACTTGGCTGTGGTGGACAACGAACTTGCCGCCAGGGCAGTTCGAGACAGTACAACGCCATATCCAGAATGAAGCAGAAGGTCAGGCAAAACTCTCGTTGTCGACCGGCATGCCGAAGCCGGAAGTAATCGAAGTCCAGCCAGTAACTCCAGACGACCTACTGATGGACTGGCAAACACTTTGTATCCGAATCATTGCCGCCGGTTTCGATCTCTCCCCGATGTCCTTGGGACTGGAGCGGGATGTAAACCGTTCCACAGCCGCAGTGATGTCGGAGCAGGATTTCAATTCCGCTATAGTCCCAGCAGCCAGAAAGTTAGAAGAGTCGATCACCAGATTGATTCTCCATCGTACGTTGGGTTGGAAGGAACTGAAGTTCGAGTTCGTCGGGCTGGAAGATCCAGACGAGATTATCCAGGCTCAGTTGATGGGACGACTGTATCCGATCAACGCCATCACGCCGGATGAAATCCGAGATCGAATGCAGATCGGTCCTCCGCTACCCGGTGGTTGGGGAAAGATAACAGCTGGTCAGCTGCAACTGATGCAAGCTGCAGCTGCTGGTAAGCCACCGATGGGTGGTGGTGCCGGGGCATCGGGTGGTGGTGGGGGCATGGGTGGGTTCGGTGGCTCAATGGGTTCGATGGGCATGTCCGCCGATCCAGCGTACAAAAAGAGAACGCCTCAGATAGTAGCTTCTTTGGACGAGAGTCCTTTCTCAGCGGAAGATCTGGCACAGATGGACCCACAGGATCTGGAACAATTCCGTCAAGCCGGTGTCATTCCTTACGACCCACAAGATTTGCAGAATCAGATGGAAGCTCAGTCGCCGGGTATTCTCCAGACGATTTCAGAAGAGCTACAAGAGTACTTCGAATGGCTTGAGGAGCAGGAAGAGGCTCAAGTCGAGCAGCCTTCGAAGGTTACAGCCAAGGATCAAAAAGATCAACAAAAGAAATACAAGGAGCGCGAGAAGCGAATTGACGAGGTCGAGAAGACACAGAGGACAGCAGATAAGTTCACGTCCGGTTACGAGTCCAGAAATTTCCGGGGACCATTTCCAAAGAAATCCGTGATGCCGAAAGGACTGGGTAAGAAAAGAAAACCTAAGGTTCCAGCGAATTTTACGGGTAGGACGCGATGATTTGCAAGACTGGAAATTGCTCGACATCGTTTTCGTTATGGGCACAGAAGTCTGTCGACATAACGGATCTAGATATCCAGGATGGCGATCATCCGAATCTAGCGCCGTTTAAAGGAACACTTTTACTTTTGGATCAGCCGTCAAATCAGCCACCGCATGGAAGCGAAGGTCATACGATATTCGTTCCTACGCAGGTAGCAGTGAAACGGTTGGATACTTTGCCTGGCATGGGGATCAATTATCAGAACGACCTAGAGGGACACAATCCAGCAAAAAAGATAGGGGTGATATCGAAGGCATGGGTGGAAGGTAAAAAAGTCAAAGTGGAAGGCGTCATTTGGAAAAAGGATTTTCCTGAGGCTCTGAGAACATTCCGCATGAACAGGGGAAGGCTCGGGATGTCGATGGAATTAGGGGATGTATACGTAAGAGACAAGGACGAGGATGTGTGGCACCTTGAGGATTTTCACTTTACTGGCGCAACCGTGCTGCGGAGAGATCATGCCGCGTACGAGAATACAGAACTCTCAGCTTCAAAAGGTCATTTTATAAATGCTATGGCAGCGGCTCGGTCCGCGGTGAAGATTAGTTCAGTACCTAGCTGGGTTTTTGGTCTTGAGTTTGAGATTGCTGAGATAACAAAGAAAGCTTTGGGGGTAAAAGAATGAGATGGCGCGAAGTAGCCGGCGGGTTTTACGAAGTGTCTGATACGGGATTGGTTCGAAGGAAGAAACCATCAAGTCGGCCGGGAATGTCTAGACCAGGTAGGCTTTGTAAGAGACATCCAGATAATGATGGTTATTGGGTTGTTTACTTCTCTTGCGATGGCGTTTTTACGAAGCATTTTGTACACAAGCTTGTGGCCGAAGCTTTTCTCGGTCCGTGTCCTCCAGGAAAGGAAGTGAATCATAAAGATACGAACAAAGCGAATCCTCATTGGAAAAATTTGGAGTATCTAACAAAGAGCCAGAATGCTCTTCACGCAGTTGCACATGGCTTGTGGCCGATGCACAATTTGCCAGTAAAGCGTGGGAGTGATCATGGAATGTCAAAGTTAACTGAGAACGATGTGCGTCGTATTAGGCGAATCGGTCACCGTCTGGCGCAGAATGAAATAGGACGAAGGTTTGGAGTTTGTGGAGCTACGATTGGGCAAGTTTTAGATAGCAAGACGTGGCGCCACGTTTAATTGAGAGGGAGGAAGCCAGAAATGGCCGATGAAAAGAAAAAGAAACAACAGTCATCCAATGGTCAAGCTTTGGTTACCGCAATTTCTGCTGCTGTAGGGAAAGGCTTGACAGAGGGTTTGTCGTCTTTCATTAAAGAGCAGAAAGAAACGAACAAGGCTACCTTGGATGCGTTGAAGAGCATCAGCGCTTCGCAAGAAGAGTTGGTGAAGGGAATCCATGCGATGGCAACGACCGAGATCGACGCCGCGTCTGAGGAAGAAGAAGACGAGGAAGTCGAGATCGACGCAGCCATGTCGAATCCATCAGACGCAACGATGGCTTCGGCAAGGAAGAAAGACGCTTCCAACGCCTCAGACGCCACGGATGCAACCGATCCTTCGGATGCTACGGATGTAGACGCCGGAATTGATCCGACGAACTTCACTTCCGACAAACAAGGTGACGATGCAACGCCGGGTGATCTGAACCAAGACGCCACTTCACACTACGACGAGCAGTCGAAAGGTCCAGCCTCGTCCCAGATCCAGAAGACTGGAAAAGACGGGAAGAGCCGGGGCATCGCTGCTTCGAAAGACAAGAAGGGAAATGGAGTAATGCTCAAGTCACTAGCATCAGCAGCGGTGAAGATCCGAACGTTGATGGCGGCAAATCAAAAGATGGCAGAAGAGAACAAGCGCTTCCGTAACCGGGTAGCTGCTTTGGAAGCGTCCGTCGAACGTTACGCGGAGCGGGTCGAGCGGAGAACCATCACGCCCGAGATCGCCTCGTTGTTGGAGAAGGGTGGGCACGATGTCCGTGAACTGATGGCCTCGAAGCAGAGGTTGACGGTAGCGGAAGTCGACGATCTCTTCTTGAAGAGCAATATCCAGCTGGAGCCGGCGATGCGAGCAGCTTTCAAGAACCAGCTCTTGCAGGCGGGCCTGATGGAACAAGGTGAAGTGAGACGTTGGGCGAATTAGCACGGCGGCAGAGTAGTTCAAATTTGAAAGGGAGGAACAAAAAGAGATGTCGGGAAATTTGAAACCGGCAGTATTCGTAGGTGATGTCTCTGCCGCTGCGGATTATCTGGCACCGGGCGCGATCGAGATCAACCGTTACCAAGCCGAAATCTTTGACTTGGTCCGGCGTCGGTTCGTACTCGGACAGAGAATCAATCAAGTACCAGCCACGGGCCAACCGTCGCGGTACTTCGAGCAGTTGGCAATCCCGACGGCAGCGTTTACGGATCCGCGTACGATAGCGGCCACCGCAACACAGCCGTCCCGTGTCGAGAGGGTAGTCACGCTGAAGGCCTTGGTGGCCCAGATCAACTACTCCATTTTCGACGTCGAAGTAAACCAGCAGCAGGGGCAGTTCGCTTACCTGGAAGCGAAGGATCTGACAGATACTGTCGACTCTGTGCTGAAGTTGCATGATACGGCGCTGTGGAACGGAAACGATACGAGCCTGGTCGTTCCCACGACGGTGCAGTATTTTGGCATATCCGGTCAGATCGCCACAGCAGCGACGGTTGGGGCTTACGCTCCGACGTATCCCATCGCCACGGCAGGTTCGTTGGTCGATGGTTACAAGACGGCAGTGGCCCAGATGGTCACGAGGCAGGATTATGAAGTCCGGCCGAGCGCGATCTATCTGAATCCGTTGCTGGCCGATTTGTTCGACCAGGAAGCAAAGACAGTCCAGTTGTATTTCAACGAAGTGGAAGTAGTGCCTGGCACCATCGTCAAAGCACTACCGACACAAGCCGGCGTGCTGCCGTTGGTTCCGGACGCGGGGTTGGGAACAATCGCGGGATCTGGATCGACGACACAGTATGTGGGCTTCATCCTTTCCGAGGAGTTCGTCGAGTACCATTGGTTGACCAGTCCGGTGCCGCGAGTATTCCAGCTCGGCTTAGTTGGGAACCTTGCAGGGCAATTTGTTGTGCTGAAGTTCGGTGGCCTTGTGGTCAAGGGGCCAGGTTATGCCCACCGTTTGGTGGCAACTAACCGGTAGGTATAACTAGCTCGTGACTTGTCTTATATAATCTAAATGGGGAGTGGCGAAGAAGGTTGGCTCCCCATTTAGATTTTTAGGAGACTGGGAATGAAGAAAGAACGTCGAGTGGATCCCATTAGAAGTGCTGCAATGAAGAATGTTTGGAAACGGAAGGGCTTTAGAAAAAGGATGATGGTGGCAAGGAAAGAAATGTATTCAAGTTTGGAGTGGCGAGATCGCTGCGGCGTTTCAAATAAAGGACGCGCTCCATGGAATAAAGGTGAGACAAAAGAAACACATCCATCAATTTTGCACATGAGTAAAGTGCGTGAAGAGGAGTGGAGAACGAATACCGAGTTGACAGATAAAAGAGTATCAGCTATTCGAGAAGTATGCGCTACTCCAGAGTGGAAAAAGAAATCTGGAGAATCTCATCTTGGAAAGCCATCTTGGAGTGCAGGGAAAACGAAAGAAACACATCCTTCTTTAGCAGAGTTGTCCAGAAGGTTCAGAGGAAGGATTCCTAGATGGAATGGTTACGTTTGTTACTACGAAGGTCAGAATGGGCGAGTCAGGATGCGCTCTAGTTGGGAAGTGAAGTTTGCTGAATGGTGTGATGGGAAAGGTTTTGAGTGGGAGTATGAGCCTGCTTTCTTTATAGTAGGTAAAGGAGACTGGGACGGAGAAACCTATACACCAGATTTCTATCTTCCAGTTATCGATTGCTGGATTGATATAAAAGGTTTTTATTCAAATAAGAATAGGAGAAAGATTCAAGCCTTCATAAACAAGTTTTCAGATTTACACTTTTGGTTACTCAGAAAAAAGCATTTGAGAGTATTGGGTGTAGATCTTAGAAAGGCTGCCTAGAAATGAATGGGGTTCATCCATACCAGCCTCGCTTCATAGATGAATCTGATTTGATTAAGTATGGGCTGCCGGATGTTACTCAAGTGCCAGATATTTTGACTCAAGTTGATAGGGCGTCTACTCTTATAGACGAGTTTTGTGCCAGGGCTGATGTCGACGGACAGGGATCGTTAGCGTACACAACATACACGGAAAGGTTATTTCTGCCGGTAGGAAGAAATATCTTCCGAGTGTCGTTTAGGCCCTTGGCTGTAGTATCAGCGGCGACGGTAGCCGAGTTGGCTGCGTCGGGTAGTCAGGTAGATAACGATGGGAATCCAGTATCGAATAATTACTACACGGGCGTGTTACCTTCCGGGATTCAGACACAGGCGAATACGATCTCGCCTGTGATCAGTTGTTCTGGGCGGTATGGATATGCGAGACGTGGACAACAGCAAACTTACCCTGACCTAAATTATGCAGCAAATGTGTTACAAATAGCTTCGTTCTTCGGAGGACCTCCAGCTTTCACTAACATTGATGTCACACAAATTGACTTTGATAACAGAACAGGAGAAATGTGGGTTCCGGCGGGCTTATACCTAAGCCAATACACAGAGGTTGTGATAAGTTATAACTCAGGATTTGATCCTAGACATATGCCACCAGCCATTAAACACGCAACAGCGAGCTTGGTTCGAAACTTGCTTTCGAGAGGTGGGGGAGCGACAGGGTTAAAAAGTTTTCAAGCGGGAAGAATTCGTGCAGATTTCACTGACGAATTAATAGATGTTAACATTCAGAATCTCCTTCAAGCATACAGAACCGTTCGTGCTTCGTAGGTAGAAATAGTTTATAATAGGACGATGGGAGGCTGTTCAAATGAGAGAAGAATGGAGACCAGTAGAAGAAGGTGTGTACGAAGTTTCTAGTCTTGGCTGTGTTAGAAGAGCTGTGCCAGGACAAGGGACTTGGGTTGGAAGGATTTTGAAGCCAGCCTTGCATGGAAGAAAAAGACCAGACGGAACGATAGATGGGTACTGGCGAGTTTCTGTGACGATAGGTGGAAAGAGAAAATGGAAATTGGTTCATGTTCTTGTGGCTTTAGCTTTCCTTGGGCCTTGCCCTCCGGGAAAAGAAGTGAATCATAAGGATGGTGTGAAGACAAATTGTAAGTGGACAAATTTGGAGTATAAGACCAGCTCTGGAAATGCCCAACACGCTTACGATACGGGATTACGACGAGCACATCCTAGTCCAGGAAGTAGAAATGGCATGGCTAAGATAACTTTCAAGAAAGCTCAAGAGATAAGAAAGCTCTACAAGACTGGGATGTATTTTCAGCATGATTTAGGAAGGATGTTTGGATTATCAGGAGCTACGGTTGGGCAGATCGTACGAAATGAAAATTGGTTGGTAGACTCATGACAGAGAATCCACAAGATCGATTGAAGAGACTAATTCGTAAGGCAGTGGATGAGTGCTGCTTGAGAGATGCCGTCAACAGCTCCTGGCTGGCGAATCCGATAGAAGCCGAGCAGCACTTGATCGACGAGCTGTTGCCATTCGCACCTGAGTTTCCTCAGACAGATAAGCAAGAGAGCGTGTCCGAGTCGATGAAGAAGTTGCAAGAGCTGGGCAGACGGTTCCAGCATCTGGTAGCCTACGCCGAGAAAGCGAATACGGAAGTGACAGTGACAGATGTCCAGCTGGACGTAGCCAGGTTGAAGGCTAAGCTGGAGATATTGGACTGGGTAATCGAGTTTGATCTTCCTGAGAAGGCAGCGATGACGGTAGAGGCCAAGGTAACAGAAACAAAAAGGCAGCTAAACGCCTTGGAGCAGGTGATGCAATGCACGTAGCCGACTGCATAGAGTTGTATCTAGCTCATCATGAGATGCCACGGGCGAGATTGAACGCAGCCTGGACGACCCAGCTGGAGCAGTCGCAGGAAGGTTCGCTTAATGCTTACGGGACTTCCGAAGGTGCTGAAGATGGATGGGATACACGTGGGCGTGGAAGAAAGACAATGGAGACAGCTCAGTATCGTGGATACAGAGTAGCGGGCAGACAAGTCAAGTCGAATGATCCTAATGTAAAGATGCGAGCTGGTAATAGACAGACACTGAAAGTGAACGATGATGGTTCTTGGTTTCATACACACCCAGATCACGGGAATGCTTCGGGGGATAACGCTGGGGATTTAAGAACACATTTGGATGATATCGATGTTTTGGACAGGCAGCAAGAAGATAGACTAGACAGAGGCTCTAGATAAGTAAATGGGAACCGGTGGAGCATCGGCATGGGGCATACGAAGTCTAGCAGATAATTTTCTGCGTTACTTCCAGCCCGGTTTGCCCTGCTGCTTGCGATCACAGGTAGTCGATGCGAACGGAACACCGTATGGACAGATCGGATTTATGCCAGCAGTGACGGGAGCACTATCGGGATTCAACGATGTATTGATAGATCCACCAGCAGATGTAACAGAAGTTTCTTTGCACAATATTGGCATTATGGGTGGTAAGTTGATGTTCGGGGCTAGACGTTTTCTGATTTCGAATCTGTTTGTGATAAATCAGATGGAGTTGCAGAATTTGACGGATCCTTATAAAGTGTGGAGAGGACCGTTGGTGATGGGAATTCTTTACAACCAGCGGCTATTTTCGATCGAGAGCATTACACACGAAGATGTTGGGAGTGAGACGACACTTTGGAATCTGGTTTGTAACGCAAATGAATTGCCAGCACCAAGTTCTTAGTAAGGAGAAAAACAATGACAGACGAAATTAAGAAAGATGACCAGGTAATGGTAAAGACAAAAGTACGATCCGGGAATCTAATCCGTTACGGTTCTGTGTTGAAGATCGATGGAGCAGGTGACGATGCCATGGCACGTGTTCACTTTCCAATTGATCACACACAAGCCGTAATACCAGTGAGTCAATTAGTAAAAACAAGCACGAGGTATGGTACGAGCGGCTACGTACGCGTTCAGTCGGATCCCGGTAGGCGGTCGTTTACGCAGCTGAGAAACAAATAAAAGAAAAGGAGAAACTAAGTGGCAAACTCAACGCAGGTAATCACGGATTTGGGTTCAGTCATTACGAATGGCCCTTCCTCGGCGACATTGGCTAATGCCATCAATCCTTCCGGCCTTACGGCTACGGGTGGGGCTGGCAACTTGTCGGGTGGAACGGGAGTTTATGGCTCTGGAACGTATTACGGTGGGATCATGGACTACAACGGCTGCGTCAAGCTGTGCCAGTTGAAGGCACAAGAGATCGCAGTCCTCTTGGCAAGAGTATTGGTCGATACGGACGCTTTGACAGATCAGACGAATAGCGCTTTGATCGCCAAAGTGTTGAACGTATTCCAGTAGAAAGCGATGTTCATCCTGGACATACCTTTGCCGGGGTTCGATGAGCCTACGACAAAGCAAGTACAGAAACTGCTAGTCGGCTACAAGGAAGCAGCCGAAGCGGGTCCGGTGAGGGGCGGCATTGTCGTAGAAGGCGATGCCGCCGCTTACGCTTTAGTCTGGGAATGGGGAAATGTTCGCCAAGTAAAGCAGGGACCAAAGACGGTCAAAGGAATCAATCCGGACGGAAGCGAAGTCTGGATGTCGATTCAGGCACCGTCGGGTTACATAGCAATTCACGAAACCGAGTTTCTCCAGATCATCAATTATCAGCTTGGGCAGATCGATCTATCGGAAGCCGAGACTGGGAAAGATATCCGGGACGAGATGAAGAAAGCATCATTGGCTTCTGCCAGGATGATAGCAGAGATCATCCGGGACTTCGCACCAGTAGACAAAGGTGCTTTGAGAGAAGGTATTGAAGCAGCCGATCCAGACGATCCAGATTTGGCAGTAGAGGACGACGACATCGAGTTGGGAGACTAGTATGACGACGAATGCGACGAATGGCAAGATAGATCAGAAGGAAGTGAAAATTTTCATCAATCGAAAGTTCTACGATGTCGATTTCTCTGGGAAAGACTTGACGCATGCGGACTTCCGTGGCTCGACGTTGGTAAACTGCAGTTTCGACAACGCTGATCTCAGCTACGCAAATTTCGAAGGAGCGAATTGCTATCGGAGTACCTATCGGCAGGCAAGACTCTATCACACATCTTTCAAAGATGCCGTCTTGGCAGAGACGAATTTGGATCCGAGAGACATGTTCGGGATGACGATATCAGTCAGCTGCGATACATTCGACAAAATGCGACTTGGACCGATTTGGCTGGCAGCCTGGCTATTCTTGCCGACGTTGGCAGTGATTCCGGATGAAGTCAGGGCAGACTTGCACAAGATTTTGGAGAAAGTTCTCGGTAGCGAAGAGCGGGTGAAGCAGATGGAGAGGACGTTCGCGAACAGGCAGATTTAGATGCTAGCGTGCATAGACAGTTACTTCGAGTATATAGCGGCCGGGATAAAGCAAATAAATCCCAGCAGGCAAGTGGTGGGAATTGCAGATTCCATGGATTGGCCGCCGAAGCAAGTTGTAATGAATGCCTTCTATCTTTTGATCCTTGGAGAGCGGGGCATCACAGGAAAAAGTTTCTGGTCTTCTGCAATTCCAGTAATAGTACATACGTTGCAGTGGACCTGGATCATTCAAGGAAGCGATTTAACAAAAGGAACAGTAGGACGGAGCCGGGGCGACCGGTACAGAACAAATATCACGATGCGGGAGGAGTTGCTAAAGGCTACTTTTCAAGCTTGGTTTACTGAGAAGCTTGATTGGTCGGTAGTTGGCAACACGCCTTCCGGTTTAGCTTTACAGTCGAATCCAAAATCGCCAACGGAATTCTTTTGGTGGTCACCGTTGACGTTTTTGAACAGGCTAGATAAAGATAGTGGTGTCGTATACGGAGCTGCAACGGTGCAGGTAACGGATATGACACAAGAGCTAGTTGGTCATTAAGAAGGGCAGAGAGGCCGGATGACGGCTAGGCCTTTGGTTAGCGCCTCTCCCCATAAAAGAGATTAGAAAGACGGCGAGGAGTGGAACTGAAGTAGGGAGAAGAATAAATGGCGCTAAGCAAGGCATTAGTTCAGCCATTCAGGAAAAACGTACTCCTGATTGGAGCAGGTTGGAGATCGTTCTTCGCCCCGTATAACCCAGCATTGGGTTCTGCGGTAGCAAGCACGGTTCTCGGCCCAACGATTTTGGATTTACAGACGTTTGGTCCTTTCAATACGAACGCACCGCCGACGGGTTGGACAGACTTGGGATGGATCAAAGATTTCAAGTTGACTCCGGGTTCCAAGATCGGTCAAGTCCGGTCGGGTTACAGAGGAGCAGTCCGGGCCCAGTACAGAGGTGAGGTCGGAGAGTCATTCGACTTCACGTTTCGTGAGCCGGCCAGAATGCAATGGAAGGTGGCGACGGGAACAGATCCTTTTAACTTGATCGTCGGTGGGTCAGCAACGACACTCGGTCCTCTATCAGCTTCTGGTGGTCCGAGAACTTCGATGGTTTCCTACACGCCCGGACCGCCAGCATTGTTGACGGTGACGTCGTCGGCAGCTATCAATATCAGCGGTGGACAGAACTCGGAGTACATCGTAGTAGACGCCGACTATGTGCCGGGGCAATCGGGAATAGTCGGTTCAGCAGGTATTCCGATTCAGCCATTCGCTGTAACAGACGTAGACTACATCAGAAAGACTTCCGACTTCGTGGGTCGAGTGGTTTCGGTAGCCAACAACGTATTGACTTTGGATCAGCCGCTAGTCGGTGGTGGTTCAAGTTCGACGTTGATCGCTCCCGGATTTGCTCAGCCACCAGCTAACTCTAACGTCCAGAAGATTTCGGGTTGGGCGGCGAGAGAAGGTGGGACGTTCATTTCCGAGTGGTCGGCGCTGTTCATCATGGACACGATCGACGCAGCACAGATCGCCGTGTATTACCCGCACGTATCTATCGCCCAGTTCAAGGATGCGGCTGCATGGGCGATCGAGAACGTGGGTACGACAGACGAGACTGGATACGAGTTGCAGGCTTCCTACAACGCACTGGCCTTTGACGACCCGATCGATGGTGAGACGGTCGTAGGGTACAAGGCGTTTTATCCGAGGCCTGGACAGTCAATCGGGATCTAATGATTCTAACTTTCAAACAAGAACTGTTGCGGGGGGCTGGAAACGGTCCCCCGTTTACAAAAAAGGAGAAGACTGATGGATGAGAACGAAAAGACGGTGTTGACAGAAGATCTAGAACTAGACATTGAGAACCGCCTAAGGACGAAGCTTCAAGAAGAGTACGATACCCGCCTAGCAGCACAAGTTCAGAAAATTTCAGCAGATATGCAGGTTGAGAACAAGAAAGCGGTGGAAGCTGCGATCGAACGCTTCCGGAAAGAGTTAGCTCCGCCTGCAGAAGAAGACATCCAGAAACTTCTTGAACAAGAGTATGTCGAGTTCAAGATCGACATACGAGACGGAAAAGGGCGAGAAGCAAAGGTAAAGAACTTCATCATTGCCGAACTCCCGATCGCAGTAGAGAAGAAAATTTTCAAAAAGATAAAAGATATTCTTGTTCCATTCGCCTCAGAGATAGCTTCGTTGTCGATGAATATGCTGGAGGGAGACGCAGCGAAGAAGGTTGTCCAGCTGATGAATACGTTCGAGCCGGTGCTAGACGCTATGGTCAGCGTTACAGCTGTGATTTTGAATCCTTACAACGAAGACGAAGAAGTGACAGATGATTGGGTACGGAATCATTTGAACGCCACGAGAATTGTAAAGGTCGTTACAGCTCAGATGGAGGCACAGAGGATGCGGGATTTTTTCTCGCTTCTCTTCCACAACACGAGACTACTGAGTCGCTAAAATCACAGTTCCCAGCATTGTCCAGCTTAGCGGCTCAGATAGAGATGTTCGGGTTATCGAAGAGAGAGATGGAAGCGAAGTTCCGGCGTTCCGAGTTGATCATCATGGCTTGGCGGTCGCAAGAGGTCTCAGCTTCTTTGAAGATGCAGACAGATGGGACAACACAACCGCCAGCCGGTAGGAAGAAGAAGACTTATTCAGATGCACAGGTGCCACAAGGGCTACCAGACAAGTTTTATAACAAGGATGGGGAGATTGACTTGAGACAAGTGACAGGGCCCGAGGCCTATCAATTTATGATGTCGCAAGGGATCAAGCTTCCGATATTCGGCAGGGGGTAGTCGATGCCCGGTCCGACGGTAAAAGAAATATTATTGAAATGGGGAATTGATAACAGCAATTGGAAGAAAGCTATCGGTGAGCTTGCCCAGTTACTCGAGAAAACGAATAAGGACTCAGCCAAGGCACAATCTCAGGCAGCTTCCAGACTAGAAGCCCAGAAAGCAAAACTCAAGGAGGTTGTGGCTGCCAGGAAGTCTGAGACGGAAGAAATAAACAAACAGATCGGTCAGTTGAAAGTACAAGCTGCGACTGCCGGTGCTGTAAAAGCAGAAGCTGTATCAAAGTTAGCAGCAGAAAAGGCAGCCTCAGCAGAAGCTGGGAAACAAGCAGCTCTACAGAAGACCCTACAGACGATCCAGAAAACTCTCCAGCAGGAAGTCTACACGAAGTTGATGAATGAAAAGCTGGTGACTGCCGAGATCAATCGGCAGAATGCAGCACTACGTCTACAGACTGCCCAGCAACGGGCAGCATCGGGAGCGGGTGGTCGGGGTGGTGCTGGAGGGGGTGGGGGTGGTGCTGGAGGGGGATTTCTAGGAGGGTTGTTCGGAGGACTGGGAAGTAAGTTTGGTGGTACACTTACGACGGGTGTAGCGGCTGGTGAACTTCTTGCACATACGATCGAAGGCTTGATCCAGAAGATAACGACTTTCATTAAGGACAGTGGACCACTTGAGCAGGTTCGTCAACAGTTTGAGAAACTTGCACAGATTAAGGGTTTGGACTCTGTCAAGTTTATAGACGACCTTAGAAAAGCTACACACAATCTTGTAAACGATATTGACTTGTATCGTATCGCCAACAAATTCATGCAGTCAGGCATCAAAGCTTCCGAACCAGACATCATCAAGTTGACACAAGCAACAGTTGGGTTGGCAAGAGCCCAAGGTCGTGATGCTACGCAAGCATTGAATGCCTTGAGTATGGGGTTGGCAACTGGAAGATTCCAGAGATTGGCCTATATAACTGGGTTGACGAGAGAAGAACTGACAGTGCGTGGGTTATCAGCCACGATGTCCGCAGCACAGAGAAATCAGGCTCAGTTCGATCGAGCACTTTCACAGATAACAAAAAGATATCAAGAGTTCGGTGAGCCAGCACTAACGGTTACAGATTTACTGAGGCAGATGGATGTAATCAGTAACAGACTCTTTGAAGCTTTTGGAAGAGGTATTGTTCAGTCTCGTGGTATGGCTGTAGCATTTCAGTTCTTGCAAGAGATAATGACTGAGCTTAATTCTGGAGAAGGAGGAGTAGCTACCTTAGGACAGAAGTTTGGGGACGCGTTGATTGTTTTTGTGGAAGTAGCAAAAGCCTTGGGTAGTATAGCTACGACCTCAGCAGATTTATGGAAGAAATTAGTAGAGACATTCGCACCAAAAACAATTTCAGATGACTTTATTTCCAGATTGACTACGTTAACTGGTTTATTAAAAACAGCTGCCGGTGCAGCTGTTTTAGTTAAAGGCACTTTTAGGGAGATGGCCCTACGGGCAGAGTACACTGGAAAGGAAGCTAAAGTAGTTGGACAGCAAGATTATAAAAGGTTAGGATCTCTAGTTGGTATTCCCGGACCTGCTGGTGGATATCATGGTGTAGCGGATCTTCATACAGAATTTGACGCGAAGTTGGAAAAGATAAATGAAGAACAGGATAAGGAATTAGCAGCTTTAGAAGCTTTATTCAAAGCGTCACAGAAACCAACTGAGTCGGGGGCTACAGGTATTGGGAAACCGGGTGCCCAGACACCAGAGGAGGTTATAGCTCTAGAACGTCAGCAACGCCAGCTGGCTTTGAAAGGAAAAGAGGCGGATGCAAAGATAGAGCTTGCCCTTGAGAAGGGAAAGCTTGAGCAGTTGAAGCAGGCGAATGAGGAGTTTTACGACGCTGGCTTAGAGTCTCTCCAAGATTACATCCAGAAGAAAAAAGATTTACAGCAAAGAGAGTTGCAAGATACTCTGAAAGAGATAGCCGACGAGGCAAAAGCAAAGCAACAAGCCCTGACGTTGCAGAGTCAAGAAGAGTTCATGGATCCGAAGTCTTTGGCGATGAGTCGAGCCAACATTGCCAAAGAAGCTCAGCAAAAAGAAATAGATGCCAGAAATGCTACCCAGAGAGCTTTATCGGCTCTGGATATGAAAGGCATCACAGATCAGCTTGCTGCCAGAAAGAAACTGGCAGATACGATCGATGCTTTGGAGAAGGCACAGATAGAACGCTCCAGGCAGAATACAGAAGAGGAGTTCAAGCAGGGAGAGATTGGAGCCCAAGAGTATCTGGATAAGAGAATCCAGTATATAGAAGAGGATTACGAAGCGACAAAGACAGCCGAGCAAAAGAAGCTAGAGGAGAATAAGAATTCCGAGACGGCGAAAGAAGAGTTCGCCCAGAAGATGGCGAAGGCTGCCGAGGACAGAGAGAAAGCCTTAACGACGCTGGCTTTGAATGAAATAGACATTCGTACGAAGGCAACGGAGCAATCCTACGATCGCGCACAAAAGCTAATCGAAGGTCAGCTACAGTACCAGCAGAGTTTGAATAAGACAACAGACTTCGGAGGGGGAAGACAAGAAGAGCAAGCACTTATCCAGGAACAGATAGAGTTGCTCAGGAGTAGGTTGGAAGAAGAAGCAAAATCCTTGAAGTTGACGCAGGAAGGTTCAGAAGCCTGGTTCCAGCAGCTGGAAAAAATACAGTCTACAAAAGAGGCCTTGGTCAAGTACAACGAAGAGTTGGCCAAGTCCCAGGAATGGGCCAGTGGGGTGGCTTCTGCTTTGAAAGAGATGTCGCAGGCTGCTGCGACGTTCCCGAAAATAGGAGCTCAGAGGGTTTCGAAAGGATTAGACACACTAGCTAAAGGTCTAGAGGAGCAGGAGCAGGCAAGACAGAGAATAGCCCAAAGAAAAGCAGCACAAACAGCTAGAGCGCAAGGTCAGACAGTAGCTCCAGTCACACCAGATCAAATTTTCAAATCACTGCAGAAAGCTTCTCAGGACGCCGGAGATAGTCTTGGCAAACATCTAGAGGCCGCATCTACTTCTGTAGATGATTGGCGAGTAAAGCTAATACAAGCTACGCAAGCTTTGACTGACTTCATAGATAGAGCTACTGGAGGAAAATCTTCGGGAAATGCAAAAGGTGGAGGTACCGGTTCCGGTCCAGCTACCGCAGCCAATCCATTAGGAACAACAACGTCGTCAGATATGATGATGTTGACGCCAGCTGAAGTGACAAGTGCTAAAAGTCCAGCAGAAGCTGGGTTAGCTTTATCAGCTGCGTTATCCTCGACAACAGTAGCGGCGTCTTCTCTGCAAAAGGGCTTTACGAGTCTATTGACAGATTCTCTTGGTAATAATGGCTTGTTGGGATTCTTTAAGAATCTGGGAAAGAACACACAAGCCGCTTCCGACGACTTGAGTAATTTCGCCGACTCGATTAGTTCGATTGGTAGTGAAGTTGGCGGACTAGTTTCAGCTGCGAAAGGAACTGGTGGAGCCTTTGAAGCTGGAATGCAGGGAATGCAGGCTGGTGGTGGGCTGGGAGGTAGTATAGGTGGGATGTTTGGTCCGATGGGTGCTATGATCGGACAAGGTGTAGGTATGGCAGTCGGAGGAGTGATCGGTATCTTCTCTGGTAAGGCAAAGACAGAGGCTGAGAAACTAGCGAAACAAATTACAGCACAGTTCAATGCCGTGTTGGTGGAGGTGCAGGCTGGGACGTTGGGTCTCGGTAATGCTGTCACACAAGAGATTCAGATAATCCAAGAAGCCGTAGATCAGTTGTCTGGGAAAAAAGGAGGGCGTTCCGAGTTACAACAGATGCTGCCACAGATGGAGCAGCAACTGGAGGCTTTACAGCAGCAACAACAGCAAGTAATCAAGTCTTTCGATACCACGATGGAGCAGATCAGTGCACCAGAAGCCTCCCAAGCATTGGTACAGCCGATCCAAGCGATTATCCAGTCCTATCAGCAATATATCTTGGCTGGTGGAAATGTTGCGACGGCGAATCAATTCCTGCAAGCTTCGTTCCAGAACTTAGTCACGCAGGGATTGAATACACTCAACAATGCCGAGCAGTCGGCAGTAAATAATGCGCTGAACTACAACAATCTTCTGCTACAGAGACAGCAGCTGATTCAGAGTACGAACCAACAGATTCAAGATGTAATGTCGCAGGGTGTCGCTGTCCAACAGATGCCAGAGGGTGTGCAGAAAGCACAAGAGTTGGAACAGATTCAGATCAATTCTCAGAATCAGATGGATCAGTTGGATCAACAGATAGCCGTTTCAAATCACCAGTTGCAAAATGAACAGAAGATATTCCAGTTGGCGACGACAAGGGTCGGCTTGGAGACACAGTTGGTTCAGTTGCAAGACGCCCAGTTAGATCAACAAGATGCTTCGACGGCTGCTTTGATGCAGGAAGTGGCTGCTTTCTCTGGGGCTACGCCGACGAATCTTCCGACAGCTTTGAATATGATCGGGCTTGGTGGGCAGTATATCAATCCATCGACAGAGCCTGGATTGATGCCAACGCCTCCTGTTCCTACGGGTATTGCGGCGATTGATGAACAGAATGAACTCCAGTACCAGCAAGCGTTGGCTTACTACAATCAGCAGGCAAATTTGAGTGGATCGGCCACGATTGGCTCGACGACTGGAAATATCATCGGTGGAGCGCAAGGAGTTACTCCGGCCGGGTCGTCAGATACAGCTCTCACCGCTTCGTTTCAGACGCTGGGAAGTAATCTAGATGCGCTGGCTTCTAATCTAACAGCCTTTCCAGCAGCGTTACAGACAGCGCTGACGACGATGTTTACCAGTCCGACGACAATCTTAAATGTCGGCGGCGCTCTGTTGACCAGCATAGCCTCAGCGCTCGGTGCTGCAGTGACGACGACGAGTGGGGCTGCTGCTGCGAGTATCGGACAATCTTCCAGCACTTTGGTAGCTTCGACAGCGACGAGACAAGCGATAGAGCAGAATATCAGTACGCTGTCATCAACGAGAGTCCAGAATGAAACGCAGTTGGTCAATTTGAAGATGCAAGAGATAGCAGCAGACATGGAAAGAATTAAGGCTTGGTCCACTCTGTTGAACTCTCCAACTGTGACCGGAACGAATTCACAGACGTTGGAAGATATGATGAACAGTTTGTACCAAACAAGATCGCGCCAAGGCTTTGGAGGTTTCCAAGGAGAAATTAATAATCCAACGCCTATCTGATTCTATTATAATTGCTGTAGAGGTTTTTCCTATGCTATGTCGTTGTGGGTGTGGACAAAATACGAGTGGTCCAACTAGAAAATTTTTACCGGGTCATCACATGCGCTTGCAGAAGTATAAGGTTTTGATTGGTGAGCAATCATCGAGGACGGTTAAGGAGTTGTGGGAAGAGGATTCTTATAGAACTGCACAAGAGCAGGGTAGGAATTTGAAGTTGAAGAGTAGAGTGATGAAAGAGGTTTGGAAGAGGCCTGGATATCGAGAAAGGGTATCAGCTAGTGTTTCTGACGGGGTTTCAAAAACATACAGAACGAAGCGTGGGTTGAAAAGAAGAATAGGTCGGGCGACTACAGAACTTTGGAAAGATCTAGAGTATAGAAAGAAGCAGAAGCTCGCTAGAGAAACACCAGAATATCAACAGAGAATGTCTGAGTCTGGTCGAGAGACAATTTTGAAGAAAAGACCAAAGCCTAATAATTCTGAGAGGGCGTTGAAAAAGCTTCTAGACAAGAATTTTCCGGGTGAGTTCAGACTAAATGTTAAAGGGCAAGTTACCGTCGGTGGTAAGATCCCGGATTTTGTGAATGTGAATGGTAAGAAGGCTTTGGTTGAGCTATTTGGTGTTCATTGGCATTCTGTTATTCCTAAACAGACCAGAGAGGAAGCCGAGAGGGTTCGAAAAAACTGCTTTAGGAAGTGGGGCTTCAAGACTTTAGTAGTTTGGGATGATGTTTTAAGAGAGAATCCAGAAATCGTTTTGAAAAGGCTGAAGAGTTTCCTAGAATCATGTTAAAGCTTCTCATCAATAACGGGGACGGCAAAGGAAACGTAGATTACACACACTATGTAATCTCGTCGTCGATCAATATTCAGGATTCACTGAACACACCAGCTTTGTTCAGCTTCACGCTATCGAACGTCGATGGGCAGTTTAAAGCTCCAGTTCGTTCAGCCTACGTCCAGTTTCAAAGTACGATGAGTCCTTTGTCGGTCTCTGGTGCGAATATAATCACAGGCTTCGTTACAAACTCCCCTCAGTGGAGATTCATTGGCGTTGGTCCAAGAGCTTCTGCACAACGTTTCCAGCATTACGAGTTGGATATAAAGGTTACATCGGACGAGTACTTGTTGAACATGAAGTCGGTTCCGTTTGTGGCTGCTTATGTCAATCAGACGATGGGTCAGATACTGGCGAACATAGCCGAGTCAATAGCTCCGGGATACTTCGACTTGTCCGGCATTCAGGATGCAGATATCGTTCCGTTCTATTCCTACGATCCAACACAGACATGGTCGGATGTGGCGAAAGCGTTCGGGGATCAGTCGCAGTATCACTACTATTCGCTGGGAAAGAAAATCTACTTCGTTCCTTACGGTGACCAGCCGCTTGGGATAACCTACAACGAAGTCACACAGACACAAGAGCAGTTCGTACCCGGTGCTCTGAACACGGGTGTGCTGGCTGTTCCGATTGTGAATGATTGCATTTGTATCGGAGACGTCGAACCACAGCAGTGTCGGGATGACTATTTCGTAGGAGATGGGTTTACGGGTAGCTTCCCGTTGAAGTATTCCATGTTTCACGGGGAGAACGATATCGTACTCCAGGACGACTGGACAGAGAATCAGTTCAATACGTCGCTGTGGAGCGTGCAAGATCCACTTGGACAATTCTTACTGGCTGGAGCACTGAACTCGATTGGAGTATCTGGAGCAATCGGGCAGTCTTACATTTTGGCGCAGAGTGGTGTGGAGCTAGGTGGTAGCTTGGTACTCCAACACGGAGAGTTCCAGTTCAACGATGTCAGCGTTGGAATATTGGGTGGGCTCTATGGTAGTCTCGGTGGTTTGACACAGCAGTTGACGCCACAGAATTGCTTAGCCGGCTTCGATGTACGGACAGCACCGAATACGACAGTAACGATAACGGCTTCCGGAGCGAACGGTATCCAGATCTCGCCGATGATATCTGGAGCGTTGGTCGGTACGCCGGTAGTCTCGAAGCAGAATCATCATTACATTTTACAGACGAGTATTTCGGCTAGGTTTGCTACACGATACCAGCCGATCTATAGGAATTTGGCCGGGACGGTTTTCGGAAATCAGTATCTCCCGTCGGTAGCTGAAGTAACGTTTACGATAACAGACGTAGATTTGGCACAGGCATACAACATAGCTACCTTGAACAATCCATTTGTGCCACAGTACACGCCAGCGATCACGACCTACACGAGTTCAGCACAGAATTTGCCTTCTTTTGCTGCGTACGCGATATTGAATTCACAGTTTTTGAATCTGACATTGAACTACACGCTGGGTTTCCAGTCACCGACAGCTCTGTTGCAGGTTGCGGCCTTGACGGGAGCACAGGTGACGAATCCGATTGCCTTGACAGGAGGTCAGTTACCGCCCTACGATCCAGACGATCCGCTGTCAATGCCTTTGGGCATTCCGATTGGTCCGTATTATCACTATCCATTAGGCTTTGGAATGGAGAACGTCACAGCTACGATTGCACAGAATGGGGATACAGATCAGCTGCAGTTCTATTCGATAAGAATACCAGGAGTGGGTGCACGGATACGTTTTCAAGCCTGGCAGAAAGGGCACGCTGTTTCCAGGATTCAGGATCCTGTTTCTATAGCTCAAGAAGCGTTGATTGTAGGAGACGATGGGCACAGGACTGCCGTCGTATCGGATTTGTCACCATTACCAAGAACTAGCTACGAGTGCGATTATGCGGCTCAGGCTTACATCACAGACAGAGAAGCGGTGCAGTACGATGGAGACTACAACGTAGAAAGCTACTTTGCGAATCCATTCAATGACTATCCAAGATCAGGAAGATTTTTCAATGTGACAGCACCACAGAGGGGCTTGAGTGGGGAGCAGCTGCTGGTCCGGTCGGTTACTACGACGGTGTTGGAGCTGTATCAAGAAATTTTGCAGTACGATGTTTCTTTCGGGCAGGATTTGTACCTAGAGAAAACGCTGAAGAGATTTTTGCCAGTCAGTCCAGCGAACACATTGACGCCGACTGAGACAGCCATAGCGCCAAATCCACAGAACCTGCCAGTGGGTAGTCAAGTATTTACGACGTACTTGGATAATCTAGAGAACGCCAAGCTGAGTTTCATCAGTGGTACACAGGTGACGGTAGATCTGGGGGCACCACCGATAACGGGAGTAGAGGTAAGACGGTCGGATACGGGTTGGGGTTTCAACAAGATTAATGTAATCGGTACATTCACGACACAGAAGTTTACCTTGCCACGCACGCTGTTGGATCAGACGTGGTATATGAGGATGGTGAACGGGACACAGTCGTCCAGATTTACCAGAGCGTTCCGGGTAAACTATCCGATGGTGCCACAGCCGCCGCCATATGCTTTTGTCTTTCCGGGGGCTTCGATAGGTGGAGTGCAGCTGACTCAGCCAGAGCTTACGGCAGCTTTGCCCTTAACATTCGATAAAAATATCTATGGCTTGCAAGTAGACACGGGTCCTCTGATATTTCCGAATGGTATCCAAGTTCAAGTAGTCTCGGATCAGGCTGGTGATACGAGAACGGTTTCGGTGCTGGGTACAGATGTAAACGGTAAGGCGGTAGTTTCACAGGTGCAGTTGAACGGAACGACACCGGTGGTTGTGCCACAAGTTTTCTACACGTTGACGCAAGCGGACATATTGGTTTGATATGGCGATAGGAAACGTAACAATCGAGCCAGCAGGCGGGGGAAATGTTCTCGGTGTGATTCAGACATCGGGAGATGGTGTATTCTTTCCGACCGTTCTTTACCGCTATGCCAATCTGACATTGCCATACAGTCCGAATGATCCTGGATTGACATTTACGTACGATAACTCTTCGCTAGCACCGACAGTTCTTTTGTACGCCAGATTTTTCAATTTGCTGAATGAAGCTTCACAGACGCCGCTGATCGTGAACGTCGGGACATCGGCTTTCGTAGTGACTGGTGGGCCTACGTTTACCGGCTCGACTAGTTGTTTGGATGTCCGGGGTTTTGGTGCGGTAGGAGATGGTGTAACAGATGATACAGCCGCGATTCAGAGAGCTTTGAATCAGGCGTATCAGAACTACTTGGGAAATCTAACAGCAGCGAATCAACATAACGGAGTACCAGCACAGTTGGTGCAGTCTATTCCTGGTGGTGTGCAGAACGGTTCTAGTTCTACGTTACTTCTATCTCTGCCTGTTCCAGCTACGAAAGGAAATACGTTTATAGTGGCTTTCAGTGCTTTCGATTACGGAGCAGGTCCAGGCCATCCAGCGACTCCAGTGGTTTCGGATAATCAAGGGAATGCTTCTTATGCACAAGACTCTGTCATAGCGAACGGGGAAGAATTGTTATATGTGTATCATGCTCCCGTTGGTGTATCTGCTTTGACGACAGTAAAGATTGTGATACCACAGTTACAGTTCAATTCGTACATTTCTGCAGTCTTGATGGAATGGTCGGGTTTGTTGTCACCGACTACTGTGGATGGATCCAATAGCGTAGTGGTTCCGACCAGTAATTTTCAAGCACCATCTTTGTCAGCAACGAACGAACCAGATTTGGTAATTTACGCGACGGAGCTTAGCTTCGCTCACGGACAAACTCCTACGCCTCCCGGAGATTTCAAGTTCGTAGCAGCTCAGCCAGCTTTTCCACCGAACGGCTTAAACAGTCAGGTACCAGTGATGGCGGTAGCTTATCAGAATTGGACTGGTAAACAAGGACTGGGAACAGCTTCTGGTGCGAATGAAAATTGGCAGGCACCGGGTTACGATGGGGTAGCTTCGATGGTGGCTTACAGATTAATGCCAACGACGCCAGCTCCTCCGGGAAAGACAACAGTTTGTATTCCCCAAGGCGTGAGTTGTATGGTCTCGCCTCAGATAACACTGGATCATAATCTAGGACCGGATAGTTCTGGTTTCAAGTTGCCTTGGGCATCCCAGAACAGTCTTTTTACTTTGCAATGTCAGCGTTATACTTCGATGGCCTATTCCTTGGTCATGTTTGATGGGATAACGCTAGAGATAGATGGGGCAGTTGTTGCTAATCCGAGTACAAATGCGGATGTTATTTCTGGTGGCTTGAATGAAGGTGGTGAGTTTGGTTGGGCTTTGTTCATGAATTCGGCTTGGTTGTTGAATACGACATTGGGGACTCAGCTAATCAAACCAGATTTAGGAAATTCGGATATTCCATGGAACAGCTACTTAGCTGGACAAGCTTTTAATGAAGGTCCCAGAAATACGGGGTTTAGGATAACTGGTAGTGGGAAAGTCTATTTGAACGGACAGATTCAAGCGGCTTTGCCAACAGATGTTTTTGATGGTGTGACCCACTGTGGGTTTCCAAACGTCTCTTTGGCCCGTTTCTACTGTGCTGATAATTCTTCGATAGACGGTATCGAGATTTTGAATCCGTGGGGACTGGCAATTGAATGGGGACACAGCGATAACGTTAGTATAGATAATCTTTACATTCACGACGCTCCAAATATTCCATCGGCTGAGATAGGATCTACGACAGCCCAGACGACGGGTATCATAGAGATGGACATGCTGCGGAGTTCAAAGATCACGAACAATAGGATTGTGAACTGTCCTGTTTGTATCGGTACAATAGACTGGGCGGGATTTCAGAATTTAATCATCGGAAATGAATGGAACAATTGTTTGGGCGGCTATCAGTATAATGATATGGGAGGAGAATGGCCATGGGTTTTTGGTCCTCCATTGATAAACGGGACCTACCAACCATCGTATCAGGGAAATACGTATTCAAGCGTGACTCACAACACAGAGATCGCACAGAATACAGCAATAAATTGTGTTACGGCTCCAGCGAGTGTTGAGACGTTTACACAGAGTCCTCCTGGTCAGGCGGCTATTATCTTAGATTTTGGAAGTGATGGTTTTGGTTTTGAAGCTGGCAGCTGGTTTTTCTTGCCAGCAGGTGGCTTTGTGGAAGCTTTGTTCGTAACGGGTACGGGATTTCACGATAATATAGCTAGTGGAAGCTCAACAGATATTTTCTTTGGACCGTTGATGGCGTTCAAATCTAATTTGAATAATGGCACTGGGGGAAGTCCAGTTACGAACGGAACAAATACGGTCACGAATGAAGTACCATCGGGAGTAATAGATGGTACGAATAAGATTTTTACTTTCGCTCATATACCAGTAGCTGGTAGTTTGGTTTTGCTCTTGAACGGGCTGACAGAAGCTTCTGGGTCAGATTACTTGCCAAACGGAAATCAAATTACGATGGTGGTGGCTCCAAATCCGGGTAGTACCCTGACGGGTAGTTATCAGTACCTTGCGGGAAACTGAGTATGGGACAGAAGATAGACTTAACGAGACAGGTGCAAGGGATTCTTCCAGAGACGAATGGAGGAGCTGGGCCAAATATTGGTCAGAGGTTTTCTGATGCAGAAGTACCTTCCGGCACGATCAATGGCTCGAATGTAACTTTTACTTTAGCTCACGCACCGAATCCAGCTTTGAGTTTGCTTTTGTTTCTGGTGGGGACCGGGAGTAGGCTGCTACAGATTCAGGGAATAGACTACACACTGTCGGGAAGTACGATAACGATGTCAGTCGCTCCGACTTCGTCACCAGCAGAATCTTTGATATCTTGGTATCGTTATCTGACTTTCAATTTAGCACTATCCTTTTCAGAAGGGCTTGTTTTATCTGATGCAGTTTCTGTAGATGCTCCAGCTGCTAGACTGCCTTTGGGAATGGTAGATCAGATAATATTGGCAGACTTTTTGAAGTTTACGATGGGTCCGATAGTTTTCATGGATCAATTGTTGATGTCAGACTCTTTCTCGTTTACGCTTGGGGTGCCATTGACACTCACAGATTCCAAGTTCCCGACTATGGGAGATGCTTTTGCCAAAACACTAGCGTAAAAGATTTCGCTTGCTTTTTGAAAAGTTTTCTGTATAATACCTTCGAGGTCGTTCGGGCCTCAAACGCGCGCTCCTAAAAAGAAGCAGAATAGAAAGGTCCAAGCAGATGGCTCGGACCGTTTTAGTTTTACTCACGAACAGAAAAGCGACTCTGGATTGTCACGGGAGTCTGTCTGATGAGTTCTATGAATTTTTCAAGTACAGGAAGCCAGGCTGGGAATATTCTCCACAAGGAAGGGCTTACATCGAGTGGCAGGCAGCAGTAGGAAAAGGAACAGCAGACGAAGACGAGCCACAAGGGTGGGATGGATATATTCATTTGATGCAGCGTGGTAGGATCGGGACTGGTTTATTCCTAGCTCTCCGGGAAGAGATGGAAAAGAAATTCGATGTCAAGTTCAAGGTAGACGATCAACGACGTGGGCCTGAGATCGAGTGGCGAGTACATGGAGAGACAGAAGACAAGATACGAGGCTATCAGAAAGACTGCTACGAGGCGATGGTAGCTGCCTCAGCTACTGGTGGACTCATTCTCAATGCCACGGGAACGGGAAAGACCTTTTCGACGGGAATCTATTTGAAGTGTCTGAAAGGGCCAGCACTGTTCCTAGTTGACGAGTTAACCCTCTTAAAGCAGGCGATAAACGAGCTACGCACCGTACTGCAAGAGGATATAGGGGAGATCGGGAATTCAGTCTATAACCCTAAGCGGGTCACTGTAGCAACGATTCAAACAATCCACAGACATCGTTTCGATCAGAGTTATGTGCCTTGGACGAGAACGCTAAAGGCAATCATCATTGACGAAGTGCATTTGGCTCTCAATCGAAGAAACTTCCAGACGATAGCAGTCATTCGGCCCCCAGTAATCTTCGGACTCACAGCCACACTTGAGCTAAAGAAAAAGAATGTAGCCTATCGGGCATACGATCTCTGTGGACCGGTTGTGTTCAAGTATCCACTGGAGCAGGGAGTGCAGGAAGGCTTCCTATCAAAAGGAGTCGCCGTCTCAGTTCAGGTGGAACAGGAAATAAAGGCTGAAGCAATCAGAGGGAATCCTAGATGGGCTTGGGTACGGGCAAGATACAAGGCGCAGTACGCCGAGCTGTACAGAGACGTGATCGTAGAGGGAAAGAAAAGAAATCAGTTCATTCTCGACATGATCAAAGTTGCCTATGAGAAAGGCAAACACATTGTTGTATTATTGAACCGGGTACAACATTTGAAAGATCTGAGCGACAGTCTGGACGGGGTGAAACATCAGTTGGTCTTCGGAGAGGTCCATGTTTCAGACAGAGTTAGGGCTCAGAGGAGAATGGAAGAGTCGAAGTTACGGGTCATTCTGACCAACGTAGTTTTTAAGAAGGGCATCAACATCAAGAAACTGGATCTCATCATAGACGGCGCTGGGATGAAGTCGAAGAACGATGCCGTTCAGAAATATGGGAGAGGGGTACGGTTGGCCGATGGGAAGGACGGGCTGATTTACGTAGACATTTCAGACATCGGTAACAAGTTCGAGAAAGCCTCGATGAGTCGTCGATCAGCACTGAAGAGACTGGGTGTTCCAATTTACAAAGTATCCAGCGAGCTGGGAGCAGAGAAGATCCTTGAGTTGGCTGAGGCCAAGTTGAAGAAGGAGTTGGAACGATGAAGTTCTATTTCATGAAGGCTCATCTTATGATGCCTAAGTTCACGGAAGTGAATTTAGAACAAGGAACTTATGAGTCTGAGATAATTCCTGTGTTTGATATTGTTTGGACGGTACAGAAACACAGTCGTTGGTTGACTTTTTATTTTTTCAATTACATTAGCTTTCAGATCGTTTGGACTGAGCGTTGCAAATGTGCGATGTGTAGAAGGAATAGACTTCGAGCGTTGCTGTTTTTGAAACCAGTCGACTTAGAAGGAAATCCTTTGAAGAAAGTGATCGGACAGTGACGCCATCACAAAGATCGATCGAGTGGATAGAGAAGACCATGGAACTGGCCGGTCTCAGTCAGACAAAGTTGGCTGCCCGTCTGGGAATAAAACGTACCAGCGTGACCCGTGCCCTGAACCATACGAAAGATATGAACGTGAGTACGCTATTTCGCTATATCGAAGCGTGTGGCTACGAGATTACAGAACTCCGGGTGAGAAAGAAGGAACGATGACCAGAGAATTAAAGAAAGTAATAATTCCTGCTAGGACAGATGAAAAGATTTTCGTCAAGTGCTCTTTTTGTAGACGAGAAGCCTTTAATCCCCAGTCAAGCGATAGAGATGTAGATTGGAGAAAAAAGCAATTTGAGATTGCTGAGACTGGGATTTTCATGAAGACAGGAAATAGCTATCCAGAAGGTGGTAGTGGGACTGAGTTAGTCCTTCACGTTTGTCCAGATTGTTTCAAAGAGAAAGTGATTCCAGTCTTAGAGAGTTGTGCTTTACCAGAAGGTGTGAAATTTGAAGAAGTGCAATGGGATTGGTAGTCATGAGTCTAGAACAAGAACTAAGGGATGGGGCTGCCGAGTTGATCAAACTGGCTGACGATTTGAAGTTTGGGAGAGCCAGAGAGGTACCACAGGAATTTGGCCACGTCTATCGACATTTCTGGAACGAACAGAAGGCACCATCAGCCTTTACAAAAGGTGGTGTTGAGATAGCAATGATACAGAGAGAGGAATGTGTTGATTTCCTAAAACTTTGGGGAATTTGGTACTACATCGCGACTTGCCCAAGAACGGGCATCCGCTTTGTGGAAGGAGTGAAGAGATGAGCTGGACGCCTCTTCTTTAGAAGGGAAACATACTGGGAAATGATACAACACAATCACTATAGGGTAATAATAGTGATATTGATATGAATATTATGATAGGAAAAATTGATAGGCGGGTGAGACAGATAGCTGGACGAGTCGAGCAGATCGTCAAGGAAGAGTTTGGTGTGAACTACTGGAATCTGAAAGAGGAAGACGAAATCCGCTGCCTCAGACTCCAGCAATGGGAAGATCGTTACAAGGTCAGCTTGCGATTTATCCTCAAGACGATCGTTCCGATTTGGAAACAGAAATTCGCCCGTTACACGACGGGAGCGTTTGGAGTCAAGATACCGACACTGGTTGGAGACAAGAGCGAAGAGATCTTGAAACAGAAAGTACTGGAGCTGTTCCCAGACGGAGAGAATATCCGTCAATGGAAATCGATCAAACAGCAAGCCCAGTGGAATCATTATCGTGAGGGCATCCGACAGAAAGAGAATTGGGAGAGTCCCAGAGATGCCGTGAGAGAGTACCAGCAGAGAATGAACAGGGAACGAGAGTTGAGGAAAGAGTTCGAGAAAGCAGCACGACTCAGACCGTACAGGAATAATCCTTGGGTTTCTTGAAACTTTTTGTATTATTAAGCACGCAGGGAATAAAAAAGGAGCCATCGCGCAATGGCAAAAGAGCCTAAACCAAAATTTTACAGTGCTGAGTTAACAAAGCTTAGGATCTTGCAAAAGCAAGCAGCAGTAAAATTACGATTAGCAGAACAAACTCGTGATAGGATTATAGAAGAAGCCGAGCAGTCAGTATATGAGAAGAGACGAGAATGGGAGAAGGTGTTGTTGAAGTATCTTGACGAAGCAGAGCGTCAGGGCTTGTGTCGGTTCTGCTTGAAGCCTCTAAACGAAGGCACACATGATGGTGTAGATCATATTGCGATGGCGGTTGCTATATGAGTAAGGAAGACTCATTTTTACAAGATCCACATTTTTGCGATACCTTACTCAGCTTCCTGATCCACGATCGGGAGTTCTGTAAGACGGCCAGTCATATGCTGACGAGAGAAGATTTCAAAGGGTTAGACAAAGGAGCCGGAAATGAACGCATGGCTGTCGCTGGTCTTGCGCTTGATTTTTATCATCGCTATCGGCAACCTGTGGGTCGTATGCTTAGAGTTGAGCTTATTGAGTACGCTAAAAAGACGGGCTGGAAAGATGCCAACAAGTCCAGACTACTTGAGTATGGCGATAGCTTCCTCAACAATGGTCACCAAAGGATTGCTCCAGATGCTGCGTTGGAGAAAGTAAAAAGCTACAAGACAGAATTGGAATTGGCCCGGGCGATCGATAATATGCAGAACCATCTGGAGACGGGATCACTCTCCATGGATGAGTTCCTGAGGATCGCCCGGGAGGCCAGTGAGAAGGTGCAGTTCAACACAGACAGGCCGACGAATATCTTCTCAGACAAAGAGCTGGAGAAGAGAATGGCCAGACGGGAAATCCAATCTCACCGAACGAGGTTCCCAGCACTACTGATCGACCCGCTGGATCGAATGATCAGGATCATAGCCAGGAAACATCTGGGCTTGATTTTGGCGCCATACAAGAGAGGCAAGACGATGCTCTTCGTATGGCTTGCACTGGCCTACGTTCTCCAGCATATGAATGTGCTGCACTTTACACTAGAGGATCCGAAGGAAGATATAGAAGACCGGTTCGACGCCGCGATCACAAATCTACCGATGTCGAGGCTGACCGAAAATCCAGAACGAACAAGAACGAGATTCCAGCGGTACAAGAAATACGCCAGATCAAAATTGAAGGTAGTTGAAGCGACGGGTGGTGAGTGTTCGGTTCCATTCATCGAGAACATATTCGAGCAGGAACGATCAAGGGGTTTCGTAGCCGATGTAATCTTGATCGACTACGATGACGAGATCAGACCGATGAAGAAGCAGTCTGAAAGACGGATGGAGTTTGCAGATATCTATCGGGACTTCCGGGCCCTGTTAGCCAGACATGAGTTAATCGGCTGGACAGCATCCCAGACCTCGAAGAAGGCAGACGAGATGAAGATAATCTCAGGCAAGTATGTAGCGGAAGATATCTCCAAGATCAGAAAAGCAAGTTTCGCTCTCAGCTTGGGTCAGGGTGAGTGGGGAGACGATTCAATTTTTCTTTGGGTGGCCGCGCATAGGTATGATAGACAATTCGTCGGTGGGAACATAATTACCAACAAAGAGAAGAGTCTGTTCTACGACCGGGAAGCCACATTGGCACGGGAAAAGATCGAGCTGGCGAAACAGGAGGATGTAGAGTGATGACCTGTTATGCGATTGAGATTTGTGATCGTTGGAATCACTGGCACGTAGCAAAGAATGCCTATACGAATAGTCTAATGGTCTTTGCTTCCAAGAAAGATGCATTCGATCAGTTGACGATTTGGAGATCACAAGAGAAGGGCTTAGTCAAGCAAGGAGTAGAGTGGGCGGGAATAATGTATGGAGTCCGACCATTCAGAGAAGATCGGGTAGAGATAAGGAAAAGAGCGAGGCCACTAAAAGAAAGGAAAAAGAAATGACAGGACCGGGACTAGCAGTAGCATTGGGATCAAAAGCGAAAGCGTTGATGGTCGGAATGCGAGAACGAGTCAAACGTGATCCAGACGGAGCGGATTTCGCATCAGCTTTCACCTTGGTGTTGCAGGAGCATGACGTGACGGAGCGTCAAGCAATGGAATCAGAGCCTCAGTGCATCGAGAAAGCGATGAAGAGGGGCGATACAATGTTTACGCTGGTTGGACAAGACGTAACAGCTCCAGCTGTTCTCTGTGAGTGGATCAAACTGAACATTGAATCCGCTCCACCAGACAAGTTGAGAAACGCATTGGAGCAAGCACTCAAGATGCGAAAGACGAAAAACAGAAAGTGCCCAGACTGAGCTGTGAAAAAGAAACCTAGAAAAAGATCAGCTCCACCAAAAGAAGTTGTACAATTAATGGAGAAGGTCAAGAGTCAGTTGGCCAGTTTCAAAAAGCCAGTAGAGGTCTGGGCGGAGTCAACGATCTGGGACGAGCCATGGAGATTCAGATCCAAGTCTCAGCAGCAAGAGTTGGATGTCTTTGATTACATGCAGATGGATCCTTTTTGGATGTCGACGATGGGTGGTCAGTTTGCCGGAAGGGTAGTTAATAGAACGAAAGAGAGGAGCATCAGATGACTAGGGCAGGGTTTTTTAGGCTATTTACTTCAATACTTTCATTGACAGGATGTATGGGGCAAAATTCACAGAAGTCTGTTCCGAAGGCTTCTAATCTTTGTGGCTCCATGGACAAATGTCCTTTCGGGCATTGTCAGCCATCCGACTCCGATGCATTCTGGCTCAATCGAGACTTCGTTTCCAATGGGCCTATAGCCAGCGCGACACGGGCAATTTCCTGCGATACGTGTGGCGTGTTGTATATTCCGGTAGATCGTTAGGGTTCAGAAAGAGTGGTGGAGCGCAAGCGATGAGGCGTTTATCACAAATTGAGCTGAATCCACCATTCGCTTTTGTAGGCGTTTGCTATTTGAGTGCGGTTGGCTCGCAGTTGAACGGAGGGACCGTGACTTTGCATTGGCCATACAACGTAGCATGGATTGTTCTTACTTTGGGCGGGGCAATTCTGCTGGAAGCGGTAAACCAGTTTCAAGAGGAAACTCCATGACTCCTCTCACTGAGCGACTAGCGGAGTTGGTCGGCCTGCCTGGAAAGTGGCGCGAGCGCGTGGACGGTGTAAAGAAGGTAGAGGCTCAGGCACGAGAAAATGGATTCAAAGATGTGGCCGACATGCTGAAATGCGTCCGCTTAGAGCAATCTCGTTGCGCCGACGAACTCGAACCGCTCGTCTCCGGCCTCGACTCGCAGATAGGCACTTACGAATTGGGATTCAAGGATGGCAACGATGCTGGTCGAAGTGCCGGGATGGAGGAAGCGGCGCGGATAGTGGTCAGGAATGGCGACCGAGTAAATTATCCTCGGCACATTCGAGCCGCATTAAGCACGGCGGCAGCCGCGATTCGCAAAGCGATGGAGGAGAAATGAGCAACGAAACTGGTAAAGAATCGCAGACTTACGGGGTGGCGATGGTCTGCCTGAATTGCGGTTGTGAGCGCACTATATATTTCAAGAAGGGCAAGGAAGTACCACGCAAAGAAATCTGCCCAAATTGTAGCGTCTGCCAGATGGTCAAAAAGATGTACTCGCCACGAAATCAATTGGTGGAATGCATGGATGTATTTTTCAACGGAAGGCCGATGCGCCCATGAGCGGCAGGCCAACCAGAAATGAGGCTCGAATGACAACTAGCGATAGGCTAACAATGGACCGAGCGCGAGATTTGGCTCGTTCATATCTATACGGTGCGATGGGGCACTTGGGAATAACTGTCATGACGGATGAAGCGGTAGAGAGTGTCGCTTCACGTCTTTTCTCAGACTTCGCTATCCATCCCGTCCTAGCAGAGGGGGTGCAAGACCGCTGTCCAAAACATACTCGCACCTTACGAGAAGGTAAATTGCTTTGCGAACTTCCAATAAATCATGAAGGAAATCACAGGGAAGGCCCACTAGAGTGGAATAGTTTTGGAGTAGTCGCCCAGCCCGCTGAGAGCGCAGCGCCAGCCGAGTCACTAATCAAGCACATGGTGAACCGCTTCCTTTCGTGGCGACTGCCTGAAAACTTCAAGCCAGACGGCGGGATTAGCTTCAAGAGGACTTTCAACGAGCATACCGCGCATCCGATGAAAGCTGAACCAACAGGGACCAATCTACTTGACGCTACGCAAGCAGAAGAGATGATTCGTTATCTGTTTGCAGCCGCGCCAGCCGTTCAGGAGGCGGGGACGGGGCAGGTGGGAAATGAATGTCATGGGTGTGGTTGCGTAGGTAAAACACAAGAATGGGCGTCCATTAACGTTCTTCTTTCTGATAAGCATGGTCAAAAAATAATCCCTGTAGGCCAAATGTGCGAACGCTGTAAAAAGCATCCTTGGGCGTGGAGCGGCTATCAGTTCCCCGATTCGCTCTACACGGAGAATGAAATCCTAGTGGCTCTTGGTCTTGAAGGAGAACGCTTGGTGCCACCATTCCCGCTTGAAAAGCACATAGCGGATATTCAGAAATGGCTGGCCGCAGCCCACCAGCCGAGTGAGCGGTTTTCTTGTGGTAAGCACTACGGATTGAGCTGGACTGGACGAAGTATGTGCCCACAGTGTCAAGCCGAGCAGGAAGAGTTTGTTAGGCAAAGAGAGGCGGATTTCGGTGCTAGATTGCAGGACGTGCGAAAAGAATTTATGCGTTGAAGCCGCCCTCGTCAGCCAGGAGCCAGACAAGGAGGCGAAAGCCGGATGAGCGGTCTTCTAGACAAGATAGCAGATGTATTGGAGGAAGCGATGGCAGAGCGTTGGTGTCAAGTTTGTGGTCACGGTCGGCCACTCGTTCCTGGAGCAATTCTGATTCGCTGCGGTAATTGTGGCGTTGTCAGCCATTGCGATAACTAGAATTGTGAGCCGCGAAAGAAAGAGGCTAAGAATGTCAAAAAGAATAAACGGGTGGGACGAACGCGACTATAAATTATGGTCCGCATTGCAGTCTTTGCCTCATTACGGACTAGTTGCGAACCAAAGCAACAATCCTATGCTTGCTCGCAAAGACGTAGAACAGTTATTGGAAAAGTTTGCCGAGGAGAGATTTGAGTCGGAGCGCCCGCCCAAGCAATCCTGAGCGCGGGCCAGAGAGGAGCGAGAGAGTGGACAAAATAGGTAACTTGGCTTGCGATGCAGAAGAAGCTCTCGACAAAATGGAGCAATGGCTTGACCGCATGAAAGATTCGCCGATGGGCGCCGACATTAACAAATTGATGAATTTTGACGCCATAGCATTGAAGAGAGTCCTGCTAATAGCTGTGATGAGTTATAAGAAATTCGTGCAGTAGCTGGCCGAGCGGCCTAGCAGCTAACGAGTGAGCCAACAGGCAAAGCAGAGGAGAAGAAGCCTTGATCGATTTCTTTACACAGATGACTTTGAAAGGTGTCGAAGTCAGAGAGCATTCGACAGAGCCAGACGAATTCAAGATCTGTTGTTTGTTCTGTCCGGAGAGAAATCGTGGGATCGATTTCGAGTTTAAGCTCGGATTTAATATCAAGTCCGGATTGGGTCATTGCTTTCGCTGTGGTTGGAGTTCCAGAAAGGTACTACTGGATATCCTAAGACAGCTCGGTTCAGATAGCTTCGAAGAGATACGAGCAGAAGCTTTCACACAAAAGACCAGAACGAGACCAGATCCAGTAGATTTTCCAGTAGGCTTTGAAAAGCTGAAAGACGTGACAGACAACGATCCATTATTCGGAAGAGCTAGGCAGTATGTCCGGAAAAGAGGTATCACGCCTAGACAGCTTAGAACGCATGAGATCGGTGCAACGGTGCAAGATGACAAGTTTCATCACATGATCATTTTTCCAGTCCGTTATGGTGATATGTTGGCTGGTATGGTTGGGAGAGACTGGACGGGGCAGAGATTCTTGCAGTATGAGAATTCAGTTGGGAACAAATGCGCATATAACGTTCATCCCGAGAAATACGAGATGGGTACGAAGATTGTAGTAGTCTCGGAAGGGATACCGAAAGCGCTGGCAATAGAGAGAGCGACGGAGTATAAGATGGTCTCTTCGGCGACGATGGGAAATGCGATTACAGCGATCCAATCAAACCAGCTGAAACAATTTGACGAAGTGGTTCTCTTCGTTGATCCAGATGTAATCGGTATGAAGGGCTATTTGGCTGCTGCCGATAACTTACAGCCGTTGGTAAAGAAGGTCAGTATGGTCTGGCCTTGGCCTGAGCAGCAAGCAGATGAGATGCATGACTCAGAGATTAGGGAACTTCTGGCAGCTAGAAAAGAGATAACACCACTGCTGCGCATGAGAATAAAATCACTGATGAGAGACAGATGAGTTTGGTGCGGCGTGGTGAGCTGTGGTGTGGTTAGGCAAGGTGGTGTATGGTAAGGTTTGGTGTGGTGTGGTACAGTTGGCTAAGGTTGGGTCATGTTTGGTAAGGTGAGGTAAGGAGAAAAAATGATAAAGGACGTGTACTTATTTACAGACGGCTCGTTGGCAGTCTTTGATGGGGCCGGGAAAGAAAGAGCAGATCTAGAAGGAAAATTGACACCAGAGCTACAAGGGAAGATACTGGCTGAGTGCGAAGAAGGAACTCGGATTACGCTAGCTCGTTGGAAGAGAGGCTTCTTTGAGCTGACTAGAAAAGAGTTCGAAGGTACTTCTATGGTTGGTAGTCTACTAAATGTAAAATTCTGGATGCCAGGTGAAAAGAGCAGTGACTAAGCAAATTGTAATTATCGACGGAAAGTGGTGTGCGTATAGACATCACTTCGCCCATTTGAAATTGAGTTCAGGTGGGAAGCCGACCGGTATGTTCTACGGGTTTCTGACTGAGCTGCTCAAGATTAACAAAAAGCTGCCAGAGGCTAGGATCATCATTTGCTGGGACGGAGAAAAGAAAACATGGAGGCATAAAGCGTATCCAGCCTACAAAGCAAATAGGGCTTTCAATCCTGAGTATGAGAAGATGCAGTGGCAGATACATCAGCTGATTCCGATTTTGCGATTGCTCGGATTATGGGTCCTCCAGCTAGATGAAGTAGAAGCGGACGATATGATCGGTATGGTGGCTAGTAACTTAGCCAGACATGGGCATGAAGTTCGAATTTTCTCAAAAGATCGAGATCTGTTTCAGCTATTGGATAACAACGTATGGGCTTGGCACGATTTAGATCAGAAGCCTTTGAAAGTGAAGGATGTAGAGAGATGGCTTGGGGCTCCGATGAATGCTTTTTTAGATATCAGGGCGATGGCCGGAGATCCAGGTGATGGTTTGAAAGGGCTGCCCGGAGTTGGGCTAAAGACGGCAGTCAAGTTATGGAAGCAAGGATTGAGAGTGGTGGGTTTTTATGCATCGGGTTCTGCTTTAGTAAAGAAATACGATGAGCACTGGCGTAGAGTTTTCAAAGAAAGACAGATGGCAAAGATCATCACAGATCCGAGAAGCGAGGTATGGACGAAAGAGACAAGTAGTGTTTTGGTAGACTTACTGAAGAGAGTAGCTACCAGACCAGGAAGGGATGGTGAGTGGGCTGAGAGACACAGAAGAGAGATTTACGGGTTCTTGGGTCAGTACGAGTTGAAAGAGCTGTTAGCAGAGAGGCATAAGCTATTCAGGTTGCCTTGACATTAGGGGGATTGTACTATATAATCTCGCAGGGGGAGACTCGACTAATGGCAAAAAGAACGTGGAGTGAGACAGACGAAGTAATCATCGAGAAGTACAAAGGCATGATCTATCAGCTGGCTTTCAAAAGTTGGAGACAGCTACCAGCTTCGGTCAAGATGTGGGTAGAGCCAGAAGATCTGGTAGCTGACGCTTACGTAGCTATCCTGGCAAACGCAAAATTCAGATACAGGAAAGCTCAATCGAGTGTTTCCACGTTTCTATGGATCGGAGTCTCTAACCTATTTCTGAATTTCGCACTCAAGCACCAAGTCAAAAAGAGAATGGGTTGGCGAGTACCACTGGAAGACATCGAGTGGTTCGGCAAGCCAGATACAAAGATAGCTGAGAAAGAAGCATTAGACGCGCTGGCCAGAACCTACTACGAAGCGTCAGAGGACTGTCGGCAGAGAATCAAGAAATGGTTCGGTCAGGTTCCTGTGAGAGCCAAGAGATCAGAGAAAGAGAAGCAGTTCTACGTAGAGTTCTGTCAGCTAGCAAAGAAAAACGGGTTAACCAAGAACGACTGTCGGGAGCTGATGCGGGGTGGTGTTTGGATACCGTAGGCAAGAAGCTGCTCTGGTGCTTGATCTGCGATGAGAAATTCTCACTAGAGGATATCGAGAAAGGAACCTACATAGCAGTCACCGGGATTTGTAAAGCCTGTTACCAGAAGATGGCCAAGGACGAGCAGACCTGTTTCGGAAAGAAGGAGGTGTATGACAAGACGACGCTCGAGTGCTCAACGTTCTGTCCAGACCGCCAAGTGTGCCCAGACTTTCAGAAAGGGAACAGCAAGGCAGAAAGCGTTCGAGTTTCTGAGCACAGCAAGGACATTGGAAGAGTTTAACAAATGGGCCAAACGAATCGGAGCCAATCCACAGAACCTTTTGCGAGCGTTACGGAAGTCAGGTAAGCTGGTAGAGTATAATGGCATACTTTGCATGATGGCACATCCAGAATGGAGCAAACTAGTATGATGGGCGGAGCAAAGAACAGAGCAACACCAAGAAAAAGAGAAACGTTAGTTCTAGCGAACGGTCCACATCCAAAAATCGTACCCCAGACAGATGAGTTGCCGAGAATTCATCTATCTCACACAGTTGTGCACGCAAAGGAGCTGGAAGAAGAGTTCTTGAAATGCTCCGGTGTACGGTATCGCTGCTTTTCCTTCGTCTATATAGATCCAGAAGCCATCTATTGGTCTTCGAGAGCGCTAGAGTCTTTCGAAGTAAACGTAGCTCACGGCAATCCAATCATGTTAGATTCCGGGGCTTTCTCATTCCATATTTTCGCTCTCAAGAACAAGAACGTCGGCAATATAGAGAAGCTTAGAGAGAAGACGATCGAGCTGTATGTCCGCTTTGTCAAAAAGCACAGCAAAGATATTTCGTGGTGCGTTACGTTCGACTGGACGCAAGACGTTAGGGTGGTCTGGGGCGTCACCAAGATTCTGGAAGAACATGGGCTGAAGCCGGTGCCAGTCTATCACGGCGATGATTCGCTGGACTGGCTGAAGAAGTATCTCGACGCCGGTTATACCAGAATCGGTATCTCGAGTTTGGCCAGAAGGAAATCAGACTACAAGAAGACCAGGTTCTATCTCGATCAGGTGTTCCGGGCTGTAGAGGGATATAAAGTGAAACTGCACGGATTTGCTGTAACATCTATTGCACTCGCTTACGCATATCCTTGGCATTCAGTCGACTCGAGCAGCTGGTCCAGGACGGCGTCGTACGGTGCGATTTATGCATTGGAGCCGGACAGGGGCTCAATGACAGCTCAGCATGTTTCGCTGACGGGTGGGCTGAAAAGCTCGACGAGATCAACGACAGAGCTTTCACCAGCAGCAATGAAGTCGATAAGGCAGCAGGTGGAGAAGAATGGGTTCGACTTCGAGTTGTTACAGAGATCGTTGGCCTATCGTTTCGTCTACAACGGATGGATCTTTGCACACATGAATCAGTGGAAGGACACTTTCAGAGACAGATACATGAAGATGGAGCCAATACTGTGATAACGAAGAATCATTGGAAGAGAAAGAACGAAGAGCAAGTACGAGAGAATGCTGTATTTATGTTCAAAAGGGAAGTAGCCGCAAGTATCGCTGAGATCTTACAAAGTTTGCAGCGAGTCTCTCATGGGAAGGTTAGACGTTACGGTCCGAACTTCGAAGATACACCAGAAAGAGTAGCTAGAGCCTATGCAGAAATTTTCGATGGGCTGTTTGATGATGGAACCAAACTAACCGAAATCCTTAGCAAAACATTTCCGGCTAAATCAGATGAGATGATCACAGTGGGTCCGATCCAGTTGTGGTCGATGTGCCCACATCATTTTTTGCCCGTGATGATGCGGATTTGGATCGCTTACATCCCAAAGAAAAAAGTGTTGGGGTTGTCTAAGCTGGCTCGATTGGCTGAGTTAGTAGCCAAGAAGCCTGCTCTCCAGGAAGATACGACAGCAGAGATCGCTCAGTTACTCCAGAAAGGTCTCCAGCCGAAAGGCGCCGCTTGTTTAATTCGTGGTCGTCATTTGTGCATGGAGATGCGTGGAGTGAAGAAAGAAGCTTGGACAACGACGACGGCGTTGGAGGGAGCTTTCAAAGAAGCAACAGCACGGGCTGAGTTTCTGGCAGCTGTGAGAGGAGAACGATGATGAAGATGTCAGTCAGCGATTGGAATTTGCTGGTAACACAGAAAGATATGATAGAAGACTTATCAGCTGAGATGCCAGATGCTTTTCTTATGTGGGGACAGACGATGAAAGCCAAGATCCGATGGCATGGAAAAGTTTTCTTCGCTACTGGATGGGCTCCACCGTCGGGAAAGCCTTACGTGGAGTTAGTGGAGCAATCAGCATGAGAAGAAAACAATTAGAGATAAGCGACTTGGAACATTCTAAAGAGGCCTTGGTTAGAATGTTTGGAATCCGTGGGGAGATTTTCTTTAAGTTGATACAGTGCGAAGGAAAAGCTATCTGGATTCCAAAATTTGTGAATTCTTTGTTTATAGATTATGTCCTGAGAAGGAAGCGATGAGCTGGGTAGAAGCCGATAAGAAAGCAATGATCACAGCTGTGGATGTGCTGAGTCTTGTTCCACAACGAGCCGGGATTCCTTCATCAGACTTTGTCCGAGTACTGACAAAAAAGAATGCAATCGAGATGTCACTTTCATCGACGGTGACCGGTGTGGTTCGGGTTCCTTTGACCGATACATTGACGCCGGGACCATTTTTTGTCGACAAAGGATTATTTACAGCCTACATTCAAGCCGGAAAAAGCTGGAAGGGCAATTTCAAGATGGCTTTGACAGAAGATAAATGGTTGATCAGACAGGGCAGTCGTAAGGCAGACTTCTCGATGAGAAAAGAGCCAGTGAGTGGCTACGGAGTCTGGCGAGATCGAGACAAGTCGAAAGAGATAAAGCTATCAGAGGGCTTGAGAAAACTGCTACTGGCTTCGAATCACTGTTCGACAGCCGATCCAGCGTTGCCGCATCTAAATTGTGTCTACATCGGTGGCAAGTTGGTGCTATCGACGAATCTGATTTCACTATTCGTTGGAGTACGAGACCAAGAAGATGCATTGAGAATTCCATTTCCAGTCGGCATCATTCCGCTATTAGGTGACAGTCTGGTGCAAGCAGTTGGAGTGGAGAACGATCGAGTCATGCTGGATTGTGGTTGTGGATTCATAGAAGGAACGATTTCGGCAGTAGCTCAGAAATCGTTTCCAAAGAAGGACGTAGTGGAGAAGATACAGAAAGGACGGACATGGCCACTACTCACCAGACTGCCAGCCGAGAAGCTCTCAAAGATGCTAGCCAGATTGGCCAGCTACTTGGGTGGAGTGAAGAGGGAAGACTGGATTGTGGAGATGGCGATCGATCAAGGAGTAGTCAAAGCATCAGTACGAGTTCAGCAGGGAAAGTTCGAAGAGCAGATGGAGATTGAGAACGGGACAGTAGAAGGAACGATCAGATGGCCACTGGAGTTAGCTTTAGCAGTTGTTGATTACATGGCCCAGAATGGTGAGTGGATCAAAGTACGAGTGGACGAACAGAAGAATACACCTTATCTTCTATCCGGTGGTGGGGTGGAGATGATGGTGGCGAGACAGATTGGTAAATAAGTTTGGCATGGTAGGGTTTGGTAAGCTAAGGTGATGTATGGTGCGGTGATGTCTGGTGAGCTGCGGCATGGTCTGGTAAGGTAGGGTGAGGCGAGGTGAGGTCTGGTAATGTAATGTCTGGTAGGCTAAGGTCGGGTGAGGTAGGGTGAAGAAATGAGTTATCCAATTCTATTTGGACAAACTGAAGAGTTTCACGCAGCTCGTCGAAATCGCACACCGTATCCGGTTTCGTTTCCACGTGAGTTGCTTAAGGGACATGAAGAGCAAGCTCAGCATAATCATTCTCAGACTCTAGAACGCTTAGCAGAACGTGGAGGTCTGAGCCCTAAAGAACTTTGGTGCGTCGTACATGATACGGATTTTTACGGTCCACTTGGAAGAACGATGACGGAAGCAAAAGCAATTGAGTGGCTAGGAACTATAGAGGATGTTGTTTGGCGAGTTCCATGAAATTTCAAAACGTGTTGCAGTTCGACGAGAACAAAAAGACTTTCGATCCTGTGCCCGAAAAGGGTGAGCGAAAGCCAAGGAAAGATCAGAATCGTGGCTGTGGTTTCTGTCCTTTGGATAAGATCAAAGGGCTGAAGAAGATCAAGAATCTGGACAAGCTACAGGGTAAGTCAATCATGATCTGGGCTCAGAATCCAGGCTCAGAAGAAAACAGATTAGGGAAAGAACTAGTGGGTCCAGCTGGTAAGTTTCTTTGGGAGCATGCAGCGTCGGTTGGGTTAACGAGAGAGATGTGCGATATACAGAATGTAGTCCGCTGCGCTACAGTCTCAGAGAACGAGTTCGAGCAGTGGGAGTTCCATAATCCAACGAAGGAAGAGCTACACGCTTGCTCGATCTATACAGAAGAAGCTTTGGAGAAGGTGCAAGGTCAGACTAAAGTACATATTGTCTTCGGACAGGTGGCTGCGAAAGCTCTTCTCAAAGGCGAGTACCGGAAGGATCAGAAGACTTTCTATTCAGAAAAGCTGAAGGCTTGGGTCATTCTTACTTATCATCCCAGCTACTTCTTACGAGGTGCGCCGAGATCAAAGATTAAGGAGTTCCGGGAAGCGTTGGCGATAGCAGTAGAGAAGGCAAAAGGTGCGACTGGGAAATTTTCCTACATTCAAAGTCAAGAGTATGTGACATTGGGTGCTCGTGCTTTGAAGACTGGGCTTGATGAGCCGATAAGGGTGGCAGCTGCAAAAGGAATTGTTGTATCTGTAGATATAGAGGATGGAACAAACGCTGAAGGAAAGAATGTAATTGTGTATGTTGGCTTTTCATGGGAGAAAGGAAAATCAAGAGGAGTTTTCTTTGACCATCACGATCTGAAAAATACACCAGACGAACAGCAAGCAAAATTTCATTTCGTATCAGATCTTCTGACAGATCCGAAGATCAAAAAAGCATTTCAGAACGGAGTCTACGATGTCTGGAAGTTAGAGAAGCTATGGGGTGTTAAGGTCAAAGGCTTCGTACACGATACGATGCTTTCGGAGTATTTGAGATTCTCCGGTCGTAGAGCCTTCGGGTTAGAAGCGACAGCTGATATCAGGTTCAGAGAGTTCGCCGGGTACAAAGATATTCTAGATCATTACAAGGACGAGAAGACCGGGCTGGTAAACTTCTGGACCGTGCCGATGAAGATCATCCGGGTCTACAATGGCGCGGACTGTGATTTGACGAAGAGAATTCAGAGGAGCAACAAAGGGAAGGTAAACGAGGCGCTGCTAAAAGTTCTCATTTTAGTAGCTCCAGTGCTGGCGAAGATGGAGTTGGAGCGTGGTCCGTTACTAGACTTTCAGCATGCCGATCTACTAGATACCTGGCTACCGATCAAGATAGCCTCGCTGAAAAAAGAGTTACAGAAGCTGGCTGGATATAAGTTCAATCCAAATTCACCACAACAGGTAGTCAAGATCATTTACGACGAATTGAAGCTGGGCAAGCATCTGGATGCCGAGTGGAAGAAAGATTTTCCTAGATCAACAAACAAAGAGACGATGGCCTTACTAGCAGACTTCCATCCATTTCCAAAACGGTTGACCGAGTTTAGGAAGATAGCAAAAAAGAAATCGACGTATCTCGATGCTTACCGTCGATCGGCTACATTACACGGTGGACGGGTCCGGACGAAGTGGTGGCTAACTGGTACGATCACTTGTCGGCTCAGATCGGGTGGAGAGAAGGTGAAAAAGAAAGGAGAGCCTTCGGATAAGTCAAAAGGCATTGTAAATTTGCAAAACATCCACGGTGCTGAAGAAATAGAATGTTTATTGGTATCAGACTTGAGGTGGCGAGACCTATATAAAGAATGGAGAGAACAGCAATGATCCTCAGTGGACGAGATCTGAAGTGGTACATCGAGACCGGAAAGCTAAAAATAATTCCAGTTAGAGATGATCAGTTTCAACAGAATGGGATCGACTTGATTTTGGACGAAGTTAAGCCGATGGTCGGTATATTCTCATTGGGTTGTACAAGAGAAGTACTTGAGCTCCCAGATGATTTGATGGCCTTTGTCGAGTTGAGAAGCTCGTGGGCAAGGAAAGGATTCTTTCTTCCACCAACGATCGTAGATGCCGGGTTCAAGGGAAATTTGACGCTGGAGATGCTCTCGTTTATGGTTCCACCACAAGAGGCGATTGGAGAGCGCTTTGCTCATTTGATCTTCGCCAAGACGACCAGTCCTTGTGAGCCGTACAGAGGGATGTACACAGATCAGAGAGGGATTACGGAGTCAAAGCTATGAGAAATACTAGCGTGTTGCAAGATTGGTTGGTCCAGATTCCAATTCGGATGCAGTCGACGTTGATTCTTGGGCTGCGTGGGCCAGATACGCACTGTACGCCGGGAGTCAAGACAATCACACGGTGGCTTCGCGGGCTAGCGTTCAAGCCAGGGAATCCAGATAACGTCAGAGAGTTTATGACGAAAGAGCCGGAGCTGATTTTGGAGAAAGGTCCAACAGCTAAAGAATTAGAATTCTGTACCCAACATTTCTACAGCCATCTGATGCATTCGTTGGAGGTGGTTGCTTATTGTCATCCAGATAGAGAGATATCCCGGGTAGCGCACGATCGATATACAGCGATGTGTGCGGCTTTTCATTTACCCATCGAGTCGGTACAAGAGTTTACAGAAAGACTTGGGCATAGAAGTTGGCCGGGTGGGAGTCAGCCAGATACGTTTGAAGATGCGATTAGTTTGTTGGATGGAGAAGTAAAATGAGTTTTTGGGTAGGGGTTCTTAAAGGTCAATATGAGAATCATGAAGTTTTTTCTTCTAGTAAAGATCCTGAGCCAGAAGATTTTCCAAAGTATGATTATGTAGTTGGACCATTCAGTAAAAAGAAAGAAGCCGAAAAGAAAGCTAGAGAAGAAAAGAATCAGACCGGAATGTTTCATCCTTTTCCAGGACATCCAAGATGAGTCTAGTCAGCAAATTCGGCGATCTTGATGTCTATCTTGGAGCAGATCACAGCCAGTTAGAGATTCGTGTGCTGGCTCAGATGTCAAAAGACAAGAGGCTGATCGAGCTAATCCAATCGGGAGAAGATATCCACGCATCAGTCGGACATGAGTTAACCGGGCAGCCGATTGCAAAGATCATGAAAGACAGGCCTCTCAGAACAGCAATCAAAGGGCTACACTTCGGAATCATTTACGGGTTAACAGAAGAATCGCTGTACTACCATTTGCTGAATGAGGCTTTGGAACGTGGTGAGCCATTCAACATGTCGAAGGAAGACGTAGCCAAGCTGTGGAAAGCCTATTTCAAGAGGTTCTCTGGAGTAGCAGAATTCATCGAGCACCAGCATCAGTTTGCACAAGACAATGCCTATGTGGAAACTTTGTTTGGTTTCGTCAGAGAGATTGCCATTGCTGGAGATGAGACGAGAACAACATTCTGGGCAAACCAAGCAGTTAACAGCCCAATTCAGGGAACAGCTCATCAGTTGATGTTGATTGCGATGGCGATCATCGGGATTAAGCCACAGACATACAATTTGCTCCAGCGGCCATCGATGGAAGTGCATGATTCGCTATATGTTTTCGTCAAGCTATTGAAGCTGGTAGAAGCGTACAAGCAATTTAATCAGCTGATGGAGAAAGAGATTCTGGTCTACGTAGCTAAATGGTGGCCAGAAGTAAAGTGGGTCGTTCCGTTGAAATCTGAAGCTAAAGCCGGATTCAGACTGGGAGTGATGGTCGAGTATGCTGGTGAGCCACCAGAAGAGTTTGTCGAGAAGTGGTGCCAGAAGAACCAACAGTTTCAGATTAAACTTCAAAAGGAAATGAAAAAGGAAGTTGTATAATCAATTGTCATGCCAAAGAAACCATTGATCGGCGAAGTAGACGTGCATGAGCTGCTAGATCATCTGGCTTTTGCACAAGAAGAGACAGAGTTAGCGGCTCTTGAGCAAGCGAAATGTTATATGGCTGCCGTCACTTATCGAATCAAGAAGATGCGCATCCGACAAGAAGCTGAGATGCACGCTGACAATCTGAGAACAGACTACAGTTTGAAGATGAGATTCAAGCACAAAGGGAAAAAGGGAACGACAGAACGAATGATCAGTGAGTTGGTCGAACGAGTCCCAGAACTACGGACAGCAGTAGAAGAGTTGGCAACGGCGAAGAGAATAGAAGAATGGGCGAAGGGGCTGTTGGATGCCTATGAGCACAGACGTAGTTCAATCAAAGTGTTAGCTCAGTACGCATTCATGCAAGATAATTTTAGTGGTCAGCATACAGTCGAGCAGATGAAGAACAAGCGGGAACGTTTGAAAAGATCGATGGGGAAAGAAGAGGTAGAGGAATGAGTGTGGTAGATTGGTTTGCAATTTTCTTTATAACAGTCACCAGTCTTACGGCTATTGGTTGCATGGCTCAAGTTTTGTTGGGGACAGTAACTAAGCATGCGAAAGAACTTATCGAGTTTTATTTGACTCGGAAGAAGGAGATGATTGAAGCGTTGGAAGCTGAGATGGAGGCGGATCAAACAACACAAAGTGGGAAAAAATTTCGTAGTAACTAATCACGAAAGGAAAAAAGCAAGATGGATAAAAAGGAAGCAGCAAAGGCAAAACTAAACGAGCGATCGGCAGGGAAACGATTCAAGTTGCCGGAAGGCGATACGACGTTTCGAGTCATGCCGAACGCACGTGGGACAGAGAAGGCCGAGTACATCGAGTACAGGATGCATTCGAACGTCGGCGCCCGGAAGGCTTATCTTCGTTGTGGAAAGAAGATGAGTGGAGAGGGCGAATGCTGGTTGTGTGATGAGCAGATTCCGAAGTTGGAGAAGTCACCTAAATCCCCACACAAGGCGGCAGCAGAAGCCCTAGCAGCGAAAGAGTGCTTTGCCGTCCAGATCATTTACGTCATGGATGGCAAGTGGGTCGGGCCAACGCTTTGGGAGATGTCGGGTGGGGTAGCCAACAAGCTGTTGGGTGTGATGTCGAGACGAGACGTCAGCGATCCAAAGAAGGGATATAACCTAACGATCTCTCGTAAAGGCACGACGATGACGACCACGAAGTACGGCGACATCGATCGAGACGACGAGAAGTCGGAAGTCCCAGAGAAGTTGCTGGCCAAGCTCAAGCCATTCAAGGAAGTGCTCAAGGCTTATGACGAAGCTGTCATGAAGGCCGAGTACTACGGACATGAGCAGGAGCCAGACGAACCAGAAGAGCCTGCTGAGGAAGAAGAAGTCAAACCAAAGAAGCCAAAGAAACCAGTAGTCGAGGAAGAGGAGGAGACAACAGAAGAAGAGACAACAGAGGGGGAGACCGAAGAGGAAGAAGCTCCACCGAAAAAACCAGCCAAGAAAAAGCCGGTAGTTGAAGAAGAGGAAGAAGAAGCCGGCGAGACAGAAGAGGACATCCCTGAGTTAGAGGAAGAGGAAGAAGCTCCACCGAAGAAAAAGAAACCGAAGCCAGCTGAAGAGGAGGAAGAGAGTGAGTCAACCGAAGAGGAAGAAGAAGCGCCAAAAAAGCCAGCAAAGAAAAAGCCAGTCGTTGAAGAAGACGAAGAAGAGCCTGCTCCAACGTCAAAGAAAAAGCCCAAGCCAGCCCCAGAAGACGACGACGAGTAGTCCCGGTGAGATCGTTGATAACGATCCATTGGGTGTGGGAGAAGACGTCGAAGGGGATGGAGGGGTCACAGACGAGATGTTGAAAGAGAACGAAGAAGATACGAAATGAAACAACAACAATCAACCAAGACGCCTCGTCCGCTCTCACCAGCGGACGAGGTAGCTCTTATCAGAAAAAAGCTGAAGCATTTCACGACCGAGAAACAGGTCAAGTACTGGCTAGATACCGGGAGTCCCAGACTAAACAGTATCTATGGATCAGAAGAGATGGGCATTCCCTACGGAAAGATGTTCGAGACATCCGGCTTCGAGTCTCAGGGCAAAACAGCCCAGATGAAAAAGATCGCTGGGATAGCTCAACGAGATGGAGCAAAAGTAATCTGGGTAGACTTGGAAGATAGTTGGGATCCAACGTGGGCATTGACACTCGGTTTGAATCCAGACGAAGTTTATCTTTTCCAGCCACAGATCGGAACGTTTGGGAAAGAGACCGAACAGAGACAGCACACCGCAGAAGAGCTGCTCATGGAAGTAGAGGAGCTAATCAAAAAGCTGGGTAAAGAGAATCCAGAGGGGCGGATATTCTGTTGTATAGATTCTATAGCTGCCATGCTGACAGAAGAGGAAGCGGCAGCTGGGATTCAAGAACAGAATATGAGAACGAAGGTTTCGTTAGCATCATTTCTTTCTCAGCTGCTCAGGCGGTGGGTAGCTTTCGTAGCCAACTACAATGTGATGATGATGTTCATCAATCAGTTGCGAGTAGCTCCGGGTGCTTGGGGAAATCCAGAGTACACGCCGGGTGGTAATGCTGTCAGACTCTACGCAGCTGTTCGAGTCCGGATGCGTAGAAAATCGAAGAAGATTTTGAAAGGTGGAGAACAGATCGGTATCAAAGGTACGATATCGAACTGGAAGAACAAAGCCGGTGCTGGATCGAGAGAGGGTCTCAGGATCGGTTACAAGCTCTATTTCATCGGCAAGATAAAATACATCGACGCCGAAGATGTAAAGACAGAAGGGGAGTAAGGAATGGCCGAGCAGCAAGTAGAACGTTCAAATAGTGGAGTACCATCGCGCACACAATTTTCCAGCAAAGCTTTGACCGAGCGTGCTTTGAAGAGGAAGATCGATAGCGTACTTCGTCTTCACGTCATAAAAGACCGAAACTTCATTCCAGAGGCGTCGACGCTGGTTTTGAAGAGGTGGCTCAACGGCTTGGAGTTGACGATCGCTGAAAGAGAGATCGCTTGGAGAATGACAGACGAGATTCTTTCGATGTATGAAAGAAGAATGAAACAGCTACGGACAGCGATTATAGAGTTGATGTGTAAATAAAAAGGAGAATGAGATGGCAACGAAAGCAGACAAGGACAAGATCGCAGTTGAAAAGACGACGTCACAGCAGGAAGTAGTTTTGAAATTGTGGGTGGCCGTGGCTTCTGGTGAGATGTCGATGCAGATAGCAGAGAAGCAGCTGCGTGATTACGTCGACTCACTGCCAGAAGATCAGAAGGAAGAGTTCCGGTTCAAGGCGAGAACATTCGGTCGGCTGTTGATGTCAGTGACAGAAGCCTTTTCCCAGGTGTTGACCGTAATAGCAGCTGGGCAATGAGTTTGGCAAGGTAAGGTGTGGCAAGGTTTGGTAAGCTCGGGTGTGGTTGGGTTAGGTCTGCTAGTGTGGGGTAAGGTGGGGATAAATGATCGAGACTTGGATTCTGAATCATAAGATACTAGCACCAGTATTGGCTCTGGTGCTGTCGTTTGGTTTTGTCGAAGGGGTACACAGGCTGGTTTGGTGGCACAGAAAGCATGGGAGTAAGTGATGGAAGAGAAAGAGTTGATCGATTCTTTTCATCGTCTCTGGTACTCGAAGGGCCAGCTCCAGATGAGAATTGGAGAAGGTGACGATCAAGTTGTCGTGCAGTTGGATGCGAACTATTGTGGTAAGTATCTCATTCAGAAGAATCCGCTCGATCTCTGGATCTACCAGGAAATTCTGTGGGAGTGTAAGCCAGATTTGATAGTAGAGATGGGTACAGCATCAGGAGCCTCAGCATTGTTCATGGCTCATGTTTTGGATTTGATTGGCAACGGGCAGATCATTACAGTCGACATTGACAATCGGCTGGGGATTGTGCCACCACACGATCGGATTACTTACGTCGTCGGGGATTCAGTCAATCCATTGATACGTGACGAGATCCAGAACAGGACAGATGGAAAGAAAGTGATGGTCATTCTAGATGACGATCATAGTACGCCACATGTGATTCAAGAGTTGATGATGTATTGGAGGTTGGTGACATCAGGTCAGTATTTGATTGTGGAGGACACGAACGTGGACGCTCCTCTAAATTTCGGTTATGGACCAGGTTGGGCGGTAAAAGAGTTTCTTAGTTTGTATAATGAACAGTTCGAGGTAGATCGAAGACGTGAGAAGTTTTTGATGACTTGGAATCCGGGTGGGTATCTTAGAAGAAAATAGCACGAAGGGATAGCACGATGAAACGTACGTTAGCCCATACATTACGTCCTAAACGTCTCAGCCAGTTGATTGGGCAAGACACGCTGGTCGCGACAATCAGAAATCAATACAGCAGTGGTAGAGAGCCATCGGCCTGGTTATTTGTCGGACCTACTGGTACGGGCAAAACATCAGTGGCTAGGATTTTGGCTGTCTCATTGCAATGTACACATGCCGAATTCGGTGAGCCTTGCGACGCTTGTCTGGAAAAGAAAAACGACTTCTCGATCAGAGAGATCAACGCCTCAGAAAATTCCGGTGTGGATGAGATCAGAAAGATAGCTCAGGGTTCGATGTATCTACCGTTAGAAGGTTCTAGACGAAATGTTTTTATGTTAGATGAGGCGCAGAGACTTTCCAGAGATGCCCAGAATCTATCGCTCAAATATTTAGAGGACGCACCTGAGTCGACGGTATGGATTGTCGGTACGACAGAAGAGAATAAATTGCTGCCAGCAATTGTCAGGAGATGTGAGAGGGTGCAGTTGAAGTTGCTCCAGGCTGACAATATCTTGAAGTTGGTCAAGAGGGCTTTCAAGTTTGTAGGCGAGGTAAAGAAAAAACCTGAGCCGCTGGTAGCCAGTTTATGGGAAGGAAGGATTCAGTCGCCTGGATTGATTTTGAATGCAGTGGAGTTATATCTAGCTGGACAGACTTCGAAAGAGGCAGTAAGGAATATCGGGTTTGGAGCAGACACGCTGGCAATTTGTAGATCATTGGAGAAAGGAGATTGGGATGCCATCCGTAAGGAAACGAAAGAAGCGACAGCTGATGACCTTCGAGGGATTCGTGCACAGGTTTCTGGATACTTGCGAAGATGTTTGGAGAGAGCGATACCGGGTCCACGCGCCGGAGAATTCGCAAAAGCCATTGGTAGAATGGCACAAGTTGATAGCTACACGGATGCGACACAGGGACCAGCAACTGTTGCCGTACTTTATGAGCTCTGCCAGATTTTTGCGGGACCGATAGCAGATGACATAGATGAGGTCAAGCACGATGATTAAAGTAAAAATGAAGGATGCTGAGGGCCACGGTTACTGGTTATACGAAGACGGGCAGTTTGTTTTAGCGCTCAGAGATAAGCCAGCAGTTGGAGCACAGTTCAGAACGATCGCATGGTTGCGAAAAGGAGTATATGCTCTCAGTCATCCTCACTGGCATAAACAACACAGTTGTTGGTACCCCAGTCGGTTCCCACTGCTGAAGACAGTTTCGTATGGGATAGAGATCATTTTTGTAAATGAGTTGGTGGATGGTGAGACGTTCAGTGGCTTCGTTCATCCAAAGGTTTTGACAAAAAGAAACGTGCAGTGGCATTCAACGGGCTATGAGATTCAGTTGAAGCTGATGCCGAAGGATTTGAAAAAGACGAAAGAAGAAGCGACTGAGTATTGGGAGAGTTTGTGAAGGTTCTAGTCACATCAGATTGGCAAGCAGACTACGAGAATCTAGATCTCTGTAAGCAAGCAGCTGAAGAAATTCTACAGCTACAAAGCAAGTATGGGTTTAAGGTTATCGTACTAGCCGGAGATTTGAAACACGCATACAATCCAGTAGACGTCCGGGTTGTAAATTTCTGGTTGCGTACGATTGGTAAGTGGGAGAACGCTGGATTGCTTGTCGGTATTGATCTAGGCAATCACGATAGGGTGGGAATGCATGTCGACAAACAAAACTGGCTTCCAGTACTTCGTAAAGGCGGAGCAGCAGCTTTCGATGATCCTGGATTCCTGGAAGTGGGAGGGGCCTATCGGGTTGCATTCCTTCCTTTTCGCAGCAATCCAATTTTGCTTAAAAGAGAAGCACATGACCTGGCAAAACGTACAAGACCTGAGACAGATGTACTTATTTTTCACTCAGACTTGCAATCGGCGCGTTACAATGTATTGTCTTCCTCGCAATCGAAGGACGTGGTATCACCTGAAGATTTGTATCCAGGAAGGTACCTTTATTGTGTCGGCGGGCACATCCACTTTCAGCAAAGAGTGGCGGAGAAGGTATGGTATGTGGGTAGCCCGTTCGCGACCGATTGGGGCGAGGCAAATCAAAGAAAAGGTTACATCCTGATTGACTTCGAGAAGAAAACGCTCAAGAGAATTCGTTCTACTATTCCAGGTTGGTACGATCCAGGTTGGCCAGGATTTGAAGAAGCGAAGCCAGAGAGTTGGCAAGGAGCCAAGATCAGAATCAAGGTTCCTTGCGAGGGAGTGCAACATGTCAGAGAGAATCTTGACAAAGCGCGACTTGAAGCTGTTAGAAAGTATGCAGGTGCTGAGATTGTTGTCGTACCTGAATTTATCGAAAGCAGTGGCTCAGCAGCTGGCAAAATTCGGCTCGACTTCCCAGACGAGAAAAAGATACGCGTCTTTGTACAAGAAACTTTGCCGGATGAATTGAGAACACATGAAAAAGCCATTAGAAAATATCTCGTTGAGCAGTTGGCGCTTGTCGGAGGGTTACAGAGGGAGTCTGGTGAACTCAAGTTCAGTAGCATTAAAGCTAGAAACTTTCTCAGTTACAAAGAGCTTGCCATTAGATTCGAGCCGGGACTCTGCGTTGTGGCTGGAGAGAATAGAGATTGGAAAGGAAGGTCAAACGGTGCCGGTAAATCTAGTTATCTCCAGCCAATAGCTGTCGCTCATTCTGGACAGACTTTCAAGCAACAGAAGCACGATGGTTGGATGAGAAGAGGTACGAAAAAAGGTGAGCTATGTGATGTGCGGCTTTGGTTCAGGGATGCTCAAGACAGAGAATGTTATCTGAGACGAGCACGTCAGCCAAAAGAGCTAAAGCTGAAAGTGGGTGGGGAAGTAGTCGAGTCCGGTAACAGACCAGAGAGCACACAGAAGCTGATTGAGCAGGTAACTGGCTACACTTGGGAGACGCTAGCGAATGCAATTTACATAGATCAAGCCAGTTCCCATTTGATGTTGACGGGAACTGAATCACAGCGGAAAGGGTTTCTGGCCAAGTTACAGAACCTGGAACGGTTTGAACGGGCAGAGAAAGCGATACGGGACCAGAAATCGGACTTCGAACGGAGATATGAGTTAGTTTGTGACAAGCTGCAATCGATTTCTACAGAGGAAAAGAACCTACTTTCAACAATATCCGATGCCAAACAGATTTTGGCTGTAAACCGAGATGTGAAGGTTATTTTCAAACGTACGAAAGCTCAGCTTTTGGAGAAGAAAGAAGAGTTACGAGTCTGGGAATCAGAAGCTGAGACTCAGTTTGCAAAGCTGGAAAGAGAGATTGGGAAGTACGATGCCGCTGAGAAGGATTTGATCAAGAAGAGATCAACGACGAGTGAGCGGCTGAAGGTACTGGAGAACAGAATAGAAAAATTCAAGAAGCTAGAAGGGACTTGTCCAGTCTGTGAGCAGATCATAGACGAGAAGCTCATGAAGATTGCTATTCCAGCAATCGAGGAAGCTGCCAGAGCTTTGAGAAAGCAACTGGATGGCTACGCTGAGATGGACATGAAAATTACAGAGGCTGCTGGTAAGCTAGAAGAGAAGAAAGAGGCATGGCAAGAGAACGAAGAGCTGGAGATAAAGATAGCCAAGCTGAGTAGTGAGTTGGAGAAGCTCAGATTCGAATGGGAGCAATACCAAAAGCAACAGCAGCTGATCGACAGTCTGTTGAAGAAAGTAGTAGCTTGCCAGGAACGGGGTGGGAAGCTAACACAACAGAAGAACAAGATCGGTAAATGGCTCAAGGTGCTGAAATATGCACAGACAGTCTTTCAGAGAAACGGGCTACCAGCTTATCTCAATGAACAGATCTGTCCAGAGTTGAATCAATCAGCTGCAGAGTATTCTGAGTTATTTGCACAAGGAGAGATTCAGGTTCGCTTTGCAGTAGACGAAGAAGGTATGACGGATGTGAGAGTAATTAACGCTCATGGTGGAGAGGAAGTAAAGGATCAGTCGGAAGGTGAAATGAAGATGGCTTCGTTGATTACGTCCTTCGCCGTCCGGTCGACAGCACCAAAGACGAATCTATTAATTCTGGATGAGCCAGGAGATGGGTTGGATGCTATCTCAGCTAGAAGTTTTGCGAGAGGATTGAAGAAGATAGTGGGGAGGTTCGGCACGATACTTTTAACTACACACAATCCAGCAATTCTTTCTGAGCTAGCAGATGCCAAGTTGGTAGTAGTTAGAAAACAGAATGGAGTTAGCGAGGTGGTAGATGGTTAAGCGTGATTGTGGTATATGCGTAAATTGTAGGAGACGAGCGGAGATGGATGAGGATGAGAACATAGTTGGGTTAGAGTGCTTGGATCCGATAGTACTCATGAAGAAAGCGGCTCAAAAAGAGCCAGAGAAAATTAATCACCCCAGCCATTACGGTGGCGACACAGTTTATGAAGCGATCAAAGTGATCGAGGCTTGGGGACTTGGATTCCATTTAGGGAATGCAGTGAAATACCTTTGTCGCTTCGGAAAGAAGGACGATAGAAGGGAGCCAATAGAAGATCTTCGCAAGGCGAGATGGTACATAGACAGAAAAATTCAAGAGATGGAGAAGGCAGATGTTCATCAAGATCACTAGGCTTTTGCCAGAAGGCAAGAAGACAATAGCGGTAATCAACACAGCCAACATTTCCTATGCTCAGCCTACGATGGGTACTCTAGATCTAGAACTAGATGGAATCTACATCAAGCTGATCAGTGGTGATGAGTTGGTAGTAGATGTAGCTGAGTTTGCACAGCTTTACCAAGAAAGACTTTCCAAGGAGGGGTGAGCATGAACGTAGTGATCGTTGGGGCACGGGAAAGAATGCAAATCGATGGGCAGCCACTGGACAAAGACAAGGAGGCAATCGAATCTTTAATCAAGAAGCTGGCACAGCAGTATGGTCGCAGTTTGAATATGATCTCAGTCGGCTGCGATAAAGGCATCGGCAAGATCGTCAGAGACTTTTGCATAGCCAACAGCATCATCTTTGTCGAGAACAGAATGAAGTTGGAGGGCAAAGATATTCCCAGAAGCTTTTTCGTGCACGTTTTCCAGGCCAGAAATGCCGCGTTGGTTGCTTTGGGAGATGAGTTCTATGTTTTCAAAGGACCAAATGAGAATGGGATTGTAGAAGGAATCATTCCGATGGCGATCGACAAAGTGAAAGAAGAAAGAGTGCATGTGATGGAGTCAGAACGATGAAAGACGAGCAGTTTGCCAGTAGAGTCAACGAAGTTTTGCAAAAGGAATTAGAAACGCCAGAGAAATGGCTGTATGTTTCTTTCGCTACCGAGACGGAGTTTTGCGGTGCCGTTGTTATCCAGGCACATGGTTTGACAGACGCTTTGATGAAGATCAATGCGCTTGGAATAAATCCGCATGGAGAAGTTTTGGCGTTTCCAATTCCTGACGACGGATCGTTTCAGATGCCAGAAGAGAAATTCAGGAATGTATTGCTCAGCAAAAAGCAAGTAAAAGAGTTGTGGCCAGATGCGATGAGCATCAGGGAGTTCGAAGAAGAACAGAGGGGATAAAAGAATAGAACGCAGAAATTCCAATCATGGAGAATCCAGAGATGGGATTTATGCCCGGTCCGCTGAATCCGAATTGGAAGGGTGGGAAGACAACAACGACAGACGGTTACATCAGAATAACAGCAGGAGAACACAGGGGAGAGTTGGAGCATAGAATGCTCTGGGAAAGGAAACACGGAAAGATTCCCAGAGGTTTTGATGTTCATCATGTCAATGAGATCAGAAACGATAACAGGGATGAAAATTTCGAATTGAGAGAATCAACGCCACACAGAATGGAGGTAATCCAAAGGATCAACACAAAGAAAAGAAAAGGCTTGACATAGTATGGTCAGTTATGTTATTCTTTCGGCATCGGCCATAGAAGCCATTTGAGTCGACAAAAAACTGGTAGCTAGGTTGCGCGGCTTAGCTACCAGTCCCACTGTAACAAGAAGAAAAAGCTAGCACGGCGCAGTGATACAGCACGATGGGTGGCTGTCGAAAAGGTGCTAGTGCAAAGACGGTACCCCAGTCCTGTAAAGTCGCAGGGAAGACATTCTGTCTTCCCGATTCCAAAAATTTCCCAAACAGCAGTCTAGATAGAGGACGAGCATGTCTGAACTAAAAAAACGAATTGAACAGAACAGAAAGAACGGAGCCAAAGGAGGCAAGCAGACTGCCAAGCTGCTGGACGATGATGGAAAAGAGAATCGTGCCAGGGCGGGTGGCACAGAATGCTTGCTGAGATATGGTAGAGAGTTTTATCGTAGCATCAGAGCCATGCGAGTAGCGTAACATGGCAACGAGTGCAAGAGCAGTGAAAGGAAAAGGACCAAATTCCAGTAAAGCGGGACGAAATCCTGCAAAAAGCCGGGGAGGAACGTACGTAGGGATAGCTGAACAGATTAGAATGTGTGAGCAGTATGTAGCCGGTGGACCGAATAACAGCATCAGAAAAATAGCCAAGAGATTCAAAAGAGATGAAGCTACCGTTGCAAAGATTGTCAAGTCAGAGACAATGGAGCAGATGGCAGAGAGTTGTAAGAAGTCTCTGATAATGAATGCAGCCGAGAAGATAGTGGAGAGACTGGATTATGAGTTGAGTAAGAAAGACAGCGTCAATGGAGCTCATGTAGCTTTAGAGTTGGCAGATCGTTTGGGCATAGCACCCAGGCTGAACAGATCAGGTATTCTAGAAGAGTATCTGAGAAAGATGAGAGAACGTGCTGGACAATCAGCTCCACCAGAAAGACAGCTACCAGAAGATGTGAGAGTAGCGGCAATAGTTAGCCGATTGACAGAGATGACATTAGAACGTGGAAGATTATTTGGCATGCCGATGCCCGAGCTGGATGAAGTTAAGGATGATATTCCGATCACGGTGAATGTGCTGAAGAAAGAGCAAGCCGAGTAGGAGTCTCAGATGGGCATCCCAGCTACAGAGAAGGATAAAGCGACGGATTTGCTGTTAGAAAAGATCAATGGACTGGATCGTCTTACAGATAGCAGATTCAAAGCAGGGGAATCTGCTGTGATGGCTGCTTTGGCAGCTACGAAAGAGTTGACAGCAGCAGCATTCGCGGCCAGCAAAGAAGCCATCATTAAAGCAGAAGAGGCACAGAAGGCTTACAATGTCAGCCATAACGATTTGATTCGGAAACAAGAGATGATGATTCCAAGGCCAGAGTTTGATCGGGTAACAACAGACTGGAGAGATAAGTTCGATAATTTGAAAGAAGAGATAGCAGATTTGAGAGAATCCAGAAGTCAGCAGCAGGGAGGAGCGGTAGTGCAACAGAAATCCCAGACACAGAGCAATTGGATAATCGGATTATTGGTAGTGGCTGGATTGCAGCTGGTCGGTATGTTTATCGAGATCGCGATTCTGATTTTCAGAGGTAAATAAACAAGCTAGAGGGAATGGGGGAAAATGGCGACCACAACAGTTGTACGGGAAAGCGATCCACTTGGCTTTGTTCCACCGCCAAGATACCAGATCCAGCCGAGTCCTTGGATGACCGTTTTGGTAGTATTGATGACATGGCTAATGAGCGCAGCCATGACGTATGGAATTCTTAGCACGAAGATCCAGTATCTGGAAGATAGAGTTACTACGTTGGAGAGGCATCAGCTGGAGATGTTGGAGAATCAGCTGACCAGAGGTGAGTACGAAAGATATACGATGGAAAGAAAGGCCGAGGAAGAGAAACGGTTCGAATGGATACAAGAGAAGCTGGAAAAGCTTTCACGGAGATAGATCATGAACGATGCAATGAGTCAAGGCGATCAACTAGCTGTCAAACTAGACTGTGGACATCCAAACAAGAAAGCCGGCGAGTTGTGCGAGTTGTGTGGACGGACAGTACCGGGAGTAGCGGCTCAAGCAGCTGAGCCTACATCGCCCGAGTCAAAGCCTGAACCAGCAGCTCACTAAAGCAATAGGAGTTCGGAATGGAAGAGACGAGAGATATCTACAGTCAAAAACATGCCACGCAAGACATGATTCGCTTTCGTGGCTGCATTGAATTAGCCTTGCTCAACGCAGCAAATCACGATGTGTTGGAGAAGAGAAAGATCGAGAACACGGTCGTGACGTCTGGACGGGCATGGGTACTGTCGATGATCCTGAGCAGTTCGCCGGGCACATCGACGTTCAATGCCATCGCAGTCGGTACCAGCACCACAGCACCAGCGACGTCGGACACACTGCTTGGATCGGAAGCCTTGAGAATCTCGATCAGCTCGTTTGCGACATCGGGATTGACGGCCAATCCACCCAGTTGGCAAGCTCAGGCGACTTTCGCAACGAACCAGGCCAACACAACACTCGGAGAAGCCGGCTTGTTCAACAGCACAGCAGCGAACGTTCAGACCATGTTGTCCCACGTAACTTTCGCCACGATCAACAAAACAACAAGCAACACACTCGCGATCAGCTATACCATCAGCAATTAGTACAGAGGAGCCAGCCCGATGGATTCCGACGCAGAAGTGAAGCGCAGGAAGACGGTCGCCTTTCTTGTCGTACTGACGATCGTCTTCATCGGAACGTTCTTTACGGGACATCCGATGGTGGACAAGATCAGCCACGCAGCGATAGTGGCTTTCATGGCCACGAGAATCTTCATCAGTTATCTGTAGAAAGGAGACGGCTCAGTGCATGAAATGCGAAGGTTGTGGGAAAGAAATTCCGATACAGGAACAGGAGTATGAAGAGATCGGAGGCGAAAGCATTCCCCGCCCGTGCAAAGATTGCCAAGAGAGACTAAAGAAAGAAAGCAAAGAGTACAACGAGAAGTATGAATCGCCAGCAAGGAGACAGAAGAAAAAGGGTAAGAATTAATGGGAAGACGATCATCTGGATTTGTATAATTGTACTGCTGGCGACGTGGTTGTTTGCAATTAGACTGAAGTACATGACAGAAGCACCGTAAAAAGGCCCAGCCCGGAAAAGAAGGTTTTATGATTGGCTTCATGGTCGAGTTTGTAATCTTCGTAGTTTGTGTGGTGATCATCGTTCTCATATTCAGATGGGGAATGGCCAAGTTGGGTTGGACGATAGATCCAACATTGAATATGATAATCGGGTTGGTCATTTTCTTGATCTGCTTGATGTTCTTCTTGAACTTGACTGGGCATTTGACCGGTAACGGGTTCCGTTGGTAAGGAGAGGACACATGGCAAACAAAAAGAAACTAAAGCCAGTAGCAAAGAAGATCAAGATCCTAAAGGTCGAGCCGGTAGAGGGCGAGCCAGAGAAGCAAAGAGTGGAGTTGGAAATAGAAGGCGCGCCAATAGCTCTACCAGATCATCCGATACAGTTGCCTGTCGAGTTGGCAGCACCAGAGTTCCTGGCCTTAGGAACATTAGACGCTCAGCATATCCCAGAAGAGAAGAAAGGAATCATCGCCTGGCTGAAGAGCTGGTGGGACTAAATGAGAAAGACGCTGACAGATTTAACCAGCTTAACTCGCGTAGCTGCCCAGTCGCAGTTCCGGACGGTAGCGAACGCAGTCGAGTATGAGAGTCTGTCAGCGTACAGTCCTCAGAACATTGCAGCCTGGTTGTCGCATGTAGGTATCAGTTGGTTCAAGCCGAGACATAAATTTCTGAGCTATACGCTTCCAGATACCGGAGTCTATCGGATGGAAGCTGTGGCTAAGATAGCTCTGGTAGCAGATTGGGGAACGGGAACAAACGAAGCCGAGAAGGTAGCAGCGCAGATCAATAAGTTCGCTCCAGATCATTCGATCCATTTGGGAGACGTGTACTACACGGGTACGGAGCAAGAGATCAATGAGAACTTTCTGGGAGTAAAGACGGGTAAGTATGAGCCGGTAGCCTTTCCACATGGAACAGAAAACACTTTCGCTCTTTGTGGCAATCACGAGATGTACACGAAAGGGAATGCCTACTACGACGTGCTGTTGCCAGCGATTGGTCAGAAGGCCTGTTACTTTTGTCTAGAGAACGACTACTGGAGGATCATTGGTATAGATACAGCATGGAATTCCACGGGACTAGATCTCGGGCCTTTCCAGCCAAGCTGTAAGATGCCGGAGGAAGTGATGTCATGGTTGGCTACTTTAAAGCTGGAGAACGAAAAGAGGGGGCTCATCGTTCTCAGCCATTATCAGCCTTGGTCTTCTTTCGAGAGTTGGTACAGCAATGCAGCCAAGCAACTGGCACAGTTCATCAAGAAGACAGTTCTATGGTTCTGGGGGCATGAGCATAGGATGGCAATCTACAAGAGGTATTCAGTCGGTGGACTTACAGCTCATGGAAGGCTGATCGGACATGGTGGGATGCCAGTTCAGTTGAAGAATCCAGACAACAGCAAATGCTATTGTAGCTTTACAGACTTGAGGGAGTATCCAAACGAAGAAGGTCTGACGGTCGGCTACAATGGTTTCGTCAGGTTGGCTTTATACAGAGAGAGTCTGGTAGCCGAGTACGTAGACTTGAATGGGACAGTGGTCATTACAGATCTATGGACGCCGGGAGACTTGGTTTGATCGTCAACAAGCAAGTAAGAACGAAAGGTTTGGGGTTGAAGGAGTTCCTGGCAAGGAAGAGAAATGCTGCATTGGTGGGCGATAACAGCAGCGGTATTGTATCTGATCTCGTTGGGGATTCTGTTGTGGTATCTGGGGAGAAAAAGAAGAAAGAGGAGAACAGGACGATGAGCAAGTATCTTTGTACGTTCAGTGGTAAGTTCGGAGACATCTTGTGGAGTCTACCGACAGCTAAGTTTATATCAGAACGGATAGTCAATGCGCGAGTAGACTTTGCAACGATGCCGTACTATCAGACGCTGCTGCCATTGTTGGTAGAGCAGAGTTACATTGAGAATGCATTCGTTATGGAAAGCTGGCTAAGGACGCACAGCAATCACGGCGATCAGCCTTGGCAGCCGCCAGAGAATGCCGAAGTGGCTACAACCTTGTATGAGAGCTGTTGGCATCTGGGATACAGAGCCCATCCGGGCATCAGTGCTCCAAGCATGCCGCTGCTACAGTTTGTAGCCTATCAGCAGGGCATCCAGTTACCAGCTGAGTATGGAACGAATTTCATAGATGTATCAGATCAGCCAGCAGAGGAAGCCTACAAGATTATGTTCTCCAGTGGCTCAATGGAACAAGTGATCAAAGAGAATCGGCTGGTAACGTATTCGTTCAACGAGCAGTACAAAGAACAGAAGCAAAGATTTCAGGAAGCGCTATGGTCGATCGGTAACAAAGAAGGCTTCGAATTTTTCAACGTCGGAGAGGTCGGATGGAAAGAGGCAGCATGGTTGATCAAAAAGAGTCTGGTGTATGTGGGCTGTAGGTCGGCAAATTGGGTACTGGCGAACGGGGTGGGCAAAAAGACGATCACTTACGAGCCACATCCCAGCCGGCACAAGGCTTGTCATCTTGGCCCGGTATTCGGCAATCCGTTCGGCTCAGAGTTTGCACTACCGTTCAATATGTCAGAGTCCTTGGCAGCTGAGACGACAGTCAGCTTGATGAAAAAGATGCGGGAGGAGATGGGAGTTAGTGTCTAAGCCTTACGCACAGACGCAGCAGTACAAGCTTAAGAAAGGCGTGCTGAGTAGTCACTGTCTGGCTTGCATCTTGGGACATTCCGTCGAGCTATTACAGAGTGGTAGACGGGTTCATTTCAGTAAAGACAGAGCTGGCTTTCATTTTTGTGGAGATGAGAACTGGAAAAGAATGAATCCAGATTACAGAATGCCTGAGCTGGAGAAAAGTACAGTTCAGTAAGGGGGAGAATATGAAATTCTTAGCATGGTATTTCGGATATTTGGTTTACCTATTTAAGCAAGGGTGTGGTGGCCACGCTTGGGTGGGAAAGAAAGAGAGCGTACCAGACGGGTGTTACGTCGGAGATAAGTAGATGGAAAGATGTTCAGATCCATACGGCTGTGGTTGTAGAGGAGTAGCCGTGGCTGGGATGAGAGTCTGGACAATAAAGCATTATCCAGTCTTCAATGAGCCGATGGAGATCGAGCATTTGTGGATTAATCTTTGTCGAGATTGTATGTATTGGAATTGTGATCACGATTGGGAAGGCGAGGCCAGATGGTCCAGCTGCGCCGACGAAAGCAATATCAAGATGTGTTGCGCTGAGCCAATAAAAGCGGGTGAGTGGTGGAAAGATATCAGAGGCCAAGATCGATCAATAACGTTTGCCTCAGAGTCAGACGCATTACAGTTTCTAGCTCTGGGCAGACAGAACGTAGAGCCGGAGTTGCAAAGGATGTATGACGTAGTTCAGAAAAGAATGGAGACGACAAGATGAAGAACTTCACAGACGTTGAGTTAACAGAACTAGCAGACTGGGCAGAGGCACAAGAACGATCGGAGCCACATCCGGATGCCAAGAAAGCTTTCGGAGCGATCAGACAAGGAGCCGATTGGCTACTGCGTTTCAGAATCAAACAAGCGCAACAGAAGCTGGAGCAAGCCGGTAATCCAACAACGAAGACCGGGAAGACGCAATGAGTCAGACAGTCATCTGTGTCAAATGCAAAGAGTGTCAAAGACTAGCAACGACGAACATGAAGTGGATCACAGTGACGAAGACAGATCAGGACGAGAAGAAAGAGTTGTATTGCATCTGTGGTGGCAAGGAATGGATCTTCGTTGAGATGGCTACAAACATGATCGGTCCGGAAGTATTGGTAATCAACAAAGAGATGATCAAGCTCTAGCCGTGGCAACGTGGAAACAATGGAAGCTGATGAAGAGAAATCAGCGAGAGAAAGAGAAACTAGTATCACCAGCTGGTAGACTGTTGAAGGATATGCCAGCTTGGCAAGTATCAGCAAAGAAAGCACAACCAAAAAGGAGAGCAGACTAGAATGACGCAATATCCGAATCGCACAGGACTCATGGTTGGTGTTCCGCTATCTGGTAATCCATTGGTGCCGGAGTGGGCGTTTTCGTTTCATTCGCTGCACCCGCCGATGGATTACAACGTGGAATATGCCGTGATCACTGGACAGCCAGTAGATCAAGCGAGACAAACAATCGCTGAGTCAGCAGTTGCCAAGAAAGTGAAGTTCTTATTCTTCATCGACGAAGACGTAACGATCCCAGCTCATGCGATCAGACAGTTGATCTATCACATGGAGCATTTTCCAAAGGTAGCAGTAGCGGGAGCAATCTACTGCCACAAATCGCCACCTAGCATGCCGATGGTTTTCAGAGGTAACGGAGCCGGTCCGTACTGGGATTGGAAAGTCGGAGAGGTCTTCGACATCAGTGGTATTGGCATGGGAGCTACGTTGATCAGAGTCGATGCGTTGGTCAATTTGCCCAAGCCTTGGTTTAAGACGATCGACTCGGTGGAACGCTACATGGATGGGATTCCACAGGGAGATCTTTGGACAGAGGATTTGTACTTCTGTAAGCTGGTCAAAGACGCCGGGTTCGATATCATAGCCGACGGTGGACTACTATGCGATCATTGGGACGCCAAGACACATACGCCCTACAATTTGCCAGCACACAGTAAGCCAATGAGACGGACAGAAGTACCGGTCGGCACGAAAAGGATTGTTGATCTCGGCTCTGGTCCGATGAAGGACAGCTACAACACGCAAGAAGGAACAGTTCTAAGAGTAGATATCAGAGAAGAGGTGGCACCAGATTACAGATGCGATCTGCGCTGCCTGCCATTCGGTAACAAGGAATTCGATATAGTTTTCTCCAGCCACGTACTGGAGCATTTTCCAAGGAACGAAGTCGGCAAGGTACTAGACGAGTGGATCAGAATTATGAAAGACGATGGTGAGTTCCGGCTCATCGTTCCGAATCTGGCTTGGGCAGCCCAGCATATCTTGAACAAAGAGATCGACAACGATGTGATGAATGTGCTGTACGGAGCACAGAGCTATGAGCACAATTATCACAAGTGTGGTTTCATCGAGCAGACGATCGAACAGTTGTTGGCCGAGCGGGGGTTCAAGAAGTTTGTGTGGGATTTCAACAATTATCATATGTTCGTGCGGGCCTGGAAAGTACCACCAGCTGAGTCGATAGCTCCGGGAGAGGTAGCACCGATCTCGAGAGTAGCCGCTGACAGCTTTGTAAGAACAGATGAGAATCCGATTGTACAGTTAACAGACGAAGGGGAAGAGGAACTAGAAGTACAGAAAGAGATGGATCGTGTGATGAGTGAAGTAGATCATGCGACGGTAGAGATGCCTCCGACGTTGGCGGAGTTAGTACAAGTTGAAAAGGGACTAGTAGAAACGATGGAAGAAGTGAAAAAGGAGAGCTAAGATGAGAAAAAGAATGGCAGTGGTAGCGAGTTTGTTGATGACGTTGCTGTTGTTGACGGGCTGTCCGAATGGGACAGCATCGTTGACGAGTGTAACGCCAAGTAAGATCACAGAAGGTTCACCAGCAGTAACGTTAACGATCGTCGGAAAGAATTTCGTACAGCCGGTAACGATCGGTTGGAATGGAACGGCACAGATCGATTCGCTGGTGACAACGTTCGTCAGTTCAACAAAACTGACGGCTGTGGTGCCCGCATCTTTCTTAACAGCGCCGGGTACAGCAACGATAGTAGCTTTTCAAACGGGGCAGAATCAGACGGTGACGCAGCCGTTGACGATTACGATAGCCAGTAATGTGCCGACGCTGACCGCAATGAGTCCACAGCACATCATTTCCAATCAGACGTCGACAACGTTAACATTGACGGGAACAAACTTCACAAGTTCGTCGGTAGTAGACTGGAATTCAACAGCACTGACGACAACATTTGTCAGCTCTACACAGTTAACAGCTTCACTAGCTCAATCTCAGTTTCAGACGTCGGGAGTACAGAAGGTAACGGTAGTCAATTCCGGTGGAACATCGAATGCGCTGAACTTTACAGTCGTAGCGCCGCTGACGATCACAACAGCATCTTTGCCCGGAGGTACAGTAGCGACAGCTTATTCAGCAACACTGGCAGCGACGGGTGGTACGTCGCCATATACTTGGTCGCTATCAGCCGGTACGTTGCCGGCGGGATTGACGTTGAGTCAATCGACAGGAGTGATCAGTGGTACGCCGACAGCAGCGGGAACGGCTTCAATCACAGTTCAATGTGTAGATTCGACCGGTACGTTGGCGATAAAGAGAATCGGTCCGCAGCCTCCGGCAAAGAAGCATTAAAGGAGAAGCTAGATGAAGAAGTTTCTAATCAGACTAGCTTTAGTAGTAGCACTATGGCTGTTCGCTGGGATTCCATTGCTAGCACAGAATCAGAACGTAACGGTGCAGTATGGAATTCAAATCAACGGACAGCCAATAGTGCAGTTCAGTCCGACGAGTCTGACATTTGGAAACCAGAACATAAATACGACAAGCGCTTCGCAAGCCATCACGATGACGAATGCCGGGACAGCGACACTTACGATCACTAGTCTAGCAGCCAGTTCACAGTATGCCGAGACAGATAATTGCGTTGGTGCCTTGGTAGCCAATGGGACTTGTACGATCAATGTGACGTTTACGCCGACAGTGGCCAGTGTAGTGAGTGGTACGATAACGGTGACAGATAATGCACCGACTGGCAATCCAAATACAGTTTCGTTATCTGGCACGGGAGTCAGCCCAAACGTTACAGTACCGGTAGACGCTTACATGAATTTCGATCTAGCGACTCCATCAGCTCCCGGAACGCAGTTGACTAGCCCCATTTTGTTAAATGGGACAGCTGGTTCAGTGCTGAGTGGGTGGGGTTCTTCTGGGACAGCAGCCAACATGCAGGTCGGGTTGCACAATCCTAAATGTTTTTTGAAGAATACGTTGACAGTTGGAGGCGTTACCTACTCTCCAGGAATGACGTCGCAGTCTTTCAAGCTGATAACGACAAACAACAATACCTTTTGGACTGGGAACTACAACAGCTCGGGACATGCAAAGATTGTCAGCTCCGGTTGTCTAACGATACCGACGAACGTAACTGGTGGTCCGATGGATATAGACAATATCCAGGACGCTGGTGGATTCGTTCAGTGGCTGCAAATAAACACTGGTGCAACGACAATGGATGTAGAAGTATCGCCGAGTCCAGTTACGGCGAATATCAATGTCAACGCCGGAGAGTCCTATCACTTCACGATGCTTGACGATGAAGTGAATGGGAAAGCCTGTTTCGCGGTATATCAATGGAACTATCCATATACTCAGCAAGGTCCAATCGGAACAGGTCCGGGTGGATCACAGTGTCACACACAGACGACTTCAACGGCTATCACAGCCGTACGTCTAGGAAATGCAGAAGCTGGAACTTGTAGTGGTTGTTCCTTGTCTTTCGAGAATTTAATTTTTGATTCTACCAACGCTTTGTTCCCAGTAGTGCCGACATACTCGGCATTACCAGCGCCGATCATTCCGCCATCGCGATCGATCGATTGGACGAAGGCTGGAGTTACTGGTGGAATCCCGACGCGCACGAACGTCTGTACAACGCTTGGAACAGCCGGACAGCTTCCTGTATTCGTACAGGCTGTGACAGCAGCACAGATCATTTCCGCTATCAATTCCTGTGGTCAGAACAATGTCGTGTTGTTGAATCCAGGAACGTACAATTTGACAGCTCAGTTGACGATTACGAATATAGCAAACGTCACGCTGAGAGGTTCTGGAGCCGACCAGACGATTTTGGTTGGGAGTGGCATTGGCACGACTTGTGGAACCGGTCTGCCGGTGATTATATGTGTTCGAGCCACGGATGGAAACTATTCAGGCGGACCGACGAATACAGCTAGTTGGACGGCCGGATATCTTCCGGGAACCACAACGATCACGCTTTCTGCGGTGCCAAATCTTGTCGTCGGCCATATGATTATTCTTGATCAGTTGGACGATACGAACTTCGGCTGCGATTCTGGAAAAGTATTGGTGTCCGATATCACGACAGTTTGTGGGCACGGCTCACCAGTCTCGCCTGGAATCAATGGTCCCTATGACGGAGACGGAAGTGGCGGGGGCAATAGACCACAGCGTGGTCAGATGCAAATTGTCAAAGTGACGCAATGCGATGGAAACAGCACAATCGGTCACGCTTGTTCTTCTGGAACGAATATTGGTATCAGTCCCGGCCTGTATATGTCCACTTGGAACTGGTCGCCGGGAAATAATTTGCCACAAGCGTGGTGGGCAACGGCACCGTCGCATGGTGTCGGTCTGGAAGATTTTACAGTAGATGGTTCAAACAATGGCGCCAACACGGATGGATGTAGTGGTGGAGTCAACGTAGCTTTCTACAATGCCTACGACAGTTGGGCGTATGGACTTCGTAGCATAGATAGCGTGAAGGCACATATCGAGTCTAACTGGTCTGCACATATCACAAGGAGAGCGAACTATCTTTATTTGACGCAGAATGCGGGTTCGACGGGTGGCACGTCGGGCAACCCGACTGGCTGTGCGTATGGGATGGAAGACTTTGCCAGTTCCGATAACTTGACAGAGAACAACATAATGCAGGCGGTAGCTACGCCGCATATTTTCAACGGGCCTTGTTCGGGTTGTGTGGATAGCTACAATTTTTCGATCTTAGACTTATATCTCGGCACACCGCTTTACAGTTCCAATGCACACAGCGATCACGGCTACACGGACATGGCGTTGATGGAAGGAAATATTGGAAACGTCGTCAACGCAGACAACACACACACGACGAGGAATCTGGAGACATTCTTTAGGAATTATTGGACGGGTCCATCGATCGGTTGGCAGAGCAGCACGGATGTAAGCACAACAGTCCGTGCAATTGCCACGGGCACCTTCGCACTTACTACTCAGAACAATTCGCCGTTCGTGATCAATTCGTTCAATCGCTTCTTTAACGTCATTGGAAATATCCTAGGCACGCCGGGAACGAATACGACGTACGAGAACAGTGGGTCGGCTCCGGTATTCGACATTGGAAATGGAAACGCTAGCTATGGCACGGCCAACGATCCAAACGTACTAGCAACGACGATGATCTGGGGGAACTGTGATTCAGCGAACGGTTTCGCAAATTGCCGATTCGTGAACAGCGAGGTTCCTAGTTCTCTTTCCAATCAAGGGCAGTCATTTCTGGCAAGTTTTATTCCAGTCAATCATACGCTGCCGGCGTCCTTGTATCTGACAGCTAAACCAAGCTGGTTTGGGACGGTGCCATTTCCTCCCATCGGTCCAGATGTTACGGGAGGAAACGTTTCCGGAGTGAATGGAACGGTGAATATGATTCCAGCCGAGGTCTGTTATCTGAATATCATGGGCGGTCCAGCCAATGGAGTGGGACCGGTACTGACGTACAGCCGTACGGCTTGTGGGTTCTAGGAGACGTAGATGGCTACTCCGACTCTAAAGAGGTCATGGGGTTTTGTCGGAATCAGCAGTAACAATGCTGGTATTGGAAATAATTTTGTCATCAATCTAGAAGCCAGTGGGACGCCTTGTGCGCTGGCTGCTGGAGATTGCGTGGTCGTGGCGGTGCGTTGTCCTTTCGCTCGTACGGTGACAGTGACCGATAATAAAGCCGGTGGTACCAATACCTATACCAGCCAAGTGAGTGGGCACGATGCTGGCAGCGTAAGTAAAGCAGCTATTTTTACTTCTATAGCGACTGGATTCGCTTCACAGATTACGATTACGTTCGATACGAATACCGCTGACATTCAGATCGACGCGGCTATTTTCTACAACGTAGCAGCTTCCAGCATCATTGATGGTACTTCATTTACGGCAGACATCACGCCTACGAACAACACAAATCCTAACGTCTCGGCTGGTAGTATGACGACGACAGTGGATGGGGATTTGATCTACTACATCGCTTTCGATCAGTCCTCTGCGCTTGGCATTGTCAACACGATCAATTCGACGGCTTGGGGTATTGGATACTCCGGTTTGTTCGCAGAGACAAATTTTAACGGAGCTGCGTCGCAGTATATTGTCCAGAGTTCTCACGGGGCTATCAATCCAGGAATGCTCTTTTCACAGACGACGCACGATACGTTTCTAGCTTTGGCGATTGCGATCAAGCCTGGTACAGGTGGAGCAGCTCCGACTGGTAATTTTTACATCCTACGGACGCAGCACTTTTTCAATAATGTGCAGGCGAGCGTGAATTTGACGACAGCTTTTCCGACATCCGGAAATCTATTCGTCGCTATCAACGAAGCCGGTACGGTCGGCGTGTCCATGACTTCTGTTACCGACAGTATAAATCCTACATGGACAGAAGAAACTGCACATCCAGCCACGTATCCGCAAGTATTTTTTGCTCCGAATGCCACGCCTGGTAATGCCATGACGGTTACTCTGCATTTTGGCGCCGGAACGGGCCAAGACTTGGTTTGTCTGTACGACATAGTGGGCGCAGCTACAGCTCCATTGGATACCGGCGTAACGGTTCCTGGAGGGGCAGACACTTCAAACGTAACGGCCACCAACAGTGGTGCGACGAAGAACACGGGCTCGCAGGTAGGAAACGGTGGAGCTAATGCTCCACTCGACGAAGCGCCATCTATCATTCCGACGACGGCAACGGGATTGATTATTGCCGCCTGCCAGATGGGGAATGGTCCAATAACGGGAGCCAATCAGACGTTCGATTATATGAGTGCTACCTGGTCAGCCAGTGGAGACTCACAGTCGTTTTCCAATGGTGACGGCATGGGTCACGTTTTCCAGACGAGCACTTCTAATCAGGACATTCACTGGACTTGCTCAGGGCAAAGTGTCGCGTCTTCTTGGGCGGGACTCGCTATTTCTTTCAAAGCCGCGCCAGCAGTACAAGATACGGTTTCAGAGTCTTTGGTATACAGATACTCCGGGGACTAAATGGCTTACGTATTCAATCAGGAATGGGCTGAGCCACTAACACAGCAAGAGGCTGTGGTAGTCGGTATCGGTTTGTTGCTGACAGATAATCTGTCCTGGAAAGATGGTGTATCATTCTTAAAGGATGCTACACACAATCTCAATTCCGGATTGACATCACAAGCTTTGATTTCAGAAGCTTTGCCAATGGCGCAAGGCGATCAGTTGGTGATGCTTCTGGCTGTACAGTTGGTCTTGGCAGATAACGTAGCTGTTACAGCTCCGGGACCATCTGGTTGGTTGGATGAGTTCAGTTGGATGGCCCCGGGAAATAACACGACTGGACCAGCTCATCATTACAACAGCTTCGGAAACGTAGCCGAGCGGTTGCAGCAGTTCATAGATGCTCCGAAGATTGTTCTTATCGGAAATTTGTTCTTAACGTTTGCAGAGAGTTTGAATTTCTGGTTAGATCAACAGACGCCACCGATAGTAGCCGAGTGGGATATCATCATTGGTTGTCCGCATCTGAATAACTGGCTGGATCAGCAAGTAGACTTCGCAGTTACCCCAGATCAATTTCATCTGTCTGATATTTTGACGCTGTCAGATGGGTTCAGCAGCTTGCTCAGTTTGCCATTGACAGAAACTTTGTCAGATACGTTGACTTTGTCCGATGCGTTAGCAGTTGGTTATGGAGACGCCGTTACCGATACGATGACGATGTCGGATCAGTCGCCAACAATTACGGGCGAGTATGATCTGGTGTTGGGTTGTCCACATCTGAATAACTGGCAGGATGCCGTAACAGAGCAACTGTTAAGTGCCGGGGGACTGACAGAAAATCTTTCCGATACGTTGACGATGAGTGATGCCTTGGGCTTGGGTTATGGCGAAGGCATGGTCGAGCAGCTTACGTTGTCAGACCAGTCCAGAGTGGGCTACGGTTTCCAGATAGCCGATACATTGACGATGTCAGACGCCGATGTAGCCGTGCTGGGGATAGTTAAACTTTTTGCAGACACGTTGACATTATCAGACGCTTTGATAATCGGATACGGTGGTGGTATCTTCGAGACACTGACAATCTCAGACGCCAACAGTCTCGGTTATGGTTTCCAGATCACAGATACGTTGACGTTGACAGATGGATTTATCATAGAGGAGTTCGGTGGCTCGTTCATCTATGAGCTAGCGGTCGGACCGATAGTGGTTGCTACCGGGACGGCTGGTAATGAGTCGATGACGTTGACAGACGCCCTAGCTTCCCAGCTTGGGTTAGTAGCAGCATTTTCAGATACGTTGTCACTGTCAGACGCGTTGGGGATTGGATACGGAGAAGGGTTAGTAGAACAGCTAACACTTTCAGACACTTCCGGAGTTGGTTACGGATTTCAGATCACAGACATTTTGACATTGTCGGATAAGCTGGCTATCGGATATGGAGATTTGCTTACAGACACGTTGACGATGTCGGATGCTGTCAACGAATTCTTGAACCAGCCAAACTTGACGGAGACATTTTCTGATACATTGACATTGTCGGACAGTCTGATCCTTGGGTATGGAGATCAGATCACGGATAGCTTGACGTTGAGCGATCAGTTGGGAGTCGGCTATGGTGATGCGGTCAACGATACGCTCACATTGACGGATGCCTATTTGCCAGCTTTCGGATTGACAGAGAACCTTTCCGGTACACTTGCGATGTCGGATGCGTTGGGAGTTGGCTATGGGGAAGGAATAGTCGAGCAACTGACATTCAGTGACCAGTCGTTGGTCGGCTACGGTTTCCAGATCACGGACACTTTGACGTTGAGTGATGCTCTGATAGTTGGCTACGGGAACTTGGTCAACGACGCGTTGACGTTATCGGATGCCTTTTCGATACAGCCTGGATTGATAGAGCTTCTTTCCGACACGATGACGCAGTCAGACTCAGATCAGCTTGGCTATGGTCTGTCGATCCCAGAACAGCTGGTTCAGACAGACGCTTTGTTGTTGGGGTATGGAGATCTGATAGCTGAGCCACTAACTCTTTCAGATGCTTTGTTGATTGGCTATGGGGATCTGACCACAGATCAGTTGGTACTGACAGACGCCTTTGCAGAAGCAGCTGGTGGGTCAATCATTTCAGAAGCGTTATCAGACCAGTTGACTTTGTCAGATGGTCTAGCAATCGGATATGGCGATCGCGTAACAGATCAACTGGTGATGTCAGATCAATCGCCAACGATTACGACAGAGTGGGACATCGTCATCGGATGTCCTCATTTGAATAACTGGCAGGATGCTGCGAAGGTTCTAAAAGGTTTGTTAGAGAATCTGTCTGACACGATGACGATGTCGGACGCTTTCAAGATGGGGCAGCAGGTAGGCAACATCACAGATGTGATGACGCTGTCAGATGGTCTGATGATCGGCTACGGAGACGCCTTAACAGATGCATTAGCACTTTCAGACAGCTTCGGTTTTTCAGCAAATGTCATCGGACAGCAACTTTCTGATATTCTAACGTTGTTGGATGCCGTGGCTATCTTCGTCACCGTACCCGTCTTTGCAGATGATATGATAATGTCGGATGCCTTTGCCTATACGTTGGCAAATGCTACGATCCTTTCAAAGACATTTGCAGATACGCTGACGCTTTCAGACAAGCTGAGAATCGGGTATGGCCTAGCAGTAAGCCCAGATCAGCTGGCACAAACGGATGCTGTTGCTGAGTTCTTGTCGACGTCGAATCTACCAGAGGTGCTGGTAGACACGTTGACGATGTTGGATCAGCTGGATCATATCGGTTACGGTTTCCAGATATCTGAATTTATTCGCGGAAGAATACAGCTGGCTTTGGATGGTTTCAACAGACCAAATGAGAACCCTATCAATACGAATTGGAAACCGACGTTACATCAGCATACTTTGATGGGGCAAGTGATTAACGATCAGTTGATAGGACAGAATGGGACTGGTAGTTTGGATTTCGTAGTCGATATGATTTACAACGGGGGAATACCCTGGCCAGAGAATCAGTATGCACAGATTACTCTTATAGATTTGGTAGCGAGCACGGATAGTACTTGGAGGCTTTCGGTAAAGTCTCACGTAAGTACGAATGGGATAGACGGGGATTCCTATTCACTATTGGTAGATGAAGGAAGTAGCGGGGGTATAGGTGCACCGAATACAGCGTCTATCATAAAGACAGTAAATTCTAGTACCATCTTTTTGACTCCAAGTGTTTCGATTACTCCGGAGGCTGGAGATGTTTTTAGACTAGAATTTGCTAGTGGTGTGCTGACAGCATTTCAGAATGACGCACCGATTCCTGGATTGACAGCACAAGACAATTCTATCGTCGGTGGCTTCCCGGGAGTAACGATCAGCTTAGTTTCACAGTTGGGAACAGCATCGAATGTTGTCTTTGATGATTTTTCTGCTGGTGAAGTGGTCGGACTGAATGACGGTCTTGAGATCGGCTATGGTTTGTTACCTGTCGAGTTACAGATCCAAGAGATTCAGTTGGCTCAGGATACTTTCAATCGCGCGAACGAGAATCCACTAAACCCAGCAGTTTGGCAAGCAATAACACCGTTAGCTCCTTTACAAATTTCCAGTAACAGCTGTGAGTCTACAGTAATTAGTGGTTCTGGTTCTGGGGAAGCTTACGTAGGTATTCCATGGACAAAAGATCAAGCGGCTTCTGTCGTCTTGGCAGCTTCAGCTGTAGGTGGTAACTTCGACATCTTCTTGCGGTCTGGAGTTGATCTGGGAACGAATACGGTCTTCGGTTACGACTTCGGATTTACAGATAATGGGGATGGTACGCTAGATGCTTTTCTGGCAATAGCCTCAGTTGGCGGTGGTACACAGACGTTGTGGGAACAAAAGAGTTTGCCGTTTAATGACGGAGATGTTTTCTTGGGAGTAGCGATCGGAGAGACGTTAGCGCTTTATCAGAACGGTCAGATGGTCAGCTGGATAAACGATACGACGTATGTTTCCGGTGGAGTCGAGTTACAGATATTTGCTCCAGCCGCGCTGACAGATATGCAGCTGACGAATTTCGTCGCTTACCTACCGACTTCGGTTTTGTCAGATCAGTTGCTACTCGGCGTCGGAAGTACCTTTGCAGATTCGCTAGTGATGTCAGATGCTTCTGCTGTCGGCTATGGCGAGCTGGTAGCAGACAGTCTGGTGTTGTCAGACGCCATAGCATTCGGTCAGCTGGGATTGCTGCTAGCTTTATCAGATCAGTTGACGCTCTTAGATGCCTTCGGGGGCATACAGTTCCCCATATTCGTAGATCAGATGGTACAGTCGGATCGGTTGGCTGGAATCGGATACGGAGATAGTCTTGTAGATCAGTTAGTACTATCAGAGCATTTGACGTTGGCTCTGTTCGGTACAACAATTTCAATGTTCCCGTCCGATCAGTTAACACAGACGGATAGTCTCCAGATTGGCTATGGGGATTCCGTAACAGATCAGATGGTATTGTCAGAAAGATTTGTAGCAGGTCTGGTTTTAGCTTTCACAGATCAGATAACAGCTACAGATCAGCTGGCCACGGGACCGGGTATGACAGTAACGGATCAGATGGCCACACAAGCCGACGCCTTTAAGTTTACAGAAGGAATGGTAGTTCTGATTTCAGAAGCGTCTATGGTTCAGTTGGATTCACTGGCAGCCCTATTCGCGTATGGCTTGCAAGTGAATGACGTGGTTCTTTTCAGAGAGCAGATGACGTTGCTGTATGGAATGATTTTTGCTGGCGATCAGATGGCGTTGGCTGATAGTTTTGCAACGCCATCGCTGCAGACTTTGATCGAGTTGGCTTTGGCAGATGCTGAATATGCGAATTGGTTAGACTCAGTCCTAGAGATATTCGTTTATCAGCCGACAGAGATAACGCTCCATTCGTTGACAGTATTCGCCGAGTTGGTAGCTGGATTGCAAGTCAGTTCCGAAGTATCGGCAGCTTCCATATCGGTAGAATCGCAACTACAGGAAGTTACACAACCGACAGACGACTGGTTTCCAAGTGAAGAAGGAGCTTTCGTCTACGACGCTTCGACAGGAAACACCTACGGAAAGATACTTCCAACGCCGGGATTTCAGGGAGAGGTAGCTTCCTTGTTCGCCGGAGTAACTTATAATGCTGATCACTATGTAGAATGTACGATAGCCGATTGGAATCCAGGACTTAGCTTTTCGACGCCTATGATTGGCCCAGCAGCTAGAATGTCCTTCGATGAGAATGGGTTGATAAGCTGCTATGTGATGGAAGTCAGATACGACGGGGTGTACCAGTTAGTATGGCAGACGGGAGTAAAGCCGGGAGAGATCTTCGGACCTAATACACAAAGAGGACTACTAGTACCACCCAGTGTCGGACCGGGAGTGGCCGCTGGAAATGTATTACGGATTGAAGTGAGAGGAAATCAGGTAACCGGTTTGGTCAATGGACAGATTCTTTTTGGGCCGGTAACTGACACAAGACTTTCGCAAGGTAATCCGGGTATGGAAGCCTATCCGGAAGATGTCGCGATTGCAGGAGCAATTCAGGTTTCAAACTTTGTGACTGGTACACTACCGAACGGTCAGCCACAGGCAGTCAGTTTTGCTGGTATCGGGGATCTGGTAAAGGTTTGAGCAGGGGGAAGCAATGTTGCCGCCGGTAATTTATTTGTATCCTTTGAACACGCAAGTCGTACAGATCACGGAACTGCAAGATCAGGTAACGGGGCAGTTCCTTGTAAACGCCAGTGTGGTGGCGACATTGTTCGATAGGAGAGGAAATCCAGATCCGGTTTTCAATGGTATAGCTATGAGTTATGTAGTTGGAACAGATGCAACATACGAAGGGATAGTTCCAGCAGCATTCAATCCAAAGATCGGTGGTGGCTATACGCTGGTGTTGACAGCAGATCAGGCCGGGGTGCAAGCACAATGGACGATACCGGTTATCGTTCAGACGAGAGCGAATCAATGAACGTTGTAGATTGCATGGATTTATATTTCGGTGGTCCCGGTTCTGGTTGTCGTGGGAATAACTGTGGACGTCCGATCGGAGCCAAGCAGTTTCAACAGATGCGACAGAAGTTGAAGAGGACGGGAATCACGATTCCAAGAAATGCCTCGCCATGGGATGTCGTCAGAACGCACGACGCCTGGTTCCGAGGACAGAAGGAAAGAGACAGACAAGCCAAACTAGCAAAGAAGCTGAACGAGAGGGCAAGAGGTAGGTTAAAGAAAGCGATCGCCAAAGGAAAGATGCCCAAGATCGGCAAGGGTGTTCAGAACATAAACGTTCAGCCGGTTTGGAAAGGAAGAGTCAAGCAGCAATTCACGACACCGCAAGGGCATCAGGTCACGACGCTCAAGACGCCGGGTCAGTATCAGAAGCGTGGAGATACTTGGGTCAACAAGCCCAGTGCTTACAAAGGGCAGTTTTTGGTGGACTTAGCGGAGCATAGAACTTATAATGATCCCAAGGAACGTAACTCTTTCTTCATTCATCAAGCTGCACCAGACAAAGGAGTATCAGTAGAGGTCCACAGAAATCTTGGCAGTCTGTCAGTCAACGTGATCGAACGGAAGCTAGGTGAGTACGGAGCTATAGTCGATCATCGGGAAGTTAGTTTCAAAAACGTTGGGAGAGCTATGGGTTTTCTCAACAGAAGGTATGGGCTGACGTTTAAGATCAAATGAGCATAACAGAAGCAAGGAAGCAGTTGACAAAGAGTGAGATGGACAAGCTGACAGAGAAGGCTTTGGAGCGTGGTCCTTTCGTTGTCGAGAATGTAAGAAGGATCGGCAATCATGTCGAAGTGGAAGTTCGTTATCCAAGATCGGGAACGAGAACGACGCTCATTTCGTTGTAAGGAGAATAGTATGACGGTCTGGGTAGATAAGAATTACCGGTCCTTGATGTTGTATGCGATGGCAGCCAAGTTACTGCTGCTTTCCATTTTGGTGGTCGTTGAGATCGTAGTCGCTTTTAGGGGGCACTAAATGTTCGGACCAGTCAGTATGGGAAGATTGAATCTGGTACAGCCGACATTGAAAGAAATCATGATCGTGCTAGAAAGCCAGATGTCTGAGTCGATCGGTATCACACAAGGCGTCAGAACCGATCCAGAGCAGGCAGCATTATGGGCTCAAGGACGGATACCAGTCGATCAGGTGAACGCCTTGAGGAAGGCCTTGGGTTGGGCGCCGATAGATGTTTCGGATAACGTGATAGTGACAAAAGCAAAACCGGGATACAGCTGGCATAGTTTCGGCATGGCTGTTGACGTCGTACCGTTCGATTCTCAGCAACATCCAGACTGGAACGAAAACCATCCAGTCTGGCAAGAGATCGTAACAAAAGGAGAAGCACTGGGATTGGTTTCCGGGATTAGCTTTGAGGACACCCCTCATTTTCAGCTTACGGGAAGATTTCCAGTAACGCCAGATGACGAAGTAAGAGCATTAGCACAGACGGGTGGGATGCAGGCAGTATGGCAGGCGGCGAACATTCAAGCGAGGTAATGACGATGCGAATAGCAGAAGCTCAAGTCTGGACTCGTCTCCGAGACGCGGGATTGCAACAGCAGAGAATCTCGAAAGAGAAGAAGCTGGCGATCGAACTGGCCCGGGATATCTTTGCTGAGGCAGAAGCGAGGGAAGAGCCATTTCTCTATCACACGCCAGAGACGTGGGCAAGGAAGTGGCTGCCTTCGAAGAGATTCCAGCTTGTTAGGATGCCTCTGAACGCTGCTGCCAATCCCTGTGAGCCGAAGGGAGATAATCTTGTTCTGAAAAAGATTCACGCGATGGAGTCGAAGCCGATCGTAGTGGATTACAACAAACAACAGATCGGTAAATCGTTGCACGGTTTCGTGCCCCAGATTGTGGTCATCGATGGCAAGCACAGATTCAAGGCGGCAGCTCTCAGGGGTGAGACACATATCATGGCCTGGGTCGGCGAGGTTGCTCTGGAGCAGATGCAGGCAATGGGTTCGGGCGGGGGTGGTCCTGCTCCAGAGAGAACGACACCAGCTCCGGGAGCTGCATTGAACGCGCTCGGTCAGGTGAAGATCAAGAACAATCCGGGAATGGAAGCCGATGGGAAGAAATTGACGACGTTGAATGTGAAAAAGAAATTGACAGCGGGGGGTCCGGGATCAGGACGACGACCAGGTGGTGGTTTTACAGGTTATCACGTTGGGACGTTTGGAGAGAATCGTTCCTATCATTTGTTCCAAGGAGCTGGAAGGAATGGGGGACAATGGCAAGCAAAAGAAGCCGATTCATCCAGACCAGAGTATAAGAATTTTGACAGTCGGGCAGAAGCGGAAGACCACATTAAGAATAGCCAAGATTAAGGTAAGGGAAAGGATCAGAGGAGAAATAAATGCATACAGTGATCAGAGATCTATTCGCTGCAGCAAATCTGGCAATGACGAGTCCGAATCAACAGAACGATCAATCGGACTTGGACGGGCCACAGAAACCAAACTTGCCCGGGAAGCCACAGTCCGGGTTACAAGATACACAACCGCAGATGCCATCAGAAGTCCAGGCAGCGCCTTACATCGGGATGCTCACGAAGTTGGGCTACGAGTATCAGGGCTCTGACGAAGACTTGGGTGGTTCACAAATTGGAAGCACTTTCATGGGACAAGACGGCGACTCTATCTTGATCAAGCCGGATGGCAGCTGGATCAGAAATGGTCCCGGTGCCCAGCGGTCACAAGGTAAGAGCGCAATGGACTTGGGTACCAGCCTTGTCAAAGACTCGCTGGCTCAGGGAGACGACTCGAACCATCATGCCGCTTTGCGTAAGGCCGGCTACAACATGATCCACAAGGACGCCCAAGGCAATAAGTATTATAAGCATCCTCAGACGGGTAAGACGGTTACGGTCCAGAAGAATGGCCAATGGGGTAGTTCAGTGGGTACGGGCAAAGGCGCCAAGAAGCTGGGTGAGTTCTTGGGTAATGAGCAGATGGAAGATCAAGACCCGATGGTGCAACAGAACAAGTTGAAACAGCAACAGATGAAACAACAATCTCAGCAGCTCAAACAAGGTGCCGGTCCGGGTGGTCGTATGACGAATGGAACTCGTGGCAGTAACGGGACGAGAGCCGGAGCCAGGATGGGTGGGCGAGGAGGTTTCTGATGCTGACCATTCTCGATCATTGTGCCAGTCAGGCGGTGGCGATGGACGCGGGACGGCTAAAGAGTCTGTTAGCCGTCGCCGAGATTCACGCTGCGGTGAAGGAGAATTTCAAGGACGCTGATGGTGGTGGCCATATTTGTAAGCTCTGTGGGGAGCGAGTTCCTCATCCGAGAGCAGCAGCTGCTCATTTGGCCGTGCATCATCGGAAGGCTTTGGAGAGTGCCGGGACTTCTGAAGGTGCTATGAAGGGATGGGACGTTCGCGGACGAAAGACTCACGAAATTTTAATCTCAAGTGGTTTTAATCATCGTGGAACAGATAATGGTATGCACAGGTATACAGGTAAGACAGACGAGGAGGACAAAGAAGGTGCGAAGGGTCGTGTAATAAATCATACTATGTGGGTGGACAAAAAGACTGGAGCATGGGCTCACGAATCTGGAGCTCATGGACTCGGTATGGCTAGAGGACGTGGGAACGGTCCTGATTACAAGTCATTAGATAAGTACATCGGATCTAACAAGTTTCATGATACGCATGCTCTTTCAAGAAATGGACCAGTTTGGAATCGGATTCAGTAGGTCCTAACTTCTAGTAATACGAATACACAAAGGAGAATCAAATGAGTGACAAAGTGAAAGACATACAAGCAGATCGACAGGCGCCGAAAGACGTACCGACGCCATTGAAGAAGCAAGAACCGACAGCATCTCAGTGGCAGCAGGGTGGAGACAAAACACCTGAAGCAGCCATCGCACGGGATAAGTCGTCAGTTCGGGCTCCAGTTCAGTGTGACAAGTAGTGAATAAAACAGCTACAGAGGGGCTACAAACGGACATAATCTGGCCATGACACAAAGTACCACAACCGTATTAGAACAGACTGCAAAAGGGCCCATACAGATTGTTTGGAACGGTGTTTTTGCGTCCGTTCAATTCAATACGGATTGTCTGGATGCGTTACATTTGTGTCATGGCATGTGCTGTCGAAGTCGATCCGGATATTCAGTAGAGTTGGAGCCAGACGAAGTGGATTTGTATTGGCATAGACAACATCCGACGAGTAAGGTTCCGATTTTACAGACGAAGGAAGATGGGTCTTGTGTATATCTCACGGAAGAAGGAAGGTGTGGGACGTATAAGACTAGACCAAAGATGTGCCGTCAATGGCATTGTTCCCCACACGGTCAGATGGGTGACGCCGAAATAGAACGACGTGACGCAGGGTGGATGCTACTACCCGTTCGGAAAGAGGAAGCAGATTTTGTATCATTAAGGAGAGAGTGATGGATGGTATCAGTCTTCTTGGTTCTCAGATCACGATCGGAGCCGTCACTTCCTATTTCTTGCAGGTATTGAAGAACGCGAAGTGGTTTCCAGTGATGAAGCAAGACGGTACGAGAGTGGTGAATATTCTAGTATCGTTGGTAGCATCGGCAGCTGCGATCACGGGAATCTCGTACAAGTACAGTTCAACGGACCACACGCTTTTGTTGACGAACGTTTCTTGGATGATGGTCTTGACAGCAGCATACCATTGGCTGTCGCAGTATGTAATCCAGCACGGTTGGTACAAGCTAGCTTTCAGTGGAGCACCATCGCAAGTAGTACCGGGAACACCAGCTCCGGTTGGGACGACAGGATCATTTGGTCCGACTGCCTTAGACTTACAGAAGCAGCAGAAGATTGATGAGGCAAAAAAGAAGTTGGAAGAGGCTCAGAAAGAGTTGGAAGACTTGCAAAAGAAGTAGAGAGGAGAAAAAGAATGAAGGGAGTGGTATTGTGTGGTGGGCTTGGAACGAGACTTCGGCCACTGACGGCAGTGGTCAACAAGCATATTTTGCCTGTGTATAACAAGCCGATGTGTTTCTATCCTTTGGAGATGCTGGCAGAGGCTGGGATAGAAGACGTTATGATCGTCGTCGGTGGGCAGTCGACGGAAGCGATCATGAAGCTGATTAAGGATGGACGACAGTGGGGTTTCAGATCTTTGTATTATGTCTATCAGGAAGGAGAAGGAGGGATAGCAGCCGCGTTAGCACTGACAGAGCAGTTCGTAAAGAAGGATACCTGCTGTGTAGTGCTTGGCGATAACATTATGTTGGGTGACTCGCTGAAACCATACACCAAAGATTATCTTCTCAGTCTGAAAGGAGCCATGGTTCTAGCAGCACAAGTTCCAGATCCACAGAACTATGGAGTACCGACGATCGAGTCCAGAAGTCAGAGTAGTCGGATTCTTTTCATCACAGAGAAGCCTGAGCACCCGGTTATTAGTCTTGGGATCATCGGAGTCTACTTTTACGACGATACAGTGTTCAGTCGCATCAAGACATGTTCGCCGTCGAAGCGTGGCGAGCTAGAGATCACAGATGTAAATAATTCCTATGCCTCAGATGGAGATTTGGCTTGGAGGAAGGTGAAAGGCACTTGGATCGATGCCGGTTCCAGCATCGAAGCCTGGATAGCAGCAGGAAAGATAGTTGAAGAGTATCAGAAGACGCACGAAGAATTCCCAGAATTGCTTAGAAAAGGATGAGGACATGAAAATTTTAGTAACAGGAGCATCTGGATTTATTGGCTCACATTTCATCAAGCATGTGATGGAGAAGACAAATCATTCCGTCGTAGCTTTCGTCAGAAATTCAAATCAACGAAATATGTCTCGGCTGAGTGTTCCATCAGAAGCGGTAGATAGGGTTCGTACAGTCTTTGGGGATCTTCTGAACGATATCTCCGGGCTAACAGAAGGTTGTGATGTCGTCGTCAATTTCGCAGCGAAGACGTTTGTGGATCACTCGATCAGAGACCCGTGGCCGTTTATTGAAGCAAACATTGTTGGTACTCACAGACTGTTGGAAGATGCAAGACGAAATAAAGTCCGCCAGTTCGTCCAAGTCTCCACAGACGAAGTCTACGGCGCGATTCTCGAAGGCGCGTATCACGAAGATGCAAGGATTAATCCGACGAATCCGTACGCTGCGTCAAAAGCTGGAGCAGATGCGCTAGTCATTTCCTATGCTCACACGTTCGGGATGTGGACGGCGATCACGAGAACAGAGAATAATGCCGGGCCATATCAGCACCCACAGAAAGTATTTCCAGCATTTGTGAAGAAAGCTTTAGATGGAAAGAAGCTACCGATTTATGGAGATGGTAAACATCGACGTCAGTGGCTTTATGTGACCGATCATTGCTCAGCGATATTGAAATTACTCGAATCAGATCAAGAGTCTGGTCAGGTCTTCCACGTTGCGGGATCTCAAGAACTTGAGAATATAGAATTGGCTAGAAGAATATTAGCTTCGATGGACAGATCGGATGTAGCCTTTCCGTTGAAAGGGTGTCCATTTGAGCAGCGTGTTAGTTTTTTAGATGATCATGATGCACGACCAGGACACGATCGTCGCTATGCATTACATTGTGATAAGATGAAAGCTTTGGGATGGAAGCCAGAAGTTTCTTTAGATGTCCTGATAGAGACTACGACAGCGTGGTATCTAGCTAATCAGTGGTGGCTTCAATGAGGAAAGGGCAAAAGGCATCGCCAGAACTTAGGCGAAGGTTGTCTTTGGCAGCTGATAAAAGAAATGAGTCAGCTTCGTACAGAGCTGAGCTAAGTAGACTGGCTAAAGAACGTTGGGCCGATCAGAAGTGGGCCTCAAGACAGACGTCTTTAATACAGAAAGCTTGTAAGACTCCCGAGCATCGTAGAAATCTTAGCATAGCTGTTTCAAAAGAGGCTACTTCTAAGGAAGGAAGAAAAGTAAGATCAGATAGGATTACGGCCTTATGGAGCGATCCTGTTTGGGCAGCTAATCAACGCTTAAGATTGCAAGAGGCTTGGACAGAGGAAAGATGCGAGCAAAGGAGTGAGGATATCAGTGAGCACTACAAACAACATCCAGAACGTCGCAGAAAGCTGTCCAGAAGTAGAAAGAAATTGTTTTTGGATCCAAAGTTCGCTGAGAGACACGGTCGAAGATTCAAAGAAAGTCCTAACGCAGCTGAAAAGATTATGTTGAAATTTTTGAGAAAGCTAAAAATCGGTTTTCAGTTTCAGAAGTCAATGCTAGGTTTCTTTCCAGATTTCACGTTGCCAAGTTTGAAGATGATTATTGAGTGCGATGGGGAGTACTGGCATTCTCCTTTGAAGGTTCGCAGAAGAGACGCCAGGAAAGATAGGTTGTTTACGAAGGCTGGTTACAAGGTGATCAGAGTATGTAGCGAAGATGTTGTAGATAGAACAGAAGAGATATTAGATCAGTTGAAGAAGCTTATAAGAATGGAGATGAAAAAGTGCGCCTCTTAAATCCATCGCCAGGTGAAATCCTGGATCGACTAACTATCTTGGACTTGAAGATTGCAGCCGCAAGAAAGAAAGGCATAGACGAGACACACTTCGAAGCCGAGCAAGCTTCTTTGAAAGAAGTACTCCAGAATTGGAATGATGGTGTCGTTGAAGATTGTGTGGGACGAGATGATATTTATGCACAGAAGAAAGGAGACATTGCTTCACATCTGAGCGCTTTGGCAGCAGTCAATTCTTTGTTATGGCAGGCAGAGGATGATATCAGGGCAACGCCGGGAACAGAAGCTTTCAAGCTGGCGATACTGGTCAAGAACACAGCCCGTTGGAATGATGCGAGAGCGAGTCACGTACGGGAGTTGGATAAGCTGTACGGAATAAAAGACGGACCAGAAAAAATCTACACGGAGAATGTTAGATGATTAAGCTAGGCGTTGTACTTCCCAGCTTTATGTACAACGATGTACGCCGTAGCTTAGCAACGGCAGCTTTCCGTTCTCTGGCCAGAACAGAAGGGTATTGGGAACAGAAGGCAAAGCTGCTGTTGCTGGTAAAGCATGGCCATGAGAATGAGTATCCGGACATAGTCAACAGCTTGGCCGCTGGATTCGACGTAGTATTGAAGACAGACGAAGGATTGAATGGGACAGAACAGACACTGGCCTTCGGTACTCAGTGGCTACTAGATAACACGGATGTTGACTACGTGACATGGATGGGAGACGATGCGCTGTTCCACCGGATGTGGCTTTTCCATCTAGCTGGTTTGATACATCGGCATCCAACAGCAAAGAGCTGGTCGGTCTATCGTTCAGCTTATGAGTGGATTCATAAGTCATTGAGTAGTATAGAGTACGATGTGATGGTCAGATCAATCTGTGGCCACGGGATGACGTTTACGAGACAGGAATGGACGGAGTGGGGTATCAAGTTCGGGCAAGGATCATGGGAAGCGCCGGACGGAGATACGCTAGATCTCTTACACGTCTACCAGCGGCCGGGAGAACGTTGGGTAACGAGAGTAAGTTTTGTACAACATACCGGGAAGAGTGGTGTGCATTGTAGCCCAGATACACCCGAATACGCGCGAGACTTTCAAGGAGAAGGATGATGACAACGAAGGTAGTTGAGAAAAAAGCCTGTCGAGCCTGTGGTGCCAAGTTCACGAATAAGATCCTATGGAACTTTGGCAATCAGGCGATCATAGACTTTCCAGATGAAGGAGAAGAAGACAGGGGACGAGCACCGATCCAGTTGGTCCAATGTCCGGCTTGCGATCTGATTCAGCTGAGACATACGGTAGACGCCGATACGCTGTATTCGAAATTCTTCTACCGCTCCAGCGTCAACGAGCAGATGAGAGAAGCGTTGAGAGATGTGGTCAACTCAGCGACGAATTTGGTAGACTTATCTCACACGGCTTTCATTTGTGATATCGGAACGAATGATGGTGAGTTGCTTTTGAATTATCCTGAAGATGTATGGAAGATCGGATTCGAGCCAGCTGAAGACTTCGCGAGAGAAGCAGCTGGAAGATTCAGGGCAAGGAAAGATGAGAAGTTTGAGATCGTACCTAGCTATTTCAACGCAGTAGAAGCGTTGGCTTGTTCACAGATGAAGCTGTACAAGGTAATTTCTGCCTGCGCGGTTTTCTATGACTTAGATAATCCGACCGAGTTTCTGTACGACATCAAAAGCATTTTAGCTCCGGATGGCATCTTCGTAGTTCAGATGAACTATCTGGCGCTGATGATCAAGAATTTGACATTCGATAACGTCGAGCATGAGCATCTTTGTTACTATTCGCTGACGACGCTGAAGAATTTGTTCGACAAAGTTGGCTTGGATATCTTCGACGTCGAGTTGAATGATGTCAATGGTGGTAGCATCAGGGTCTACGCTTGTCATAAGAATGCTAGACCGATTGGGCATAACGTAATCGAGCTACTCATGCAGGAAGCAAATCAGCCACCAGACATAAAGCATTTCGGTGAGCGTGCAATTGCTACATCCAATATCTTGCTCAATTTTCTGAAAGAGTTGAAGAAGAATGACATGAAGGTTTACGCCTACGGAGCTTCGACGAGAGGTAGTATGATGCTCCAGACCATATTCCGCGAAGAGAAAGCGACAGACTATTTGATCGCTGCCGCAGAAAGGGACGAGAGAAAGTATGGTAAGAGGATGGCTGGGTTGGACTTACCGATTATTCCGGAAGCTGAAGCCAGAGAAAAAGCGGACTACATGCTGGTGCTGCCTTACGCTTTTTGGAGATCAATCCAACAACGAGAAAAAGAATGGATGAGCAAGGGTGGTAAGTTCATTCTGCCGTTGCCATATCCGAAGGTTGTCCATCTGGAGTCGATGGGTCTAGTGGCACGGGATCTGGATGCTGTGTTAGAGGCGATACGGGTATGAAGGGAACAGTAGTCATGAGGTTCGTTGGTAATCGGCAGGAGCCAGAAGAAGAGCCTGTTAAGACGAACGATATTCTTTTTATGCCGCCGTTGTTCGATGAGTGGTGGGAAGATTTCATGCAAAGAGAAGTTGATAGAATGAAGATAGCTTGTGGGCTACAAGTTCCGATAGGAAAACTAGAATGAAAAAAGCAATCGTCTTCGGAGGCTCCGGACAGATGGGATCGTATCTGGTTGAACTATTGAGAGGGAAGGGCTACTGGGTTGAGAAGCCTTCCAGACACTACATAAACTTTGACGATCTGAGCATGACGACTTTGCGGTTTTATCTAGAGCAAGAACGTCCGGATGAGATCTACAACCTAGCCGGGCTGAACTACGCTCCAGATTCCTGGCATCTTCCAGCGTTGTATATGCAGGTGAATGGCACAGCCGTGGTCCGCTTGTTGAGTCTGGTAAAAGAGATTTTGCCACAGACGAAATTCTTTCAAGCTGGATCGGCAGAGGTATTCGATAAAGGTTCCATTCAGCAGTACGAAGATACGAACCGGTTACCGGAGAATCCATACGGGCTTTCGAAGATGTTAGCCATGGAAGCCGTTCGTATTTACAGAGACAAGTACGAGCTGTTCGCCTGTACAGGCATCTTCTTTAACGCCGAGTCACCAAGACGACAGAAGACATTCTTTGCCGAGAAGGTAGCGATGGAAGTCGCCCGGTTGGTGAAGCATCGAGAGAAAAGTTTGCCATATTTTATAGAGCTTGATCGTTTGGATGCCAGAAGGGACTGGGGTTTCGCTGGTGAGTATGCAGAGGTAGCTTGGAGAATGCTCCAAGCAGATGTTCCAACAGACTTGGTCATTGGCACCGGGGAGACCCACACTTGCAAAGAGTTCGTAATGGAAGCTTTGAAGGTAGCGGGCTTGCCAGACGTCGAGAAGAATTTCGATCTCTATGTGAAGTACGACAAGACAGAAGAGTTGGGGAATTGCATGAGAGCGATGCCAATAGCCGCTAAGATAATTCATGATTGGGAAGCGAAGTACAAGTTCAAGGACGTTGTGAAGATGCTGGTAGAAGCCGAGCTACGGATAGAGGCCCTCGTTGAGTAAGATCCTTTGCATGTGTCAGGGTGGGAACTCAAGATCAGTAGCTCTTGGGTTTCTGATGAAGTACAGATATGGAGAAGACGCTCTGGCTTGCTCATGGGAGAAGAATTCTCCTGACACGTTGAAGATGCTGTTCGAGTGGGCAGATAAGATCATCGTCCTGCAAGCCCATTTCGTTCAGTACATCCCAGCCGAGTACCACGCGAAGGTGGGAGTAGTGGACGTTGGACCGGATGTCTGGTGTAATGGTCTTCATCCAGACTTGCTGAATATATTGATCGAGAAGCTTGAGCCAGAAGATCCTAAGATTACTGTAGTAGACAAGAGAAGAATTCTACAGACGACTTGTGTTGCTTGTGGAAAAGAAATGACCTGCGATCCACAAGGAAGCTGCTGGTGTAAAGATGTTGAGCCCGTTCCAATAAATCCGGGTATGGTGGCAGCCGGTTGCTTGTGTAAATGTCCAGAGTGTCTGGAGAAGAGCCGAGTGGAGGCCCAAGTTGGCTAAGGTTTTGCTACTCGATAGTCCCAGCTGGCGGCTATTCAATCCAAAGCTGCATTGTCATTTGGGAATTTTGTATTTGGCTGGTAGCTTGAGAGCAGCCGGTCATGATGTAAAAGTGCTAGACTGCCATCGGGTAACGGGGTGGGATGGTGAACGATTGATTCTGCACAAGGAACTGATGGAGCCCTGTGACATACTCGGGATCTCAGCGACGACCGCGAATGTAAATTGGGGAGCCGAGATGGCTCGGGATTGGCCAGCGACGTTGAAAGTGCTTGGTGGAACGCACGTAACGCATATCATGGAAGGGCCACATGAGCGATTCAAACAGAAGAAATACTTCGAGGGTTTCGATTACCTGATAGCAGGAGAAGCGGAGGAATCCTTTGTTAAATTCTGTAATGGTTTTCGAGATCATGCTTCGTATGCTTTTAGGGCTTCTATTGCAGGCCTTGTTTGGTTTGACAGCTTTGGCTGTCATCATAATCCTGCCGCTGATCTACCTGATGTTCAGCAGTTACCGCCACCCGCATTCGATCTTTGGGAAGCCGGCTTTGAGAAAGGTGCATTGAGTTCAACATCGGCCCATGGGAAAGAGTTAGACGCAAATAATCTGATGACAGCTTCGATGTATACGGCCCGGGGATGCCCTTACGGATGTACATTTTGTGCAGATGCGAGGACGAAACTACGTGAAGAGACCATTGAGCAGATCAAGAAAGAAGCTGAGGCGCTTGCGACCATCGGCGTACAAGCCGTTAGACTCCAGGATGATACTTTCACGATTAAGGCAGAGCGTTGTAGAACGATTGCAGACAGTCTTAGCGAATCCGGAATGCACTGGAGAGCCTGTACGCGAGTTAACCTTAGAGACGCCAGTCTCTTTCAGTACATGGCTAGTAAAGGATGTACAGAACTTGGATTCGGAATCGAGCACGGATCAGCCAGGATGCTCAAAGCCATGAACAAAGGTACGACACCAGAGGCGAATGAGATCGGCGTTAAGATGGCGCAGGACGCTGGGATCATAGCCCGCGCATTCCTGATGATTGGTTTCCCGGGTGAGACAGAAGAGTCGATCGACGAGTTGGAGGAATGGGTACTGAGAGTTCGACCCTCGTCTGTCACAGTTTCTTTGTTTCAGCCTTTTCCAGGAAGTAACGTATGGAACCAGCCAGAGAAGTATGGAGTGGAGTTGCCAGACAACGCCTTCGATCGATTTTGGCAGCTGGGTGGGGACGGAGATCCAGAGATGATGGTTCTCAGGCTGCCCTCGATTTCGAAAGAGAGATTGTTTTATCATCGTCAGCGGTTGATCAAGATCTTTGAAGAAGAGATCGGTAAGCTCGATAGAACTCAAGTGCATGGCAACGTGGGAACGTTCGGACCGATGGAGCAAGTGACAGCATGAGATTGCATCCAGCTCCAGATCTTGTTGACGTGTCGTATCCTTGGTATGCGTCGAGAGTAAGGGCTATGTCCTTTTCGAAGCAGTTTTATACGACAGAGAATGGATGGACAGTAGCTTCACAGATTTGTTTCAAGTGGTTGGCGACGATTAAGGAAGAGCTTGTGACTTTCAAGATTTTGAAGTGGAAAGGTGCAGTAAGTTGAAAGTAGCACACGTAGTAAATAAGAATGCAGTCTGTGGCTATGCTGAGTACGCCAGAGAGCTGGACTGGGAACTTAAAAAAGAATTCGAGTCTAGCATTGTCGAGCCGGGTCAAGAGATCGGCGATGTAGATGTTGTGATAGCCAGCTATGGTTCGACAGAGACGCTGGGACTGACGCCACACCAGACCGAGGAGTGGCGACAGCAGGGAAAGAAAGTAATCTTGCTCCACAGAGAAAGTGAAGGAGATCTGGTAGAGAATTGTACAATACCTGTGAAGCACTTTCTTGGTCACGTGGATTCGATCATAACGCATGAGCCGACGAACTATAGCGAGTTCATTCCGATTTCGTTTCCAGCAGTAGTCAGTTTGCCGGATGCCGAGCTTAGATTGGTAATCGGTTCGGCTGGGTTTTACGATACGATGAAGCATTTTGAGGACGTGGTCGAGCTGGCCAGACGGACGGGTGGGAATGTGAATTTGTCGATAGCACACTACTGGCGATCTGATCTGAGTCATGTAAAAAGAAACATAGCCGAGATGAAGAAGAAAGAAGTAGAAGGAGACTGGATCGAGTTAGTTGATTGGCCAGTAGCGACAGTGATCAGACAGTTAGCCAGATCGACGATCAACATGTTTTGGCACTGGCCGATCAATCCTTGTTCCCAGTCAACATCAGTCGGGATGGCGATAGCTGCAAAGCGACCGTTGATTATTTCGCCTCACAGAAGGTTCCGAGTTATTTTGGAGCAGTATGCCGACGAAGTGTACGTAGCCAGGACAGGTGATGAAGCAGTCGGGATTGTGAAAGAGGTCTGGGACGCGATTAAGAACGGACGACCGGTGCGTATCCCAGACAGACTTTACAAGGCATATAACTGGGAGACTTGTGGTGAAACATACAGAAAGCTGATTCACAAGGTGATAGGACGATGAGAGTAGGACTCATAACAAGTTTTCCACCAGAACGATGCGGGGTTGCTTCGAATGCGGTTAATTTGGTGAACAACAAAGCAGATGATGTGGAGTATAAGATCATCGAAGGTTGCTCTTGGAGAAAACCTTTTACACACGATCAAGTAATGGCTGAGTCAGAAGATTGTGATATAGTGCATCTGACCTATGAGCGATCTTTACATCTGGGTTTGTTCCCAGGAACTTTTTACGGGTTGCGTGAGAAAGGTAAGAAGACGATCATCACGTACTACAATATCTGGCCAGGAGACTATCAAGATGCTGAGATGGTGAAAGCTTTCGATGTCGTTATCGTGCCGGATGAGGTAGAGGCCAAGGTTCGTGGATATGAGTATGTTCCACATGGCGTGATGGAAGTAACTGAGCTAGGACCGTTGGGTTCAGTACGTTCGTTAGGGACAGCAGGGTTCCCAACACCAGCAAAAGGTTCATTGATAATGGCCGATGTTTGTCGAGAGTTAGGGTTACACTTTTTTGTTGTAGCCCCACTTTCCAGACACGCTGATGCAGCGTGGATGAGAACAGAGATCGAGAAGAGATGTCAGACTTGTTCATTCGTCCATGAGTTTCTGTTGCAAGAGGAGATTGTTAGAATGCTGTCGTGCTGCACGATAACAGCTTGGTTGTATACAGCTATACCACAGCAGTCTGGATTGTCTGGTTCAATCAGATTGGGTTGTGCTGCGAAGAGACCGATGGTAGCTTCGATGATGGGAATGTACCGGGATCTGTTTCAGTATGACGACGAGATCAATTTTATACAGACAGAGACGCCAACATTTGCAACAGTTTTACCAGTCGTTCAGTACGCACTGGAGCATCCAGAGAAGAGACCAGACCGAGTTGTGAAAGAGCAGAGTTGGAATAAATGTGGACAGATGTATGCTGAGATCTATAGAAAGGTTTTAGCAGCATGAACGTCGGAGTACTGACACACGTTCAAGAAGCTTGTGGAGTGGCTGAGTATGGGGCTGATTTGATCAGGGAGCTTGGTCGGTATTTTGAAGTTGATAAGCTTGAGAAGATAGAAGAGTATGACGTTCTCGTAGTTAATTGGCATCCAGCAAAACTGAACTTGGACGCCGATAAGATTAGACGATGGCAGTCTCATGGCTGTAAGGTGATCGTACTTATCCACAATTCAGCAGAAGGAATGGTTGTTTCTGGAATTAACGATGCTCTTGCTGTAGCAGATGCAGTTGTAGCGCACGAGCCAGTAGAGTTCCGAGGAGATATCAAAAGATTTCAGCATATCGAGCATGGGATTCCAGAGGTAGATGTAAAGAATTTGCTCTACTCGTTTTCGATCGGAACGGCTGGCTTCGCGTTCGCTCATAGACAGTTTGATATGGTGATCGACTTAGCACAACAGTTCGGGATGTTTGGAAATATTATTTGTCCGCCGTATTCTTGTCACGTTGACCCAGATGAGCTAGAGAAAAAGTGGCGTCAAAAACTGGGCAGCCATTTGCATATGATCAAGTCGTTTATGCCGAGAGAGTTTGTGATTAAGACGCTGGCGAGCTCTTTGATAAACGTTTTCTGGTTCGAGTCTCAGAAAGCAAACGATGATCTGGGTCAGAGTGGTTCAGTTAGAATGGGAATAGCAGCTCAGCGGCCAGTCATCTTGAACAGATCCAGAAAGTTCAGAACACTGTTTCCCTACGAAGACGAGTTGTATTTTTGTAATAATAAAGAGGAAGCGGTGGCTGCGGTAATGACGATCTTGAAGACAGATAGTCCAAAGATGCCAAAGCGAGTGATGAAAGATCAAGCTTGGTCAAAGGTAGCACTAGATTGGAAAAAGCTGATCGAGGAAGTGGCAGCATGATCTTGTCACGAGTTATGAGAGAGAAAGATTACGACGAGCTGAAAGACGAAGGCCGCGTGATCACAGAGCTACACGACGAGATCAATATGTGGCACGATACCCAGCACCATCATAGGCTATGGGAGTATGCACTAGCTCAGAAGGCTTTGAAAGGTGTTTATGGAGACTATGGAAGTAAGATCGGTTTACGAGTAGCAGACTTCGGATGTGGTGCCGGCTATTTGAGTCCAATTCTCTACAAGCTTGGGCATCATGTGTTCATGTACGATTGCTGGACGTTTCCGAATCAAGAAGAGTTTGCAATGGAGCAGATGAGAAGGATAGAACCTACGGGTGGATCCTATGAGATGCGGAATCGTTCGCTGGGCAGTCTGGTGGAAGAAGACAAAGGCATGGACGCAGCCTTTTGTATATCGACACTCGAGCACATTAAGGACTATCGGAAGGCTTTTCGGGATCTACTGAGTACGGTCAAGCCAAGAGGATTGGTATTTTTGACAACAGACTTTGGGACACATGAGACAGACGACTACAAGTGGGCCAATCTGCGGGCAGGAAAGATGTTTACAGCAGATACTTACAACGAGTTGTACGCCATTGCTAGAGGATTGAATTTCGCAACAGTTCAAGGTGCGGCTGATTGGAAATGGGACGAGAGTTGTCGTTTGGTTTCAGATTATGGATTCGCTTCTATGGCCCTTTGGAGATTATCATGAGTGAGTTACTGCAAGCTCAGAGAATAGCTCGTCCCATCTTGGCTCGTATATTGCGTAATCGACCAGATGATGTAGATGATGTATTACAGACGGCCTCTCTTAGGGCATTCGACAAGATGGGGCAGTTTGAGCACCGATCGAAATTTTCGTCTTGGTTCGTACGCATAGCTATCAGATCAGCTTTGATGCATTTGCGTACGAAAGAAATAAAGCACGAGCATCAATATATTCCTGTCGATGATCTAGATAAGCTTTCTGTTTTCGATCAAGAGACTCCAGAAGACTTTGTGATTAGAAAAGAGCTAGAGGATCATAGGAGAGAACGCCTCCACAAAGCGATACGGCTTTTAACACCGAAGCGTCAGAGAACGATTTACGCTTATCTAGAAGATAGGCATACGAATACGTCAGCAGAAAAAGGAAGGTTGCACGCAGCTCGTGTACAGTTAAAGATGATTCTTACGGGAGAGAAAGCATGATGAAAGTTGCACTGATAACGGGAGCATTTGGTCAGGACGGCTCGTACCTTACAGAGCATCTACTTGGGCTAGGGTACAGAGTTTTCAAAGGAACGAGAAGGGTACTCGACACACCAGATGAGATGGCAGTGTACTGCGACGTCCGAGACGAACTCAGCATTCGATCAGCAATAAAGAAAGCATGGCCCGATGAGATTTATAATCTAGCCGGCCAAGTCTACGTCCCGATCAGTTGGGAACAGCCAGCAGAGACGTTCGATGTGAACACGAGTGGGCTGGCCAGGATTTTGAAAGTAGTCGAGCAAGTGAAGAAAGATACAAAGGTCTATCAAGCATCCAGCTCGGAGATGTTCGGTAATCATGAAGGCACTTGTAACGATCAGACGCCGATGAATCCGACATCGCCGTATGGAGTTTCGAAATACGCAGCTCACAGATTGGTCAGCTTGTACAGGAGTAAGGGTCTGTACGTAGTGGCGGGAATTCTTTTCAATCACGAGAGCCCACGCCGTGGACATGAGATGGTGACGAGAAAGATCGCGCATCAATGTGCTCAGTGGGCACATGGATCAAAAGATATGTTGTCGTTGGGTAATATGGACTCGAGAAGGGACTGGGGTTTCGCTGGTGAGTACGTCAAGGCAATGCAATTAATGCTCCAGCCAGAGATCGCAACCGATTACGTTCTCGGAACGGGAGAGTCACATTCTGTCGCCGATTTCCTGGACGCAGCTCGGATAGAGATGGGTCTTGACGAAGACTTTGTGAAGGGGCATACTATTACCGACACAAGGCTCACCAGAACGCAGGAAATCTACAACATGCGGGCAGACAATACCAAAGCACGGGTTTGTCTAGGTTGGGAATCAGAGATTGGTTTCCGGGAGTTGGTGCGGTTGATGACTTGGGAGGAGTTCAATAAGTTGCTTGGAAAGGAAAAGGTGACAGCATGAAAGACATTCTACAGCCAGTGAATACGACACAGTCGTCTTCGCCTTCGATTACTCATGCAGCAATGGAGCCAGCAAACTGGCGGGCTCAAGGTCAGACGGACGTTCAGCAAGCGGTGAAAGACAATCCGACGAAGAATCCGATCTGTCCAAAGTCAGTGACAAAGTGAATCTGGCAAACACATTACGGTTACAGAATCTGAAGGCAGCGAACGCCGGAGCACAAGCGACAGTCGCCGACTCCAGGTCTGCGGATGAATGGGTGAAACGTTGGCTGGACGACAAGAATAGAAGGCTGAACGATTTGCGAGCACGGTTGCATAATTTGCTAGATCATCCGCCAGCTTTGGACGAGTACTTGCGTCCGGAGATAAAGGCAGCGTATCGCAATGACAAAAACAACGGACCAAAAGATCAGATGCCAGGAAGGGTTGCCGGGACAGGAAATTGGGCTGTGGTATCTCCGGAAGGAGAAATTATCAGTCGTTGGCCAACAAAGGCTGAAGCAGATGCTGCTGCATGGCCAGCATGGAGAGGTATCAAGCCATCAGCAACGGGGGCATCGGGCGGAGCACGAGTAGTCAGACTAAGGCGTGTATCGGCCGCAGACATCTTTGAAGATGTAGAGCATGGGGATAAGACGAGACGCAAGTTTCTGAAGAAAGATAAGCCACAGATCGTCAAGGACGCCGACATATTGAGACTCAGAGATCGAAGGCCGTCTAGTCACGGTCAGGGTTCAGCCGGTACGGGTGGAGCTGGAGCTGGTGGTGCCGGTGGCGGAGTCGGAATCTAAAAGGAGATTAAAATGGCATTTCACATAGCGCCGTTGATCAGAGAGATGGAAAACGCAAGAGTTTCTGTAGGACTGCTATCGAGTCCAAATTCGACTGGCTATACGCAGCGTGTAGCACAAGAAGGCGTGACACAGCCGACGCCTTTGGTTACTCCGAATGGTGGGATCGGGAATTTCTGGTTCGCAAATCAAAAAACAGCACCAGCACTATAGGAGGCTGTATGGATAAGCAGCCAAAGAGAAAAGAAGGGAACTTCATCAATTTGAAAGCTCCCGGTCCGACATCAGCCGTCGGGATTCAAGATATAGCTCTGGGTTGTTGGTCTACGTTTGGCGCACATGAGAGAACGGACGTAGCCAAGAAGATAGCCGAGCAGCCCAGATTGAATCCGGTAGATCCTAAGACGCTGAAGTCGGGTGGGGAGCTATCATGAATCTGGCACAGACGATCAAGGTCTACATTCCATTGCCAGAGATTCAGGCCTTCATTGTCCGGAGTGGAGACAAGCACTGCGTGAAATCACACTCCGGAAAGAACTTGGGTTGTTATCAGTCTGCTGGTGGAGCAAAGAAAAGGTTAAAGCAAGTGGAGTATTTCAAACACGTAAAGGCAGCAGACGACGATACTTACTATGGGCCAAATTCAGGTGGTATGGGTCCATCGGAAGCGCTTGGGAGTCCGGAATGAATTTAGCAACAACAATCTTGCTGGCTGAGTCTGCGATCGCTCCGACGCACAGACATCATGCGGTGATGTCGCCACACATGCGAGAGAAAGGCGGGCATACACACAGCGAGGTCAAGAGAGAGCATGTCAAACATTCTGCTGGGCATCACAGTGGGAAGCATGGAGTCCGACATAGTGGATTGAAGCATGGGAAGCCTGGTGGGAAGGGATTGCCAATAACGCATGTGAAAGTGCATCTGGTGAAGCCACACTTCATCAAAGCTGATGCTTCGGCCAGCGATGTAGCTAATCATCATTCGATGCAAGAGCCATCAGCTTCGGATGTACAGATGTTACATTGGAAGACGAAGAGGGTCTTCGAGAAGATCAGGAAAAGAAATCTAGATCCATACGAAGCGTTGAAGGCTTCCAAGGAGACGGGTCCTTGTGGCTGTACGTTGAAGTTGGGTGAGAGAGTGACAGTGGACGGAGTGGGACGGGGAAAGATCAAAAGCAGGAATGAGAGGATGCTGACGGTGGCGTTGGACAATGGTCGTAATAGAGTAGTTGACCAGAAGTTCGTGCATCGTATGGCATCGGCACGAAGATAGCCGATAGAAAGCAGGAACGTTTGAATGGAGTATAAGCAACAGACAAGAGAGGTACACGTTGGAGACGTTGTCATCTATCACAATCCGGTGGCCAAGCCTTTCAAGGCTTTGGTTACCGCGGTGTGGTCGGCAGTTTGCCTTAACGTCGTCGTCATTTCAGATGATGCAGCTAAGACAGATCCGTACGGGCGTCAGATCGAACGGTTTACATCATTGTCGTGGGGAGGTAACATGACAGTGCATGGAAACTACTGGCGCTTCGAAGATGAAGAGCCAAATCCAATAGCGGTACCAGCAGAGAAATAAAGGATGGCGTGAGTGGGAACCGACGAGGGACCTAAGGCTCACGCAAAGGAGATAAAGAATGGCACATACGCTCGACGTGCAAAAACTTCCGCAAGTATTCGAGGCGTTGAGAGAGAATCAACATAGGTTGACGCCTTGGGAATGCGATCGACTAGAAGAATGGGAAGTTAGATATGAGAGAGATCCAGCAAATAAAATTTTCACAGATCCAGAAAGTAAAGTGATGGAGATCATCGAGCGGATGTATCTAAAGGTTTGACATGAACATCATTGAGACAATGTTGTTTCAGGCAAATTCGATCTCGCACCCAGATTCCGAAGACACGACAGTGTGTGTTGATTTCGACGGCGTATTGTGTGAATCGAGTGGTCCTTACAACAGAGGACATTTCGGGCCACCGATTACAGAAGGATTGAAGCTGTTGAGACTTTGTCTGGAGCACAATTACACGGTCGTTATTCTCACAGCCAGAAAGGAAACAGATTTGGTAGCTGGTTGGCTTAGGAAGCAGGGCTTCCCACATATGTTCGTGACAAATACGAAGGTTCCAGCATCTGCGTATTTGGATGATAGAGCGATACCGTGGGCTGCAGGAAAATCGAAGGCTGATGATGCGATCAAGTTTGTGAAAGATCCAAGGGCGACGTTGGGACTTCATGTATGAAACAATCAGTAACAAAGATCGACGAAGAGTTAAGAGCAGCTGCCCGGGATTTGAAAGTTGTCTTGATGGAGTACAAGTCCGAGCAGGCAGATCCAGACGAGTCGGCTACTACGTACAAGGTCGAGCCATACAGTTATCGTAACGGTGGTAAGACATTCTTCGGCTTCGATCAGACGGCCAGATCGATCAAGGCTTTCAAGGTGGCGAACATCGTGAACGTCAAACAAACAGACGAGACGTACAAGCCACAGTGGCCGGTGGAGTTGAAATGAATCTGGCAGTTACGATTTCTCTTTTAGCGGGTGGTCCCGGTTCCGGATGTAATCCAGCAGTGGGAAAGTGTGGTCGTTCTGCTTCTGCTAGAGATTTTGTTAAGAGTAGTTTAAGAAAAGGTTGGAGTATTAAAGACCGAGAAGCTCTTTTGAAAGAAGCAGATAAGATAAAGTTAGATAGCAGACTATTACAAGGGAAGCTATCTGTCATTCCTTTATCCTTGAAAGAAGCACAAGATCGTGGGCAGAAAGCTTTTTTCGATAGAAGTAGTAATCCTAACAACGAGCTTCATGTTTACCCAAAGTTTACAGATACTTTTGTTCATGAATTTGGTCATTGGTTAGACAAGAATTATGTTGATTTATCTAATAAGGGAACGCCGTCGGTTTCCAGACTTGGAATAGATAAGAAAGCTCTAGTTCTTGCTAAGAACGCAGCTCATGATGAGTATGTCCGAGCTCACGATTCAGCTTATAGAACTAAAGGTTATTTTAAGAATGTCGATGACCAGATGTCACAAGCGCCCCACGGGGTTAGTTTTTATGCTTTACATAACGAAAGAGAATGGTTTGCGGAATCTTTTGCACATTATGTGGCTGGTGGATCTCAAAGATCCTATTTAAGAGATGTAGCTCCTAAAACATACGCTTTGATGAACGACTTAGCGAATGGCTTAAAATGAACTTAGCGGCCACAATCGAGATCTACTCGAACCGGAAGCTTCATAAACGGCTGAAGTTTCAAGGGCTGGATATCTCTGTTGAGAACAAAGCCGGTTCGACGAGACGGGGAGTAGCTCCGGGTTGGGGTCCTTGGTCGACGAAGATGAAGTTCGACTATGGTTACATAAAAGGTTCAAAGGGAATGGATGGTGGTGGGGTTGATTGTTTCATCGGGCCTAACCCAGCAGCAAAGAATGCGTTCGTCGTACATATTTTGAAGCAACCCGATTTTAAGACATACGATGAAGATAAAGTGATGCTGGGATTCAATTCCAAGAAAGAGGCCAAAGATGCTTTTATGGCTCATTACGATAGCCCTAAGTTTTATGGCGGGATGGATGTACTCCGGATGGGTGAGTTCAAAAGGAAAGTCCTTGAGACTGCGACTACGGGCCCTCATAAGATAGAAGCATGGGGAGAGCCTCAGGTTTATGATGGAGGATACCAGCATATAGCCGATACGCAAGTGATGTTCCATCCGCCGAGTCTGAAGAAAGCAAAGCCAGTGCCAGTCGACGATCCCATGGAAGAAGATAACCAGTTCCTAGATGTAACAAAACGGAAAGAGAGAGCGACGAAAGCCTTCCGGGATCGACTAACAAAGCAACACACAGATGCTAATATGAAACCCTTGAATCGTACTCTCGTTTCTGGATTTCCCGCGATTGGTGTTGGTGGGTTTGGTTGATGGCTAGAAAAGCAATTAGGTGTAGATTTTGTCGTAATAGATTTGTTCCATATAGACTTGCGCAGACTTGTGATGAATGTAGGAATGCGAAACCATTTTGTCGATGTGGCTGTGGTCTAAGGGTTTTGTCCATGGTAGAGCGCAAAGGGGGTAAGATAGCTAAATATTTGCCTAGTCATAATGTCAATCTTTATGCCATAGAGAAGGGTGAGCAGTTAGCACGTGGTCGAGATGCCTATTGGAAAAATTTAACAAAGAAGGAACGACTAGAAGTTAAGAAAAGAAATTCTGAGAAAACTAAGAAGGTCTGGGCTTCGGGTGCTTATGATAATCAAGCGAAGAAGCTAAAAGATAGATGGGAGAATCTTTCAGCGAAAGAACGTGAAGTTCAAGTAAGAGCAGCTAGATCTGGTGCTCGCGTCAAGCCAAATAGGGCAGAAAGAAGATTGAACGAGATTCTTAGTAATAGTTTTCCCGGTGAGTTTAGAATGAATGTTCTTGGAAAAGTTATAGTAGATGGTAGAGTTCCAGATTTTGTGAATGTGAACGGAAAGAAAGTTCTGGTAGAGCTGTTTGGAAATTACTGGCATGGAGAAGAGCGACGTGGGCATTCTGAAAGGGAGGAAGAGCGGGAAAGAAAGAGTCATTTTAAGAAGTGGGGTTTTAAGACAGCGATCGTTTGGGAAAGGGACTTGAAAGATGAGAAGCTAGTAGAGAAAAAAGTTCGGGCGGTGTTGGCTTGAGTCAAGACTTCGAGAAGGAACTGGACGAGCTGTTAGACGAGATCTTCGCATCAGAAGACGAGACTACAGATCCAGGTCCAGACAAGTACAACGAGAAGGACGAAGCCAGAAAAAGAGAGCTGATGCAACAGATGGCCTTCTATGCAGAAGAAGGCCCGACATGGGACCCAGAAGGAAAGTATCTTTGTGGGACTTGCTACTACAGACAGGTAATGGACTGGGCAGACCTTCCTGCTTGTTATATAGTCGAAGGAGATATTTCACTAGAGGCCGGTAGCTGTCAGTTCTACCGGCATGGGAATCCTGATTCGGAATGGAATCCGATTCCGATGAAGGAGAAGTACACGAAGGAAGCAGCGAACTATGCCGAGCGACCGAAGGAAAAAGGATTCGGTTGTTTCCCAAGATGTGAGTACGCAGCTCCAGCAGAAGGAAAAGATTCAGATGGAAGAGAGATTTGGTGTGGAGAGTTCAAGGTCCATGTTAGAGCGAAAGCCTGTTGCACTTTTGAGGACGGGAAAGATTTGGTGCAGATAAAAACATGAGAAAAATATTGGTGGTCTTGCTGCTTTCGGTTTTAGCAGGGGTTGCACGGGCGCAGGCACCTGAGCCGATGTGGAACGGAACGATTCTTAGCCAATGCTCAGAATGCAGTGGCTGGACATTGGACCAGTTGCGTTGCGGGATTGACGATCCTAAGTATGCGAATCTTACAGGAAGCGCCAGGACGACAACACCGACTGGCAAAGAAGTCGCAGGATGGCATGTGGAAGAAGACCCTAGTCGCACGGAGTATCGGCTTCATGCAGGTGGTTGGATGCCTAGTGGTATTCCTGTACCTATCTGCGTCTTAGATAAACCGCTACCGGGCAATCCAATACCAAAAGCTTCGGTCGACGTGACTCCAGATCCGCCTAAGCCTGTGATAGTTAATACGGGATGGACGCCAGACAAGCCGTGGTACAAAGACTGGAAACCACTCTCGGTCCTTGGATTGGCAGTCGGCAGTGGGATAGCAAACATCAAAGAGACAGATGGCTGTCGTGCGCGTGTCGGCATCAGTCCTTGTAACGGTGGCTATGGAGCTTTGACAGCGCGTAACTATTTGAATTTGGGAGCATCTGTTGGCTTTGCGTTTATATCTATCTGGGGTAGACACATGGGATTCAAGGAGTGGGCGGCTCCGTCGCTAGGATTTTCTACGTATCAGACCTACGAAGCCGTTCATCAAGCTACGATCGGCTGTCCAGTGGGTCAGCATTATCTGTACGGAACAAAATACACTTGTGTGCCGAATTACATTTGGTAATTTTGTATAATGTAGTAAGGAGACTAGAACGATGATAGATGTAGCAGCAGATACGCGCCACTCATATTTACTAGGTGGTTCAGTCGGTGCTTCCTCGCCCTTCACCGTAGCCAAAGCACTGGGTTCAGAGATATGGGACACGACCGGTAAGCGCTACATAGACTGTACAGCGCAGGCTTGGAGTCTCAGTCTCGGACACAGCCATCCAAGAATCATTGAAGCTGTCTCAGAGCATCTGAAGAACTACGGACATATCAGAACCAGTTTCGATACCGAGCCAAAATTGAAATTGGCTGAGAAGCTGCTTGAGATCGCTCCCGGAATGCAGAAGGTAGCTTTCTATCTCTCCGGTTCAGAAGCAGTAGAGGCTTCGATTAAGTTGGCTTTGAGAAATAAAAACGAGTCGTCGAGATCAAGTACTGTTGTTGCTTTGGAAGAGGGATTTCATGGGCGTACGTTCGCGACATCGGCCTTGAGTTGGGAAGGGCCAAATTATAATCCATTCAAGGCATGGATGAATCAGCCAGTGACGAGAATGAAGAGTGCCTATTGTTATCATTGTCCAGTCGGCAAAGAGTTCAGTAGTTGCCATTATGAGTGCGTCGAGTTGGGAAACGCCGGTTATCAGCCAATAGCTTTTATCATGGAGCCGTTTCCGGGTAACGGTGGGATGATAAAGTTTCCACCAGATTATTTGAAGAAGATGCGAGAGAAAGTTGACGAGAGAGAATCGCTTCTTATTTTCGACGAGATTCAGACTGGGATCGGTCGACTAGGTGATTGGTTTGCCTATACGAAATACAAAGTCATGCCAGATATTCTGGTGATCGGAAAAGGGTTGGGTGGTGGGTTTCCTCTTTTCGCCGTACTGACTGGGGAAAAGATTAAGAACGGGTTTCAGCCGGGAGATCATTCTTTTACGTTTGCGCATTTCTCGCCTTCGATGGTGGCTGCGTTGGAGACGATAGCCGTGATTGAAGAAGAAGAAATTTTGGATAACGTTCAGGTGATGGGTGAGCAGGTTGTTACGAGATTAGAGAAGATGAAACAGAAGTACAAGTTTATCGGAGACGTCCGAGGCGACGGTTTGATGATCGGAATCGAGATTGTGAAAGAAGGATCGAAAGAGCCAGCTCCAATCTTGACACACAAGTTGGTTGAGCGAGCAATGGAGAGGGGTGTGATCTTTGGAGAAGCCAAGTATGGTGGGTTGGGAAATATTATCAAGATCAAACCGCCGTTGAATATTTCTGATGAGTTGATGACAGAAGCGTTGGATGTATTAGAAGATATTTTCAGCAAAGTGATTCCATACTAAGGACGGATGAGATGATAATTCTTTGCACTTTAAGTGGGGGTTCAGACTCAGCTTACGCAGCTTACGCAGCGAAGCTGCTCTGGCCTGATGCTGAGTTTCATTCTTTGTTCGTCGAGTATGGGCAACCAGAAGTGGGTTCCGAGTTGCAAGCTTCTGTAAAGGTGCATAACAAGCTTGGGTTTGGGTCACATAGATGGCACAATGTCCGCATTCAGTGGCTATACAAGTTCGATCGAACGCATCCAGATGATCTGAACTCTTTGTATGTTCCACACAGAAATTTAGTCATCGCCTCAGTTGGTGTCGCTTTAGCAGACCAGCTCGGAGCTGAGAAGCTGATCGTAGGTAACAAGAGTTTTAAGAAGACAGAAGGCGACTTCCTGACCTACGATGGGAATCGGGAATTCTACAAAGCGTTGGAAGCTGTCGTCCAGATGATTCAAGTGCACGGGCCAAAGCTGGAGATCGAGCCAACGCTTTCTATGGTGAATAAGTTGACGAGAGCAGATGTTTACTTCGGGCTCTGGGATCGTGGGTTTAAGTACGACGATACTTTCTCCTGTTGGTACGCTACAGTGAATGGAAAAGAGTGTGGGACTTGTAAGAATTGTGCAGAGAAGCAAGCTTTGTGGGTTAGTTGGTGTGGTAGGACTAGGGTAGGTCAGCATGCATCCACAGACTGACATTGTGATTCCAGTTCACAATGCTCTGGAGTATGTCAGAGATTGTCTAGATTCTGTTTTTACAAAGACAAAAAATTTCAGATTCATTTTGGTAGATGATTTCTCGGATTTAGAAACAACAAAGCATTTGCACAGAGTTTTAGGACATCAGCCGACAGCATTGTATATTAGAACCGGGCAACAGAAGTGGTTCACGAGAGCTAGTAATCTTGGGTTGAGATTGGTCAGGACATCCAGATGTGTATTGTTGAATTCGGATTGCGTTGTGGACGAAGGGTGGCTAGATGAGCTCTATGATGTTTGGGCTGAGGCCGAGTCAGTCATCGTTGGTAAAAGAATTGGTCTCGTTGGCTCCCATCAAAGTATGGAAGAGCCGAGGCGTTGGGGTGAGTACGCTGAGCCAGGCTATGTTACGGGGCACTGTCTCCTACTTAGTATCCCGATTATCAGTGAGATCGCAGACAGAAGAGGAAATAGTGGCTGGTATCTTGACGAAGTGCACAGAGAAGCCTTGCACATAAATTCTGATCGCTTCCTCAGCTACGAGTTGAATCGTGCTGGCTATGCGACGGTAGCTTCTTTCAAGGCAGCTGTCGGACATCATGGTGGGAAGAGTTGGGGACATGATCTTGGGCGAATCGCCGGAGTACAGATTGGAGATCCACAGAAGGGTGAGATCTTCGGATGATGTTTGTATAATGAGTTTGGAAGGGAAAGGGAAGCAAAGAAACGGAGGTGGCTATGCGAGGGGTTACCGGTTGTCTCGGAAAGCCCTCTAAAGAATAGTGATATCTGGTATGGCTGGATCTCACAATGTCAGCGATAAGGGGCTTCGAAAGAAGCCCCATTAAAATTTCAGAAGGAGTCATCATGGAAACAGTTTTGGGCAGAAGGCAGTTCTTTGAGATATCAGGCAAAGGAGTGTTGGGTTTGGCGGTGACGAGAGCTTTGGTTGTGGGTGGAGCTGCATTTGTAGTTGTCGGTTGTGGATTCAACATCGCAGAGATCGGCACTTGGGTCACCGTCGGTAACGGAGCGATCGGCAGTGTTCTGAATTTGTTAGTTGGCGCCGGGATTCTGGCCTGCGTAACTTGTTCCGTTTTGGCGAACGCAGCTGAAGCGGCGATCACAGCAATCGGAGTAGCTGTTACGAATTGGCAAAACGCCCCAGCAACAGACAAACAAACAACGCTTGAAAAGATTCAGCTGGCGTTGCAGGTTGGCTTGGAAGCGGCAACAGCCTTTTTTCAAAGTTTCTCAATTCCGGGAGGATCGTCGATAATCTCTTTGGTCTTGGGAATCGCTGGTTTGGTTTTGAACGCCATCGCCGGGTTCATCAGCCAAGTCGGTCTACCGCCTGCTCCGGCAGCCAAGCCAATGCTTCATGAGTATGAAGTAGCTGGTAACAAAGTGCAAGTGACGCCGACGTTGATGACAGCCAACCAGGCCAAATCCGCACTAAACAAGTTGTTGGTGCAGTACGGTCATCCAGAATTGGTTTTGCACTAAAATCAAGAACGAGGTTCCGATGGAAGATGAGAAGAAAGCTGTTTTCGAGGTAGACATGGACCAACGACGGGGGTTCGAGCATTTACCGGGTGGTAGCTCGAAGCACATCGACCACCCGTCGCACGCTCAGCCTGGTATCCATGTCTACCCAGATAAGCTTTATGTAGTGACAGTCTTGGAGAATCCTCTCAGATGGAGATCCAGATATCGGAACTATTGGATCTTTGAGAATATGTGTAAGAAAGCCGGCGTCGAGCTTTACGTAGCCGAGATCGCGTTCGGTGGGAGAGACTTCGAGATTGCCGAGGAGGGAAATCCAAAACATTTGCGGTTGCGATCGCACGATGAGTTGCTTCACAAAGAGAATGCTTTGAACTTGCTCATCCAAAGGCTTCCAGAAGGAGCAAAAAAGATCGGAACACTGGACGCCGATATTCAGTTCGCTCGTTCAGATTGGGCACAAGAGGCCTTGCATCTGTTAGATCATTACAAAGTGTTGCAGGGTTTCAGTCATTCCATGGATCTGGGTCCACAGAATCAGCCCGTGCAGTTGCATGAAGGCTTTGTAATGCATGAGCTGGCTTATCCGCCACACAATCCGAATAAGTTGTCGAAAGACCATCGATTCAATCGGCCAAGACCAAACACAGATTTGGGTTACTACGGTGGGAAAGGAAAGTATATACTGTGGCATCCGGGACTGGTTTGGTTCTGGAGAAAGACAGCTATCAATCAGTTGGGTGGGTTGATGGACTGGGTACTCGGTGGCTCGGCAGATCATTACATGGCGTTGGCGCTGTTCAACAAACTTTCAAGAACGAATTTGAACTTGCGAGAGTTTTCACAAGGATACCAGCGTTCTTGTTTCGAATGGCAGGCGAGGGCAGAAAGACATATCAGAAGGAACATCGGTGTGCTGCCCGGGTTGGTGATGCATTCCTGGCATGGTCATAAAGAGAAGAGGCAGTATCTATCACGGGCACAGTTTCTGGCCAAGACGGGATTCGATCCGGCGCATCATTTGAAGAGAGATTGGCAAGGGTTGTGGCAGTTGCAAGATGACGGTTCGCTGAACTACATCATGATTCGCGATGGCCTGAGACATTTCGCCAGGCTACGCGATGAAGATGCGATGGACTTCGAATAGGAGAACAAGATGATCGAATATGCAAAAATGAAGTTCGGTAAGAAGCCAGCAAAGATCGATCCGAGAACCCTCAAGGTCGAGAAGTATTTCCTAGCTTCATTGGCTCCAGCGCCAGATGATTGCGATTACACTGGTGGCATTACAGAGTTTGGCATGATGTTAAACGGGCCAAACAGCTACGGTCCGCCAGTACCATCAGAAGGTCTGGGGTGTTGTACGATTTCAGCTCCCGGACATGCTGAGCAGACAGCGACGTTAGCTTCGACTGGTACGATGTGGACGCCACCAGACTCAGATATTTTGCAACGCTATACAGAATGGGATGGCTACATTCCAGGTGATGAAGGCACAGACAATGGTGGAGTTGAGATCGACGTTCTCAACGATTGGCATCAAACCAGCTTCTGGAAGCACTATCTGATGGCTTATGCCGATCCAGTTGTGACGAATCTGGATCACATCAAGAAGTCGATCTACTACTTCGGTGGTCTCTACATCGGGCTACAGTTGCCAAACACAGCGTTGAGTCAAGAGACATGGGATGTGGTTCCAGACGCAGCCACGAACTCAGACGCGTTGGCCAATCCGAACAACGGTCACGCGGTTTGGGTTCCCAAGTACCGCACGTTGGCGGATGGTTCGCTGGTACTTACTTGCATCACATGGGGCCAGTCGCTTGACATCACAGAAGCATTCTGGGTCTACACAGACGTAGACGGAAATCCTTACGTGGATGAAGCCCACGCACTTTGCCTATGCGACTTCGTCGGGAAAGCCGGTAAGGATCCAGCAGGTTTGGACATTCCACAGATGCTGGCAGACAAGCAGCTCGTGACAGGATGAGATGGCAGAAGAGAAAAAATTTACGTCGTTGGTTGATCTGCTGAGACAGAAAGATAGAATCAATCTGGAAGCGGCAGCTCAAGGGCACGACGGGTTCTTTCCAGTAGCTGTGCAGGTGCCACAGTCTGATGGGAAGACAGTAACAAGAGGACAGACGAATCCGACTCCGAAGAAAGATGGGGCATATCGGGGTCGGATTCTGTTGTTCGAGCCAACGAAAGAGCGAGTGACTATTTTGAAAGAGAGAGTCGGGCAGAGTTACCAAGGAGACTGGTTGCACGAAGTGACGACGCGAGAGGGCCATAAGTTTCTGGCAATGCAGAAGCAGTTGAAAGATCTTGTAAAATGAATTTCGGTCGGGTATGGTCGGGTGGTGTGGGGTTAGGTCTGGTTGGCTTAGGTAAGGTATGGTGAGGTAAGGTATGGAAATGAAAGTTGTCGCAACATTCTTACTAGCATTCTTACTAGCATTTTCTACACAAGCTCAATGCACGAAGAATGTGGATGGGAGTTCTTCTTGTAAACTTTCTTTAGCCGACGGTACGGTGTTTTCCTATCAGTCATTTACGAATGTGATATATCCGTTGGGTCTTAGTTGCGACCCGCTGGTAGGGATTATCTACACTCTACGTCCACCGACATCTGATTTGAATGCTGTGGTTTATGATCAAGACTGGATTCGTATACCAAGTGGTTGCGTGGTGGATATCCAGTCCGGGAGAATAAGTTGTGGTCCAGTAAATCAGAAAGCTACAGCAACGTTTTCGATAACGATCAACTAGAAGGAGAAAAAGAATGATGATTCGCAAGACGTTTCGCTTCGAAGCCAGTCATCTACTTCCAAAACATCCCGGAAAATGTTCAAGGCTCCACGGGCATTCGTTTGTTTTGCATGTGGAGACCGAAGGGCGGGTCAATAAAGAGACTGGGTTTGTGATGGACTACGCCGATATGTCGGCAGCTGTCAAGCCTTTGATCGAGCGATTAGATCACAGACACTTGGGAGCTTGGGCAGTCTATCAGACTGACAGAGAGAAGCCGACAGGAGATTCTGTAAACGACTACAGACTTTTAGCAGAGATATGGGGAGACGATGATGGCTACTACGATAATTGGAAAGTGCCTGGCCTTCCACTAGACTTCTACCCCAGCTCAGAAAACATTTTGTTCTGGATTGGAGAACAGTTAGCAACAGCACAATTCAAGTGGTCCAAGGTAGCGCTAGAAGAAACTTGTACATCGTATTGTGAGTTAAGACTAGATGAGTTCATGGTCTACTTCACGAACAAGTATGGGCTACCAGCAGCCCAGTTTGCGTTGGCGGAGTGGCGATGAAGAAGAAAAAGAAGCCGCGTGGGCATGGGAAGGGTTCTGGTTTCGAGCGTAAGATCGCCAAAGAGATCATCAAGGCCTATCGTAAGGCCGGCTTTAAGGTAAAGCAGAACGACTGTTGGCGCTCAGTTCTTTCTGGTGGACACGAGATGTCGGCTGGAGATTTGAGAATGTCCGCTCAGATGGAGAAGCTGTTTCCATACGCAGTGGAGTGTAAGTTCTACAAGAAGATTAAGCTGGAGAACTTCCTACTTGGAAATAAGAAGAGCAAGGAAATTCAGTGGCTTGTGCAGACGATGGAAGGTTCTAGAAAAAGCAATAAGCTAACTGGTCTTTTAGTGATGAAGGCCAACAGGATGAAGATCTTAACGATGCGTTGGCTGTCTTATGCTGAGTGGAAAGGAATGGATAATTTCATTCAGACTAGGAATGGTTGCTGGGAAGTGAAGACTTGGAAAGAGTTTTTGAAGACTGTGGTTCTAGATGCGCAGGTTAGGTTCTTATGAAGCCATCAGTCGCTTGGTTGCCAGCGGGGCTCGACGGATGCGCCCTTTATCGAATGTTTTTCGCCCATCTGAGAATGGAAGGATCAATCTTTCTATTCCAACCGATGCGAATGCAGGTAGATCTATTGAAAGACAGAAACATAGTCGTCGTCCAGAGACTATCTTCTCAGCAGAACTATGAAGCGATTCAGTTGTTCAAAAAGATGAAGCTGAAGATCATCTACGATTTGGACGACGATCTCTGGTCGGTACCGACATTCAATCCAGCCCACAGATTGATGAAGAAGTGGCTGCCGGGTTTCGAGATTTGTGCCAAGATGGCCGATATGATTACGGTCTCGACAGAGCATCTGAGAGTGATGGTTCGGAATGCTTTGGGAAAGAAATGTCCTCCAGTGGCTGTGGTCGAGAACGCCGTCGACTTCGATTGGTTCAGACCGGTAGCTGAGAAATACAGAAAGAATAGAGACGGGAGAGTAGTTCTTGGTTGGGCTGGGACAGATACCCACTCAGGAGATGTGGAGAAAGTCTTCGCTCTGGTTCCAGCATTGCTCAAGGATAATCCTGAGTTAGATTTCGAAGTGGTCGGTACCGGGATATCAGAAGAGTTGAAGTCGTTTGGAGATAGAGTCAGACAGAAGGGCTTTGTGCCCATAGCCGAGTTTGCAGCGAATTGGGCTAGCTGGCAATGGGATATTTCACTAGCTCCAGTAGCTGAGAATTCGTTTAATCTCTCGAAGTCGAACATCAAGATGTTGGAAGCCGCTGCGATGAAGATTCCTTGCGTAGCTTCCAGATATGGAGAGTACAAGAAATTCGCCAATCATTCCGAGTTGTTGCAGATAATTGTTCAAGCTGAGAATGCTAGGGATTGGAGAACCAGAATTCAGGCTTTGATAGATTCACCGACGTATAGAAAGAAAGCTGGAGAAGAGATGTACCGCGTGGGTCAAGAGAAATACAATATCATCCATCGAGTCTCTCAGTGGAACAAGCTATTCGAGGAAGTGTTAGCATGAAATTACTTCTTTGGATTGTGCTCATACTTTCTGGTGGGACGTTGTTGTATTTAGGTTATATATTTCTAGCAGGTTGGTCAGCAGTGAGATCAGCTCCGAGAGCGGATATGTTTATCTGTCCAAAGGGTCACGGGCCACTTCCAGAGTCAGCCTTGATTGATTTCATGGGAGAGAAACACTGCTCAATCTGTTTCCACAATAGACTGAAGGACGCAGAGAAGGGTAGGATATGAAAGAGAAGCTTCTATTTATCCTGCCCGATTCACTGGAAGAGATGCTATTCGCTTCGACAGTTCTATCCCAGTATCTGATTTCTCGGATGGTCATGGGACGGGATTCAACGCATGTGACGATCGTTACCAAGCACGATGAGCTGCATAGCTATCTAAAAGCCTGCTGGGAATTGGCTGAGATCGTTACCGAGCCGACAAGAGAGCAAATAGAGGAAGCAGATTTTATCTTCGAGTTCGATGCAGAGAGTTCCTATCGGGTAACACAAGCAGTTCAGAAGCATATAGCAGAAGCTTTTTCCATCCAGCTCGGTGTCGGGCTGATGAGATTCTTGCCACCAGTTCTGGTAGAGGACGTGAAAGAAGAGGTCGGAACAATTCTTGTGGCCGACAGAAATATAAGGGACGGTTTGGGAGAGTCTTGGGAGTGGCCTCATCTAGAAGATTTCATGGGTCAGTTGGGACAGGCAGAGATTCCAGTTGTTTGGTTGCCTGCTGAAGCTTCTTGGGAAGAGATGAGAACGGTGGTTGGGAGATCTTCTATGGTTGTTGGAGTTCGTGGATCGGCGACATTGATCGCTGCCGCTGCAAACAGACTGGTGATGGAGCTGTCACCAAAAGACAAAGGGCACCGGGACTGGTTCCGGAAAAGAGAATGTGCAACCTACAGAATGATCTACGGTGAGCTAAAAGATATGACACCAGCTTTCGTCTGGCAGCAGATTGAGAAGCTGATGGAAGAGTCGAAGAGAGGTAAGCCTCAGACGGCTAGATTGGCGATGGCAGATGGGTAACGATCCTCGTAATCCTTTATTCACTTATCTCGGACCGGGAGCAAGAAGGAAAGTCGGCTCGGATGGATTGATAACGATCGTCTGTCGGATTTGTACGAAGCCGATATCAAGAGAGATGTATCGGGGTTTCTCAACAGCAATCTGTGCAGTTTGCCAGGGAGAAGTCGAGAGGGGTAAGACGCCAGATGAGATACTGGCGATGGTGAAGAAAGTTGAGACAGAACAGGTGCATTCTTTGTATAATGAAATAGGACCAAGTGGTTTCCGGGCACACGGGTTTGGGCAGAGAATAAAAGATATAGTTAAGAAGGTTCGAGAAGCGGCAACAAAGCGGAGACGTTCACCGTTGTTCGCGAAGAAAGATTAGTGATGAAATTTTCAAAGCATCAGCCGAAAGACGGAGAGACGATTTTGCATTGTGGGCATTTAGAGAAGAAGCCACATCATTTTTACGCTATAGGAGATCCAGAAAAAAGAATTCCACAAGAGATGGATTTTAGAAGACCAGATGGTTCGGTTGGTAAAGCAAAGTGGATGGTGCTTTGCAGAGACTGTTTTCAGATCTATTCAGATAATCCGGCTGCTTGTATGCGGGCAGATGGTGAATGGATTGGAGATGCGCCGGTAGTAAAAGAAGATTTTCAGTAAGAGATGGGGCCATGAGCAACGCACAGGAGTTAGTGACTCCCAGCGTCTCTTCCGGAACCTGCGGGACAGCCGGTGGCCCCCACAATTTTGGCTAGGTATGGTAAGGAGAGGTTAGCTAAGGTCGCGTGCGGTTGGGTTAGCTCTGGTCAGGTCCGGTTTTGTATGGTTGGCTAAGGTCCGGTGGCGTCTGGTGAGGTGAGTTCGGGTTGGGTTGTGTGATGTAGGCTAAGGTGAGGAGAAAAGAATGAAGAAATTTCCGATTAGCGAGACATTTGATTCAATCCAAGGAGAAGGAATATATACCGGTACCAGAATGTTTTTTATTCGGTTCGCTGGCTGCTCAGTAGGCAAGAAGTTGCCGAAAGAATTCTATGACGATACTCCAAGAGAGATAAAAGATCAGAATGCTCCGGGGGGTTATCGAATCGAGCGTTCTAAACTTCCAATCTATACAGAGCAATGTCATACATATGACGGGAGGTCATTCAACTGCGACACAGATTTCCGAACGAAGGAAGTGCTTACCGGGGAAGAGCTTATAGATCGAATTCCAAAAGGAGTTGAGCATGTTTGTTTGACAGGAGGAGAGCCCCTGAACCAGCCGCTCGCAGAGTTCATAGACTTCTTGTCCGATCTTGGCTTCATGGTTCACATCGAGACATCGGGTACGGTCAGTTTTACAGATAAGTATCCGAACTACAGCGAGCAGGATTCTCTTTCGAATCCAGATGGTGGTTGGCTCTGGCTTACGGTCAGTCCAAAGATGGGTGTGCTAGAGGAGATGATCGGGATAGCCGATGAGATCAAACTGCTGGTCGACGATCATTTCGATGTAGCCAAAATTCCAGAAGACATTCTAGATCACAAGCTCGTTTGGATACAGCCGATCAATGCTGAGTTTTCAGTAGACAGAAAAAATCTAGACAAGTGTATTCAGCTGTTGAAAGAGCATCCAAGTTGGAGACTCTCGACGCAAATGCACAAGATCTGGAACGTCAGATGAGCAATGAGAGAGAAAGAACGTTCAAGTGTCTGGGAGAAGGTTGTGGGGCAGACGTAGTAGCAGAGATGCCAGAAGGAACGTTGATAAACAAACCAACATTCTCAGCAGTCATTCTGGTTCACCAACAAGCTACGGTTTGTCCGAATTGTGGTACGGCTTACGGGTTCGTGTTGCGGGGCTTGAATCTGAGACCACAAGATGTAGCTTGGGCACCAGTGGTCATCCAGAAGAAAGACGAACCAGATATCATCATTCCACCGACTTCGTTGACAGATTTACTAAGGAAGAGGGGAAACTGAGATGGAGACAGTAGGACAGAAAGAAGCGTTGCGTCAGATGGTGACAAGGCTATACGACGAGTGTGAGATTAGTGTTGAGCCACTATTCCCAAAGCTGTTGATCCGGGTACTACCGAAGTATCAGAAGAGAGGACGTATCTGGCTGCCGGATGGCATAGATCAGAACAAGCCGACGTGGGAAGCTATGGTCCTCAAGACGTACAGACCTTTCTATCAGAAGATTTATCTCTCGCAAGCTCATTGGGTTTCAGATGACCCAGATCCAGAAGTTCGCTATACTCAGAAGGTAGAGAGCTTGTACCAGCCGGGGGATCATATTTTATTTCCCCACATTGCTTACGGGGCAGTTCCGATCTGGCCATTGGACGAAGGCAAAGGAGACTATCGGCTGATTCCAGAAGAGATCATTATTGGGAAGTTGGAGTATGAGAGGCAGCCGACACTAAATTGGCTAACCGATGTGATATTCGAGACGACCCATTTCGGTTACGATACAGCACAGAATATTTTGAAGAAAGCCGACGTAATCCGAAAGGACGTAGAGGCCAAGACGATCTCTGGCAAATAAATGCCTGTTACAGCTTTCGCTCCGAAGAAGAAGACGCTATCCTCTTACGATCCGGTAATCGCAAGCGATCAGCTTAAAGCACTTCTGCTCATTAAGAATACTTTTGGAACGGAAGTATTCTGTAGAAGAGCATTTACCATCCTAGCTAAGAAGGAGATTTGGCAGAAGCAAAAGACGAGACTGGTCCCGTTCGACATGACCAGGATTCAGAAAGACTTGACGAACAGTGCCAGTGATAACAACATCACAGTAAAAGGCAGACAGATCGGATCAACGACGTGGCATATTCTGGTCCGTCTTCTGCTGCCAGCTATCTTGGAGCCCGGGTCCTCCGGGCTTCTTATTTCTCAAACAAAGCCATACGGAGCCCAGCACTTTAGAATTCTGCAAAGAGCTTTGAAACATTTCTGGGAAAGCGGCCAGGGACAATCTGCTGGAACCATATTGACAGTAGACGAGTTTCTCAGAAACTTATTACACACACAGTACTCAGCAAGACATGAGATCGTTTTCGACTTCTTGGATTCCAAAGTGCTGGTTGATACGGCCGAGAATCCTGACGCCGGAACGGGGTTGACGATCAATCATCTGGTCGCGACAGAGGTCGCCTACTGGATGCGAGACCCCGAGAGCTTGTTGTCGCAAGCAAAAGAAGCTGTTCCAGCCGGTGGGACAAAAGATTACGAGTCGACGCCGAATGGTATGGGCGGTTATTTCTTCGAGGAGTGGCAACGGGCACAAGAACCGAAAGCAGAGTTCACGTCGCATTTTTATCCTTGGTGGTGGCATGAGGAGTACGAAGAGTCTCCAGCAGCCGATCCGAAGACGATGTCTGATGAAGAAGAGAAGATGGCCAAGGAGTTCGCATGGACGATGAAGCAGTTGACTTGGAGACGTAGAAAGCAAGTCGCCTTGAGACACAAGTTTGGGGAGAAGTATCCTGAGGACTCGACAACATGTTTCTTGACATCCGGGGAACTTTACTTCGACGCCGAAGCGTTGCGATGGCTGAAGTTCGAGACTCAGAAGGTGAAGCCAATAGATTCCTACCAGAGCGGTCAGCTGAAAATTTACAAGAGGAGAATTAAAGGTAGGAGATATATTATCGGGGCTGACGTAGCAGAAGGGAAACTGATATCGTCAGAGAATACTGACTTCTCGGCATCTGTTGTACTGGATATGGATACAGGAGAGCAATGTGCTGTGTATCGTTCTCATTTGCCACCAGAAGATTATGGGCAGGATCTGGTCGATTTGGCACAGCAGTATAACAATGCGATGTTAGCGATCGAGAGGAATGGTCCGGGTGGTTCCGTGATTTTGGCAGTACAGAAACAGCTGCTTTATGGGAACATCTATTACCACAAGGAGTGGTACCGGGAGCGGAAGCAAGTGATACCGATGGCCGGATATCCGACAAATCAACGGACCAGACCGATAGCTTTGAACAGGGTAGCAGCGGCGATCAGGAACTCGCCTGAGTTTATCCATTCTGAAGATTTTGTGAACGAGGCGCTAACATTTATATGGCGAGCTTCCAACAAACAACAGATGGGTGGTAAACGAGTACCGCAGGGACAGGTTGGTTGCCACGACGACATAGTAATGGCAATGGCATGTGCGGAGTATTGTCGCTTGGTCACACTCGGCTACCTGGATCCAATAGAGATGCCATCAGAACGGTATGGACAGATCGACGAGGAAGAGGATGCTGCTTAGTATATACTACTAGATTACTGATGGACTGAATTTACTACCTGTATTTTTAGACAGATTTGTTAAAATAGAGCTTGCGTATTAGCAGGAATAAACTATACTTATCTCGTGGGGGGCTTTAGCCAGAACCCCACGAAAGGGCTCCCGAAAATGGGGGCTTTTTTCACGTCTGGGCCAATGAGTTAAATTCAAGAACGAAGATCACGAGGTGAGGGCAATGGCATTAGAAAATATCACGGTCAATGGCAAGCCTTTGAAACAGTTCATCGAGAAAGAGAAGTCGGACGAGATCAGGGACTTCTATTTGTACGAGTTGAGAACACTGAGCAGTGGCGGTCGTAACATCTTATCCTCACAGAAGTACGACTTCCGGAAGAAAGAGCCAGTGAGGAAGGCGGTGGCGAAATGAACTTCTCTAATCCCGAGACCCAGCAATCGAAAGCATCGACCGACGGGCTAACACGCTACATCATTAAACTCGCAGCTAAGACGGGACGTCGTCGAGTCCAGACCGGGTGGCTCTACATCACACAGATAACCGAGATGGAGAACTACCAAGTCAAGGGTTATCAGTATGGACCGAACAGAGACCGCGCTCAGCGCATGGGAAAGTTGCAGGCTGAGCGGGTAGTCGAGAGCCTCAAGAAGTGGAGACGTCGTCCGGTGGAGATAGTAGCAGAGCCGGAGGTACAAGAATGAGCACGGCAGCGAAAGTGGCAGAGCACAAGCAGAAGCATCCGGAGTTGTACTGTCCCAAGTGTCTATGGAAGACGGGCGGGGGTTTTTGCCCGCGACATAGACCAAAGCAGTAGCAGCAAAAATTTCGCATGAGGAGACGGAGTATGAAAGCGATCATTCTTTTGGAGATTGAGAACAGCAGAAGCAGTGTGGTGATCATCGAGCACAGTTACATGTCGGAGGTCGAACCGATTCGTTGCAAGTTGGCAGCGACTCCGGAAGTCAGAAAGGCAACGGTACTGGTCGCAGGTTTGACGGGTAGAGTCGTGACAGCAGAACAGCACGATTCGCCACAATCTTTGGCACAGATCGCGAGTTGGTAAGAATGGAAGCTATCCTTATAATAGCCGCCTTGGCGGTCGTAGTTGTCCTGGTAGCCATTCCAATCTGGGAATGGCTACTCAATGTAGGGAGGAGATAACGAAATGGCAACAGCAACAGTATCATTCGTCTATCCGAAACAGTTGGCTGATTGTAAATTTTGTGGGCAGAAGATCTGCTGGCAGCAGAGCTATCGTGGTCGTGGCAACTATCCAACAAACGTATCAGTCCAGAATGGGCAACCTGTTTCCAGTCGCACAGACTTCCATCATTGTTCGCAGGCCGATCGGGACGCCTACAAGAAACGTCAGTTGGAAGCAGCCGGTCAACAGACGTTCGCGACACCAGCACTGAACATGTCGGGAGTCAACGCCCTCTTCGACAAGGCCATAGCCAATGGGCTCAAGTATCCAAAGATCAGACTACAGACACCGTCCGGGCAGCCAGTGGCGCTGGGGAGGGCCGGGGACGGTTCCAAGTATCGGGGTCAGATCATGGTCACCGACGGGGAACGGTTCGGCTGTAACCGATACTTCGGCCGGGTGACGCAGGAAGGGAACTGGGTTATCGGGAGAGAAGATCTTCCAGAAGTTCGTACCTTATTAGAGCAGCTCGGAGCCGATCCAGCCACGGTCGCTTCCCAGTACGGGAAGTTGACTGGAAATTGTTGCTTCTGCTTTCGTCGTCTTGACGATCCCAGAAGTGTATCGGTTGGATATGGGCCGAGATGCGCGACCGTCTATGGGTTACCGTGGGGATGAGAAAGGAGATCAGCATGGCGAGATCAACGATGGTGGTGAGCGTGACGAGAGCCCGACTGGGCTTCACAGTTTCAGACGCCAGTCGGGAGTGGGAGCTGGCCGTTTTTATTACACATTGGCAATCCGGTGCGTCAGCCTTTACAATAGTTCTTGCAGAAGTGGACGGCGCCTGTTACTCGAAAGGTGGTAGTGTTCTTCCAGCCGACCATACGATGTTTCAGACAAAGGTTGTCCAGACGGTCAGTAGAATTTGCCATCATTGGGACGAGATGGATCGGGAAGCGCTCAAGGCAGTCGTTCGTCGTCAGCTTTCAAAGTAACAGAAGCAAAATTCACTTGAGGAGACTTTAGCATGACGGATAAGAAATTCGAAGTCGCAGGAAATGTCAGTATCGTTTCGACGGGCAAGACAGTCGTCTCGAAAGAACAATTCGAGACGGTCGTCGATAACGCGATCAAAGGTCCGGAGGATGTGGGAGCGGGCAGTTCTCTCACGGACATGTACGATCGGTTCTCAAAGCTCATCTACGCGATCGACGCTTCGGGTTCGATGGGAGAGGGCATGCTCTCAGAGGACTCGATCAAGATGTACAAATGGACGCCGGATATCTTGGAGCAGTTCAAAGCTCGGATGCGAGCCGACAAAGATCTGACAGAAGAGAACTTCGACGAGATAACAGAAGACGATAACGGAAACGAAGTCATCCAGACGCAACATATCGACGTCGACGGGATGTCGGAAGACGAACTGAAAATGTACATCATCAGTGAGCATCTGGACGACAAGTACAGCATCCGTTTGGAAATGAACTACAGCCACAACACTCGTGGTCGTTCGAAGATGATGGCGCTCAAGGACGCAGCCAAAGACTTCGTCCACACGAGGTTCCAGAAATTCGCCGACGCAAGGGTGGGGGTTTTCTCATTCGAAGATCATCCGAGTCAGCTCTGCGCCGCCGGAGCTGTCGAGACAGAAGTACTGGCAGCGATCAATCGGCTACCAGACAACGGTGGTGGTGGCACGAACATCTATTCAGCCGTAGATCGGGTCGTCAATGAGTGCAAACGGCGCCCATCGGAAGTTGGACTCAATCATATCGTTCTCGTCTCGGACGGGTGCGATGGTGGCGCGATGAGAGTCGAGGAGCTGGTGCCCAAGATGAAAGAACTGGGCATCGTGTTCGACTTCATTTACATGCTGGGCCTTTCGCCAGATGCTCAGGGTGAGCAGGTAGCGGCGATGATGCGCCGGGTCTGCGAAGCGACCGGGGGCGAGTATACCGTAGTCAAAACGGAACAGGACTTCGTACAGAAGTTCTTAGAGGTCAGCAAGCGCCCGATGTTGCCAGCGCCGAAATAGACAGCAAGTCTTGTATAATGAGACGGACAGGAGAATGAGCATGGAGCGACACGTGGTAGTTAGCTGTCGAAGAGATGAGATTCGGCGAGTGAAGATCAGTTGCCGATGTGGGCGGGTTTTCACAGCCGAGTTTCCTCAGCAGATAGCCCGGGCACTAAATTTGCATCCGTGCCCGGGCTGTGGCGCGGGCTTCCTAATTTCCCAAGCACCAGACGGGAAGTGGAAGATCGAACGCTGTACAGAGACAGTCGAAGGCTCGGTCTTTGAACAGACTGGGCCTCCACAGAAAAAGGAATACAAGCAGTAGACGAGTTTGGCGTGGTGGGGTTTGGTCAGGTAAGGTAGTGTCAGCTGAGGTAAGGTAAGGAGAATAAAATGAGACAGCAACAAGTAACGGTAACGGAAGTGATTACGAAAGCGTTGGTCGACGAAGTTGGTTTGAACAAAACGCTGAGAATTCTGAACCGGGCGATTGAGAAAGATGCAGTCAATCATCCGGGAAACAGAAATCCCGATTTCATCGGGATGGTGGCATTCGCAAAGATCTACGCAGAGAACGCTGACATCTGTCTTTGTGGGGATCTGGTGAACGAGAAGTGTCCAGAGCACGGAAATAAGAACGAAGGGAGCAATTGATGCCTAGAGGATGGAGAAGAAGACAGCATGTTCCGGGACCGAGACCAGCACCAACAACGATCGGTGGGGCTTCTGTTGGGGTTAACATACCGACCGGAGCTCCAGCAAAACAAAGGAAGCCACGGGTTCACAAACCGAAAGTTGCCAAGATACCTAGACCGAAAGGCAAAGACCTCAGGATGATGCTGAAGGGATTGCTCACAGTCTCACAGGCGAATCGGATAGCCTCTTTATCCTATGCGCTCCAGTGGTACGATCAAGCACTTCCCTACATGGTCCAGAAGGGCAAGCTGGATGCCAAGGCCAAGAAGTTGTTGGAGGTCGCCGTCAAATGCCGGAAGCAGGGCATTGGGACGGTCAACGACAATGAGAAAGAGACTTCTTTTCTCATGGCACTCAGACAGTATGAGAGGGCTTGTGTCGCTCTCAAGCCTTCTCTCGTGGACAAGTTCTACAAGCAGTTCGAACTCAGAAAGACGAAGCTGGAAGCCAAGCAGCAACGCTTGGAGAACAAGTTCGGTAACGTCACCGACTTGCTGCAGAAAGCAATCGGGAACCGAATCAAGTTGGTAGTGGCAGACGCACAGAAGCCCTTCCAATACGACCCGGGACTGACTTCGGTTTCCTATAACCGAGAGGCTGCCAAGGCGCTGGCTCTCAAGTACAGACAGGAAGGGATACTGCCAGTCCTACTGGATCAGCTACCACTGCTGGCTCAGCACGCAGCTTTACAGCAGGGTACGGGTGAGCAGGCCGGGACTTGGCAATACGATCCGGCAAGGCACGTGGCGATTGTGGAAGAGATGTTGGCTTCTTTCATTATCTTCGCCAGATCAGCCGACGCTCCCAAACGGTTGGTTCAGAATAGGGTCGTACGGGAACCTAAGGTCAAGGCTCCAGTAGACCCGAATGCACCGCCCGTGCAACGAGCTGCTAGGGTCTCTGCCAAAGGACCTCGATACTTGGGCTTCCTAGTACCGGGGACCGCGATTGCGACGGTCTACGAGCGGCTAATGGACGAACAAGAGCACGATATAAAGGATGTTATCGCCGGGTTGACCACGAGCGATCCAGTCGGTCGGGTCAAACAGTTGGGTCGGTACGGAGTGGAGAAGGCAGTACTGGATCTGACAATCAACGGACAGAAGGTTTCCATCAAGCACAAGCCGGGCGTGACGCCGGGGGAGAAGAAATGAGACTCTATAGACTCTCGAACAAGAACGGAAATGGTGGCTGGGTATTTGCAGAGGATACCGAGACAGCCAAAGCGATCTTCTTTCAGGAGCATGGTGTGAAGAAGATTTCGAACATAAAGAACGTTGTCGATCAGACAGATTTCTATGCATCGTCAACGGATTTGGCAGATGTTAAAGTAGCCGGTTTGGCCTGCTTAGCCTGTTCGGTTTCAGGACCACCGAAGCGTTCATGGTGCATTTCTAGAGAGGGAAAGATAGTGAGAGACCTCTCGAAAGGTATCGGAGTTTGAATTTGGCGAGGTGATGTTAGGTGGGGTAGTGTGTGGTCTGGTTTGGTCTGGTTGGGCGAGCTACGGTGATGTATGGTAAGGTCAAAGAAAAATAGAAAAGGAGAAGAACGATGAGTCAAAAAGTTGAGGTCAGCATAAAAGGGCTACCGCCGGGAATCATGATGCACAGATTTCCATTGGAGCCGATCGAAGGTCTGGAAAAGAAGTCGAAGGAAGAGCAAGCTGAGTATTCGGCCTACCGAAACGTAGAGACACACGAGCTCTACATTCCGGGACCGGCAGTTCAGCAAGCTCTTGTCGCGGCTGCAACCTATTCAAAGGGAAAAGGACGTGGATCGTTGCAGAAGGTTGTGGCCGCATCGGTGTTCGTCTTGGACGGCACATTGACTCTTGGCACGAAGAAATATGAAATAGACTCACGAGCTGTTGTTGTTCCAGCCACGGGAGGGCGGGTCGTTAGGCATCGGCCAGTCATTCTGAGCTGGGCAACAAAGTTCGAGCTGATGTATGACGAGAAACTTCTCAGCGAAGTGCAGATCAGGAAGGTCGTCGAGGAAGCCGGCAGTCTTTGTGGACTTCTCGACTACCGGCCAAACTGCAAAGGACCTTTCGGTCGGTACATGGTCACGAGTTGGAAGTTGGTCGAGTAAAAAGAAATTCGCCACGGTCGGAGTTGCTGCTGGGAGATTCGGCCGTGGCGAGTGTTTTAAGGTTAGCTGAGGTTTGGTTCGGCGGGCTATGGTGTGGAGAGGTGGGGTCAGGTATGGTTAGCTGTGGTGAGGTAAGGTAAGGAGAAAATAAATGCCACGAGCTTTATTCACATCGAAAAACTTGATTGGTGATGGACTTTACATCCAGCCGGCCCTCAAAGCTTGGCAACAGCTACATCCAGATTGGGATATCGATTTGCTGACAAACAACGATCATATAACCTGTCTGTACGAAGGCATGGGGATAGATCGGATGCGGATCATCTTTGAGAGGGAGGACGTGCGTTGTTCTTTACCAGGAGAGTACGACTTCGAGCACGAGTTCCAGATCAATAAAGCATTCGAGCTCGGAGAAAAGAAGAACTATCACATCAGCCAAGCATACTTTGAGCTACTAGATCTACCAGTGCCAGAGTATCCAGTAAAGGTAGAGTATACGCCACCAGAGGGTGAGACGGAGAAGGATCTAATTCTTTTATCCATGTTCTCGAACAGCTGCTCTTCCCGGGATGGGAAGGCACCAAACAAGATGATTTCCTTCGCCGTCTGGCTACCTATTATTACGTTGGCCAGACAGCTGGGAAAGGTCGGGGTCTTGGGTTCCGAGAAGGATTGGGGACAGGCTCCTCTACCGATCAGAGACGATGAGTATTACGCAGGTAGATCACTAGCAGACGTAGCTCGGCTCATGCGGGATGCCAAGCTACTCATTACGATAGATAATGGACTCGGGCACTTGGCGGCGACACAAGGGACGCCAACGATTCTTTTCTATCCCAAGTGCCTGAGACGGCATTGGATCGTACCGAGTGGCAATCCAAAGTTGTACGTTTACCAGATGGACCCATTGGATTTGACAGTGACGATCGGGACGTTGGTTGTGAGAGAAGGAATCAAATCTTTATTACAAGGAGATCAGCATGAAGAAAAAGCAACAGAAGAGCCGCCGTTCGAAGACAAAGGCCAAGTCTCCAAAGAAGAAAGTGACAGCAATAGCAGCGCCGCCTGAATTTTACCGGGTGGAGTTGGAAGTAGTTTCCAAGGCTCAGGACAATTCGATCAGATATACGTACGCGCCGTACGGAGAGAACGTCGGGCTATCAGAGCTGGAGGCTTTGGAGAAGCAAGATGAGCTGAAGGTGCTGGGAATCGGTGGTCGCGTAGTCCATCTGGATGGGACACCAGATGGGAAAGTGATTGCGACGTGGGGCAGTATAGAGAGGACAGCTGCCGCCGAGAAGATCGAGCAAGGGGCTCTCGATAAAAGGGCTTGACTTCATTAGTGGGAATAAACTATACTTTTCTTGTGGGGGATCTCGGTCCCCCAAAGGTATTTAAGGCCAAACAAAAATCTAGCATGAGGTGACGAAATGGCAACGATTACTTCCGAGCAGGTTTCAAAATTCGCAGTCCGGTCGAGGAGAATCAAACTGTTGACCGACGCACAGAAAGTGGCCAGGGAAGAGATTCTGACCGCGCTGAAGAAGGGGGCTTCCATTCCATTGGACGGCCCCTACGTAATAGATCTTTCCCAGAATGGTGGGAAGGATTTTAGCTGGGAAGACGAGTACCGCGCGCTGAGAATCTCCCAGCTCAAGGCCGACGATTACACTCAGAAAGAAGCCGAAGCGTTGGTCGCTCAAGAAATGAAAGAGAAAAAGGAAGCTGCTCCGGATAAAGAAGCCGAAGTCATCGACGGAGAATCCTACATCGGTGGAGTCAAGCTGACTCCGAAAGTGAATGCCCGTTATGGGAAGAGGGTAGCAGCGTGAGACAACAAGTCAAAGTCGAATGGAACTTCGCACCCAAGCCACCGATCGCTATGATGATCACGCTCCGTAACGGGCAGAAGATCAAGCAGGACGTAGCCCACGAGCTGCGTCCTGAGGGTATTCCTACGAAACAGATCTGGTGTTTCGGTTGTCAGGAATACTTTCCTAACTGGCACGCAGCTCTCTGGCGCCACGGGCTTTGCGTTCAGCCTCCGGGTGGGAAGATGCCAGAGATCAAAACAAAGCCAGTAGTGATGCCGACGAAAAAGAAAAACGATCGGGTTCCTCTGCCAGATGGATTCGCCGATTGGTCGGTGGGTCAGATGAAGAGCTGGCTCTTTAAGCATCGTCCAGACAGCTACAAAAAGATCTATGGGAGGGTTTAACGATGGGCTTCTATCAAAAGATGGCAGCAGATCGCGCAGCAGGGAAGCTGGGAACGCCACCAAAGTACCGGGTACTCCAGGTCGACATGCTCAAGCAGGCCGACCGAGAGAAGGCCGCAACGATAATCTCATTCGTCCAGTCCGACAGCGACGCCTACAAACTGGCGGGCCATGACGGGTTCGCCTATAAAGATCTAGACCTCAGGCGCCGGGTCGGTGTGGTTACTTATAAGGGGGCTGAAGTAGCCCTCTTATTCAAACGAGAGGTCCTAGAACTGGAACCAGGACCAGCAGATCCAGTCCCTGAGCGAACGATCAAGGACCCAGTCGGAGCTTGGATACAAGTCGATCTACTCAACGCCGATGCTGTCGAGATTCGAAAGGGCATCGGGGATCGTTTATCGGCAGCAATCGCTCAGGCACAGCGTCTCCAGATGCTTTGGCAGGACGAGAAAGGAAGAAGGGAAAAACTTGAGGAGGAGGTAGCATCGAGACAGGGACTGAAAGAAGCGCTCAGGGGTTCGACAGAGAAGATAGCTCTGATGGAGGCAGAGAAAAAAGCAACTGAGAAGGAGATGGAGGGGCTCAAGAGAGATCTGCAAAAAGAAAAGGAGGCCAGGAGAAACGACAAACTGAATCTGGTGCGTGAGATGTTTCCGGTGTTTAATACCGTCTGGTTGGCTGGACTACATCGAGTCGGCGATCAACTGTACGGGATCATCCGGACTCAGCTGACAGAGGCGTTGGGAAAGATCGGTATCAAATTTGTCGAGCCCAAGGTGGGCGACACGTTCGATCCAAACTCTCACCACGCCATACACGGGCAGCCGTATCCGATGGGAGCCCGGGAGATCGGTTCCGTGATCCAAGTCCATCGAGTCGGTTGGTCGCTGGGTTCAGCAGTAATCGAGGCAGCAGATGTTTCGGTTGGAGTTGAATCCAAGGAGGAGGTGAAGGATGGCACAGGACAATGTGGTAGTCCCGAAACTGAACCAAGAGGAGAAGCTAAAGCTGATAGAGGAGTGGCGTAGTTGGTATGAAAAATATTCCAAGTGGGAGGTGCTTGAAGAGCAAGATTTCGAGTCAATTTGTATCGGCTGGTGCTGTGCCAAAGGTATGACACCAGACGAGGGCTATGATTTTTATCAAGAAATGATTCCGTTGAAATTGTTCTAAAACTTTCGCACGGAGATCACAAAATGGCATTGCTTACCGCAGAAGAGAAAGCAGCCTTAGCAAAGGAGGGTCTATGGGTCAGAGAAAAATGCGACGGATGTAAAAAGCCAATTCTGTCGCCGGTATCATTTGTGAAGAAAGACGGTCGGGTATTTTGTGCAAGTTGTCAAAAGGGCCAGGATCTAGTTTTAGCAGATACGAAAAAGGAGAATGAAGAAATGAAGACCAAAGCAGAAAAGAAAGCAGCTCCAAAGAAAGAAAGCAAGACGATTGCCGGACATCTACGGGAAGGAACAGCAATTGCCGACCTCTACTTGTTCTTGGAAGACGAAAAGAAACACAAGCTGGGAGACGCGAAGAAGTTGATCGCCAAATACAAGGCAGATCCAATGGGCAGGATCTACCAGCTGGGTCGCTACGGCAAGAAAGGGCCGGAGTTCTGGGCGGTGATTGTCGACGAAGAGACGATCCAGATGAAGAAAGGAAAAGCTGCAGCGACGGCTCCCAAGCCCAAGGCAGCCGCCAAGGAGAAGGAAGCGCCGGCAAAGAAAGCTGTATCAAAAAAAGAGCAAGAGCCTGACGAGACGGCCGCCATGCCCTCGAAGGCTCTAAAAGCGACCATGGCATTGGTTCGTCGGACTCTCAAGTCGGGGAAGGACTGGACCAAGAACAAACTAATGGAGCATCTGATCGAAGAACACGATCAGGACCCGAAGAGAATCGCAGCCGCAGTACAGGAGGAGATCAAGGCCGGTGGTATCAAGGTCGAGGACGGGGTTCTCGAACTGGTCTAGCGAGTTCTGGACGGCCTCGACTCCGTCCGGGATAGGGAGAGGGCGAGGGGGAAGTTTTCGCCCTCTTCTGATTTTAAGAACGGAGGAACGATATGAGTTGTAACGTGATAGTTGTTGGTCCACGAGACAAAGATATTCCAGAAGATGTAAAAGTAATTAGTACCGTGGCTAAGTCGGCCCTATGGGCAGGGTTGAGTCCATTCTTGCTTGGTCCTTGTAAGCTATGGGGTGGGCATGTTTCTAAGAATATGGAGAATGGTTGGCAGTATTCGAAGGTGTACACAGAGTATGAAGATGGTGGGTTAGGTCGGCCAACAAAGCGCTGGCTGACGTGGGCAAAGGAAGGTTGGAGTAATCCTAGAGCCATTCGATACCCGATGGGAAAGAACATAGCTCCAGAGTACAGTTGGTGGGATGGAACATCCTATGGGTACATTCAAGCAAGAGTAAAAATTTATATTCCACTTTATGCCAAAGCAGTAGTAAGAACTGAGGCCTTCACAGAACTCCAGAAGATGTATAAGAGACAAGAAGAGCTTTGGCTTTGGGACTACGACGGCTACGATCGAAGAAAATTTAACATGACGTTGATTGATGTAATGGCAGAGCCGAGAAAAAAGATGGGTCATGCTTTTGTTTTAGCGATGTTGCTGAAGTGGGGAAAAGATTTTTGGAGATTCTAAGAACGAAGAGAAGTAGTTAGAATCAAAGTGGAGTTTTGGAATGGATAACAGAACAGCAAAGAAAGCATCGGCGTTACTCTCTTCGACCGGCTATCTGAGACTATCCTCAGATCTGGTCCCAGAGAAAGGGAGTTTGGTATTTATTCTCACGCCACTGCCAGCAGAAAAGCGGCTGGTGCTAAAAATCGTTACAGATCCCGTGACGGGGTCTTGCTATTATGATCATAAAGCAAAAAGAAAAGCCCTCTATGCGAATGGAGCTTCTAGATGCCCATTGGTGGCGGTCAAATCAGCCATGAAATTCTTGGGCATCCAGCTGCCGAAGAAATCGAAAGAGTTTCCGGTCAAGAAAAGAGGAGATGTGTTGACCGTCCAGTTTTGAGGCGAGGTACGGTTGTGTCTGGTGGGGTTAGGTTAGGTTAGGTGATGTGAGGTTGGGTTAGGTGATGTCGGGTAAGGTAAGGTCTGGTAGGGTTTGGAGAAATAAAAGGAGAAAAGAAAATGAAGAGTTACCTAAGGTGGGTTTTTCGAACGATACTTATTCTTTCGGCGTTATACGCGCTCGATTGGTGCTTTCAAGGGATTTCAGCCAAGAGTGACTTGGCCCTCTTCGCAGGATTTCTTGGTGTTGTGACGTTAGCTTTTCTGGTGCCGTTTCTCTGGAGTATCATTTCAAAAATAGAAAAGGAGAAGAACGATGAGCGTAGGACTGAAAGTAACACTAGTAGTCGGAGCGATAGTGTTAGTGATACTGTTGTTCGCTAGTGGTTGTACGACAATCCCACCGGGACACGTCGGGATTGTTGTCGATCAGTATGGGGCAAATCGTGGAGTACAAGACTACACAGTTTCGACAGGGAGGGTGATTTACAATCCGATTTCGAAAAGCGTAATCGAGTATCCCACTTACGTTCAGACAATCAAGTGGACGGCGAATCCGAAGGAAGGGGGCCTGAACGACAAGCACGATCAAGGGGATTCGGCCGACGAGAGTTTCACATTTACCACATCAAAGGGAACAGCCATCAACGCCGATGTCAGTCTAGCATTCCAGTTAGACCCAGTTGGCGTTCCAGCATTCTACGTAATGTTTCGATCAGATAACTTAGAGACGTTCGTCTATGGTTATTTGCATAACGAGACGAGAAATGCCATGAACGTTATTGGTGGCAAGTACACTGTCGAAGACGTGATGGGAGAGAAGCTTGGTCAATTCATCGACGAAGTGGAACAGAGAATCCAGTCGCGTGTATCTCCGTATGGTGTAAAGATCGGCCAGTTTGGTTTCATTGGTCGACCAAGACCACCACAACAGATTACTGACGCTATAAACAATTCGACAGCAGCTCAATACTTAGCGGCTCAGAAACAGAATGAGTTACAGCAATCTGTTGCTGACGCAAAGAAGAGGGTAGCCGACGCTCAAGGAGAAGCAGATGCGGCTATTACCAAAGCCAAAGGACAGTCTGAAGCTAATCGGCTTCTCAACGAGTCGCTGTCAGATAAAGTTTTACAGCGATATAGTTTAGATGTCCAGTGGCATTTGATCGACAAATGGAATGGTCAGCTACCTGTGACGTCGACGGGGCAAGGGGCCAATATGCTTTACAGTTTGACACCACCGCCGAAGTAGTAAAAGGATGGGGGCTCGAAAAAGGGTCCCCATTTTTTTTTATATGAAAAGGAGAAGAATGATGATATTTGTCTCACTGGAGAATGAGAAGAAGGTAGCAGATGGGATTCGGAGTGTCGCGGCTTCCATCAAGCGGTTCGTCGATTTGTTGGAGAGATTGGAGAAGCTGGCGTTGAAAGAGATCGAGAAAAATAAGGCTGGACATCGTTAAGGGAAAATAAAAGAAAAGGAGATTGAAAATGGCGACATGGATTGAAGGTAAGAATGGTAACAAGTGTTCCGTGGAATACTTTGGAACAAAGGAATCGGCGCAAAAGGCGCTGGACAGCTTGAAGGATTGTGAGAACTGTATTAACTGCTCCCGCTGCTCCGGCTGCTCCGGCTGCTC